TCATTCTTCATCCTCCCAATCCCATTTAATATCTATACCATTGGGGAACTTGATTGATGCGATAATCCTTGCCTGAAAATCTGTTCTATGATTAATTCGTTGAAACTCTTTCTTGGCACGTTCCACCAACCCCTCAGGAACCTTGTTGCTCATCTTTACGCCAAGTTCATCGTAGTCTGCCCAATGAGATATAATCTGAACATGATAAACGCAATCTCCCTTAACCAGATCCTGTTTGGCATGCTTTAAGTCGGCGATAAACTTGTAGGAATCAAAAAGCAAATTGTTCAAACGTCTTTCTGGAGTCATGTAATCGCCCCTATGTTCCTTGGATCCATCTTTTCCCTGATAGCAGATATCTTTTTGAACTCTTCCTCCGGTATAGCATGTCTATAGTATCGAATGTAATACAGAGCAAGACTATTGGTTACCATGCCGTTAGGCAAAATCAAATCACAACAACCACTAGCCTTGCCGCACTTGGTTACATGAAACCCTCTATACATAGGCCCTTCTCCAGCACAAGATAGTATGTACTTAACCGCATCGGTGATATCGTCATCAACAGGTTCTGTGGAAGGTTCTGAATCTTTGTCTGGTTCGATCTGAAGAAGGTATTGGTCAGATGTATCGTGCATCGTAGGTTCCTCAAAAAATGCGGGCCTTCCACCCGACTCGTCGGTTTGGCGTGTATCTGCCCACGCAGGTCTTGAGACGTTAGCCGCCTTGGTTGCCTGACGAACTATTGCCTCTTCGGCTTGACCATATAGGGATTCAGCCCAAAGGCTCATTGATAAACATTATAACCGACATACAAACACTTTAATCGTCTTCGACTGGGACTTTACCTTCATGGTATTGAACCTCATTCATCCATATGTCGCAATAATACCGCCTGTTCGGACGGTCTTTGTGACATCTGATTGTAACCCATCGACCGATCAAATCCCTGTTAAAAGGACCATCAGATATGAGCATCTTTTCAACCGAGAAAAACCCGAAACCCAAGTCTATCTCAAACTTGACTTCATCGTCTCTCTTGCTGTCAATGACAAAAGCCTTATACTCGTATTCAACGGGACCACCTGGATGAACATGAGGCATACTAACTCTCCTTCAAACCGTTGTGGTATTGAATAGATCGAATCCAGATATCGGCGAAATAACGACTTTTGTCACTGTGCTTGCGACAACGAATCGTTACGAATGATCCAATAAGCGCTTTCTTGAATGGCGGGTCAGTAATGTAAATCCATTCGTCCGTAAATAGATTGAAACCCAAGTTGACCTGTAGCTTGACCACATTGTCGTGACCGTCTAAGACAAACGCTCGGTATTCATAGGCAACGGGACCACTTGGTTCAGTATCAGACATACTAAACTTTTAAGTGAAAACCAATAGATTCCTTCTCAGTCCAAATTTTCGGCAGATATGACCTTGATGCCAAAGCCTTCTATTAAAGCACAATCAGTATCCTCAGGGTCATCAGCACAGTCTTGACCAATCTCGATAAGCTCATCAATCAAATCCATGACATTCTTCTCACTTAAATCGTCTTCAGTACTTACTTCCAATACAACCTTGTAGCGGTCTAACATAACTTCTCTCCTATTGCTTGTACCAAACCAGTGCGTCAGCCTTACCCAACAGAACCATACACGCACCTTTGATGTTCAACCAAATGCCATACGGTCCATAAAAAGGCAAAGGACGAGCAGCAACCCATTTGCCACCAATCTCCGCTTGAGTATCATTCATGTGCGATTTGATGCTGTCTGCGTTGTAGATCATGCCCTTCTCCTGTAAATCGATACATTTTACCTTACGTATATCCACTAAATTAGAACAGGAATCGAAATCAATAAGTCGTAAATTGATATCGAGATACGTATAATTGCTGTGAATATCAATAATGGCTCGTAAAAAGACTGCAATCAGGCCCGTAAGCACCTCCAATAACTTGGACGGTCCATCTCAGCTTATCGTACAGCTTATCCAAGATAAATACGACCGACTTGTCGAAGACCTGCATGACGAAGTTGAAGAGAATAAGGGCAATATCGAGAAAACTAAAGAAATGATCGAACAACGCTGCAAGGAAGCTAAACAAGATGCCCTCGCACAAGTCGATACTTTCTTCAAAATGAATGATAAACGAATAGATGCTATCGATGATGCCCTCAGAGGAAGCGAAGACCGAATGGGTATGTTCGAAATGATTAGACGACATCAGGTGTATGTTAGAGTCATGGGCGCTGCAATCATCCTACTACTAGGCTTTCGTATCTGGGGATTGGGCCTGAATGATATTATCAAGCCCATTATTAAGAAAATAGGCCCTGCCGAAACTGAGCAAATAGAAGGAAATCAACAAGAAACCACGAAAGAAGATAAAGAAACACTCGAAACTCTAGAGCCTCCGATTATGCCTAAACCCAGACCATCAACCCATAGATCAAGAAGAGGATTTAGTCTATGAGCATCCAAGCAGTAACCGATAAACGGGGAAGTTTCCGACAAGGCGAACTGTCCTCTATCTTTATCAGAATCACTGACTTCGACGGTAACCCTGTCGATCCAGAAGCGATCTCCGTATCCATCGATGACGAAGATGGATTGGAAGCTATTGCTGCATCTACTCCCGAAAAAGTAGTAGATGGATTCTACATCCTCGACTGGACCGTAGACACCGACCAAGCAGCAGGAAAATACATAGCAACATGGGAGTATACGGTAGACGCCACCGACTATACCGAACTGCAAAACATTATCATCGCCGCCGATGGAGATGATACATCCCTGTATTCAGGTCGTATCGTTGACTTCCGAATGGCTCTCGAAGATCATTTGGGAGAAGTTCAGAGAATCCCTGTCGTTGACGAAGAAGGACGACCCAATAATACCAAAACAGAATTTGCCTTCTCATTCAAACGCTGGAGCCCCATGGGCGGTGTACAGGTTTATCGCAACCAAGAACTGGTCACAAGCGGTATCGAAGTTGATTACAACAATGGCAAAGTCGTCTTCGATTCCCCACTACTCAGACAAGAAGCTGTCAATGCTTACTACCGGTTCAAGTGGTTTAGCGATAAAGAACTAGACAGATTCCTCAGCAATGGACTTCACGCTATCAACGCAGTGCCTCCGGCGACTGGCTACAGTATCGCAACTTTGCCAGAGGCTCAGATCCCAACGCTTCTCTACGGAGCAACCAAGGATGCCTTGCGCCGTCTGATGATTGACTTGCAATACCAGGTTCCTCAACAAGTCTATGGCAGCCCAGAAGATGCTCAGCGAGCCTTCTCTAACTTTGAGACGCTGAAGCAGAACTACGAAAAGGACTGGGAATTCCTGCTTGAGAAGAAGAAATTCGGAACATGGCCACGTATTAGAATAGTGGCGGTGCCAGAATATACCCTCCCGGGTGGCAGATCAAGGTGGTTCAGATATTTATTTAAAGGTTCATCATAGACTTATATCAATTTCGTACCTTCATTTCTGTTGGTTTGCGAAAAAAGATTAAACTCTGGTAAACATATAGCCGATATGTATAGTAGGACCTACATACTATCGGAGAACTGTTATACCACGCAAAGGACAAAAACAAACAGAAGAAGCCAAAGCCAAACAAAGAGAAGCTCAATACAAGAACATGGTTTCATTAATAGACTGGAATCGTGGAGACGGTTTGTGGGATATTCAAATCAAAAATGGTTCCAGAAATCGACAAAAAAACCACATCACTCTCAGAGAATTTCATAAATACATCGAAGAAGACAAGATGCTAATCAAGGAGATAGCCAGGTCTGGTCTAACTTCAAAACATCTATTACAGTTTATGAGCAACTTCTTTCAAGGCAAAATATCCCTAACCAAAGATGAATTTGTTCAAACATACAAAAAGGGAATATCTCTTGAAGATATTGCTAAGAAGCACAACATAACACGTAATGATATTACATTTTTACGGCAATTATATAATGTAAAGGCTACTGGTGCTACATACCAAAACCGAAAACAGACAGAAGAGCCTCTTACAGATAGACAAAAACATATTTTATATGGATCTATGATGGGAGATGCTGGCATGATATCTCCCTCTTCAGCAAAATTCAAACATGGAATCAAACAGAAAGATTATCTACTTTGGAAGCATAAAGAGTTCTCCAATTTAGCTACTGAACAATCGCTTAAGGGAGAAACAACGTTAGATAAAAGAAGTGGCAACTGGAATGAGACATGGAGATTTTACACACATGCCAATAGCGACGTAGAAGAATGTATAACAGAATTCTATAAGCATGAAACTAAAGAAATTAGTCCATTAATACTAGACAATCTTAATGAACTATCTATGGCAGTTTGGTACATGGATGATGGCAAAACAGACTGGTCATATTCTAAGATGGAAAAAACCGACTGGGACATTACTCCCGAATGTTCCCTATGCACAGACTGGTTCTCCAAGAAAAGCTGCAATCTTATCGTCGATTGGCTTAATACCAGATGGGGAATCAAAAGCCATCTGAGACAAAGAAAAGTGAGTGACCCAAACAAGGGCTACAGAGTTATTATAGATTCTGACTGTGCATATCAATTTCTAAATTTAATCAAATCTCATATGTTGCCCATGTTTGCGTACAAATATGACTTTACTACCTATCTAAAGAAACGTGGTGTTGATCAAGTGAAAATATCTTATACAGAGCTTATTAGGTCTCCCAAAGGGGATGACTTTCAATCCCTTATTCCAGAAGATCAAGACCACTTCATCCATGGATTTATGAAGTATATACGCAAAAAAGGATTCCGCTCTGTTTTTGGCACCCCAGAGTCTCATATAAAGGCCATGCAAAAGATATTGGATTATGATTCTGGTAAACTGATGCATGACTCGGAAATTGGATTCAATTCTTTGGGCAATCGTTTTGTAATTTCTCATTTCCCGAATTTTTGGACATCAAAAGCAAAGGCTTCTATGTCTATTAAGGAAACAGTTGACAACGACAGATATCTATATGAAATCGTCAGGTCAATTTTGATTGATGGGTATACGCCCAAAGGATCCAGATTATGGCAGAAACTAAATCGATATCGTGGTAACAAATCGATCAGCAGCTTCATGCCATGCGTAGCTAAGGCTATTTACGACAAGTATTGTCCTAAAAAGGCCAAAGTACTCGATCCATGTTCCGGATATGGCGGCAGGGTAACTGGAGCGGCAGCTTCAGATAAAGTATTATCTTATACTGGATGTGAAGTAAACATAAACACTTGGAAAGGTTTGAGAGATCTTACCGAAACGCTAAGAGAATATGGGGACATTACCAAATCCATGCCAATTTACAATCAAGATGCCATTCAATGCATGCAGCAATTCCGTGAAGATGCTTTTGATTTCATTTTTACATCACCGCCGTATTTTGATGCTGAAGAATACGATGAAAATCAATCGCAAAGCTGTTGGAAATATGCTCATTATACTGATTGGTTCGACGAATTTCTACTCCAAGGTGTCAAAGATATGGTTAGAATATCTAAATTAGCAATCGTCAATGTAGCCAACACAGGAGGCTACAAGATAGCGGATGATCTTCGGAAAGAAGTATCAAAAGAAGGACTGTTGAAGGAAGAATTTCGTTTGAGAATACCCCAATTTGGAGGCAAGTTCAGATATGAACCATTATTCGTATTGTCTAAGTAGACTGATCCGTCCGCACATAATACAAGCATGCTGTACAAAGTAGATCCAAAGGGAAGAATATGACTAATCTTATCGTCAAATATTCTACTCGCATGACGCCATACGTACGTTGGCAGTTCAGGCCGATGTGGACAAGTATATGTCGGTCCCTGGATTTTGAATTAAGGGACAGGATACTAGGATTCCGCCCAACAGCAACACTAGCGACTCACCCCACAGCTATAGGTCTTATCATGTACCAAGATATAGATCAAGATGTTCAAGGAATCAGGATGTCGATATAGATCAAGATGTTCAAGGAATCAGGATGTGAGTTATTTATACAAAAGAGGTGATACTGTTTTTCATTACGACGAAGAATGTAATCGAATAAGAACGCTTACGATAAGGCATCAGATGAGCGGGTGGGATGAGGATGACTGGGAATATTACAATTGCACTGGCGTAGATTACGAAGATGGAGATGGAGATGACATTTGGGAAGTATCTCAACGAGACATCTTCCCAACTCACGAAGAGGCCCAACAAAGACATTTAACGGTATCCGATAGAAAGGTATCAAACTCAATGGACGACACAAGTAAGTTAAAGGCAGAGAACAAGCTTCTAAGAACTCAGTTGGGCATAAGCCATCACATACCTATTGACATTGATTTTTCAGACATAACCATAGAAGCAGAAAGTACTCTAAGCGACTGTTGGAAATGGATTACAACAGCCAGGAAACGCAATGCTCCTCACCGCAAACGAAACATTAGCATGGGCGATGTTGATAGTATTCATCTTGTCGCCAGAGCGGCAGAAGAATTGGGAGAAGTCTCTCAAGCTATCACAAGGGACGGTAACCAGCAAGAAGAACTTGCCGACCTATTCGCTGTCTTGATGCAACTATGTTTGGAGGAAGGATTCAAGGAGGATGACATAGCTTCCAGAATGCTGACTAAGCTGAAAGACATTTTCGGGGAGAACGAATAACTACTTGATTGACTTGATGTTGGTTGAGACTAGTGAAGTATATACATCATTTGGTTTAGTAGATCTTTTTTCTAGCCGCCGTTTTTCAATTTCTAATGCCATCAATCCTGCAACATAAGCTGATGCTACGCTAGATCCAGATACCGTTGTATACATACCTTCCAGATAAGTCGAATAGCAAGGTTGTGACGGTACAGCCAGTTGGATTCTATTGTTGATAATGTCTTTTCTATGTCGTTTCCTACCTTCTGGAAGCGAGCAGACAGAAAGTACCTCATCATATCTTGCGGGGAAGTCAGGCTCGTCTGTGGCCTTCTTCATATGATTACCTGCCGCAGCGACCAAGCAGATCCCGGATTTGTAAGCTTTGATTACAGCGTCATGCAGGAGGTTATACTCAGCCGTTGTTCCCAAAGCAACAAGAATGATATCGACCTGTTTGACAGTTGCCCAGAGGATAGATCCAACCAATGAATTAAAACTACATTCCCCCTTTGCGTCCATGGCTTTCGCATGGCACAGGGAGGCATCAGGAGCAACGCCTCTAACTGAAGCGGCTTGTTTACCTCCGATGATTCCAGCGATAGAGGTGGCATGTCCTTGTTGATCCTGAACGCCCGACATATCTTCAGAGAAATCGGCAACATCTTCTGGTTTCTTGAGATCGGGATGAGATGGTGCTCCTGAATCTACGATGGCGATAGAAACACCTTTGCCAGTAAGCCTACCGCTATATCCATAGGTTGAGGACATGTAGATGACAGGTTTTTCAAGTTTGGTCAATACGGTACGTTTAGTAGGTTTTGAACTCATCGATTACCTTAAAATATCAGCGGGTACTTGATAAACGCACCCATTCCCAAAGAATTCCAACCTCAAGTTAAGAGGCAATGTTTCAAGAAAATACACATATTTTCTCAAGTAGACCGCCAAAGTCATGGTCAAATGATCATCCGTAATGATGGATGCCGACTTGTTAATGTCATTCATTCGACGATAGATATTCTTCTTCGACGGTATGAAGTAAGGAGTTAATCTTTCGAATTCCACTTTATCGGTTACGAATCTTCTCAAGTTGGCGTTGGCAATTCCGATGCCGACTCTAGATCTTCGTGATTTTGATTTTGGATAGTATTGAATATCAGGACCTTGGCCCTTCCACTTGACTCCTGCCAAGTTGAAGTAGACCTGATACAGACTCATCGCAGATGGTTTGTTGCCTCTGAGTATATCCCAATACCGGCTAAAGCTTCCCATGTTACGATATGGTCCTTCAGGATTCTGTTCATCTCCTTCATCTGGCACGAATAGAGGGATCATCTTCTCATAATCCCCTTGCCCCGTAAGCTCAACAAACTCTTCTGGCGTTAGGATTTTGGACACATTGCTATGTTTGAAGATTTGTTTATGATCTGGATCGGACACGACCCACGTTAAATCGGCCTCTTTACAGAGGGCTTTGTTCAACGAGGAAGCGATAATGCATTCGCTCGATGTTCCACGATGCATGATTAGATACTGTTTCATCTTAGTTCGCTGGTAAAGTCAATAACTTCAACATCAGTCCCTCCAGAGAACATTCGATCTGCCATGTCTTGGGCATTTATTTCTCCGCCCTGTTTCTGAGCCTTGCGTTCCTGAATCTTTTGAGCAATAGTCTTCTTCTTATCTTCCTGATCCTTGTTGTGTCTCTTGATAATTCTCTTCTTCACTGGCTCGGCAACGATTTCCAAGATTCCGTTATCGAGCAAAGTTTGCACTTCATCCGATTCCAAAACGCCTGGTCTTACTCTTGATAACTGGATGCAATCTGCTTCGTTTTTGAATTTAAGTCCAACGTCTGTGATTTGTAATGGACCTTTTCGAGTAGAACGAATGTACATTTTATTGGGGTCGCCGCCTTCGTTGACAACAGCGGTTGCTAAGTCAGCGCCAGCTATGAGTTCTAGAACATCTCTTGGGGAAGCTTCCATAGCAGCGGTTACGTAGTATAGTTTTTCACGAACGGAGAGGGCATCCCTTATGTCATTAAGGTTATTGAACGGATAGCTTTCTACCCCTTCATTCCCATACAGGATGACGACTTCGTTTTCCGAATCAACAAAAACAATCATGTTATTGTTCTCCAAATTTGTTCAAGCCGTTCTTTAGCCCTTGTTGCTACGGTACGGATACTGTAGTTCTTGACTAGGAACTGCTGTAGCTTTTTGTTCCTTACTTTATAATCGTCATAATTGTCATATACACTCCTCATCAGAGCAGCAGCTTCATCAATTGTTTTATCCGCTGTCAAAGCCGGAAACTCCTGATCGTCCCAATAATGGACATGCATTTGCCCAGGCTGCATTTTTACGAACTTATCAGGTTCCAGTAGAGCAGAATTATGAGATTTAAGGAACATTGTGTGTCCGGAAAAATTCGTAGCGATGACGGGCAAGCCGCATAGAGAAGATTCGGCATAAGGGAGTCCGTACCCTTCGCCTCTTGTGAAAAGAACGAAAGCATCGCAAGCTCTATACAAATTGGGCATCTGGAATTCAGGTATGATCCTAGAACATCTGACAATATGGGCGGGGTTATCTCCCCCATACTTCTTAACATGAGTTTCTACGTCTTTTTGAATGACATCGCTTCGTTTAGGATTGTTCTGGAACCTACTTACCAGCAACAGAGAGACATCATCATCTCCGTTGAAAGCCTTTAAGAAAGCCTTGAGCAGGACATCATAGCCTTTGCGGTACGACCATCCGAACACGCTTACGAATACGAATTTCTTTAGAGAGGGTCGAAAGACATAGGATTCCCCTTCTTCTTGGTACGTTTTCGTATTGATGGAATCCGGCATCACATAGATTGGTCGTTCAACGCCATGGTTTGCCAATACTTCGCCGCAAAAATTTGAAGTAACCCAAATCTCGTTATACTGATTGGCTACCTCCACGAATTGATCAGGGATAGTTTTTGACTCTACTGTTGTATAGAGGATCTTATATTTACCTTGACTGATATTGCTGAATGACGGGATAATACTATCGATGTAGATTGCATTGCGACTTGCTGGTCGTTGTAAAGCTGACAGGACTCTATATTCCATCTCATTGAGTGTATTGCCTGATCCTTGGATGGGGTCGATCTTAACATTGACGCCAAGAGCATTCAGTCCATGAACAAGATTTCGGTTGACCTTGGCATATCCTCCAGCCTCGAACAGGTGTCCTTTAAGTTTGACTTCAAGTTGAGGTGAATCTTTGTCTACGACTTGTTCGGGCTCATCGGCTAATTCTTGAGCCATCTTTTCTCCTTCCTTTTGAAGTTTCATGACTGTTCGTTCTATATGAGTATTCCCGGCTTCCGTGACTTCAAAACGACCTCTCAAAACAAATTGACGAAACGACCTGGACTTCTTGATATCATCCAAGTCTATGTTTTGTGGCGTTGAGTCTTGGAATGGGATATGCCTATCGATATCTTCGAGATAGACAGTATTCTGACAATGGTTAATGAACTTCATGACGACATCCGGGGAGTTATCTACTTGCTATATCGTCATTAGTCGTCATTTTGCTCCGGCGAAAACAAAGCGCAAACGAACGTCTTGGAGAATGTGAAGAAATCAAAGATCTGACTTTGATATTCTCTAAACATATAGCCACATGCAACAAGAAAAACAACGACAAGAAAATCATATCCAATAACCATGCTTCCCTCTCTTTCTAGCTACATTATCGACAATACCAAGCGCAAAAAAATACCCCTCCGTGTCGAGGGGTATCAAAGCGGTAATCCCAATTGGATCCGGTAGGGAAACTCGCTTCGCTTTTATACTATTAATTTCCAACGGACACTGGATTGTCCTTCTTAAATCTATACATCGGGCTGATACAGGATGATAGGGGTTCCCTCTCCGACCCATGCCCCTTCGCAGTTGAAACTAAAATAATCTACAGCCTCTTCAAAGGTCATTCCGTCTTCCATTAGACTGGCAATGCATTTATCGTAATCGTAGACAACTAGAGTTGGTTGACCGCATCGACCCCCCACCCCAATGATGGCATCATCATAGCCATCCATTAAAAGGGCTTCAGGATTTTCCTCGGCGATCCGAAATCTAACTGCTTCAGCGACTGACATGTTAACCTCATTTCATCGGACAGTCATCTCGGCTGCAAGAAACTGGGGCATCGTCTAGGAAGCATTTGTTACAGACGGGACAACATCTTTTGTTAGCTTCTTTCTTGGCTTCCGCTTCCTTATCTCCGACTTTGAGAACATCAAGGTCTTTAGTAACGGTTGTTTTATACAAGGTCATTTTACTATCTCCATAAACACTATATTCATCGTCATATTATGAAGCATTTCTAGAGAGCAAGAAATATAAGCCAAAGAACACACCCGACAGGCAGTAAAAAATAGCAATGGTAGGCCAATAGCCACCGATCCACGGCATCAGCGTGTAGAACAAGATATCGTAGCCTAATGGCAGAAAGAATGTTCCCGCCATTAGGCTCAATGTAGCCAATAGCTTTTTCATGACCTTCAATCGTTTTACTAGGGTCAGGTTCGTCTAAGTTTGGTTCTGATTCTTCCATAGTTCCTTAGTCCACATGTTGCTCGCTATGGAGTTCTTCCATGATGGCAAAATACTCCAACCAAGTAAACCGTACTCTGAATCCGTCTGGCCAGAACATCCAAATATGATCATCTGTTTTCTCCTTGACGGGAGGAAAATCTCCTGTGCAAATTCTTCTGGCCCATTCTTTGATCACGACCCAACGCTCCTGCTGTACAGTTTCCATAATCGACTCCTAAAAGCAACAGGACATACATACTTACCATTCCAAAACCACTGGTCTAAATCCTCTGTATCAGACGATACTTATACAGAATGATCAGGAGAATATCATGATAAACAAGACAATAGGCGTTATCGGTAAGGGTTTTGTGGGAACTGCTGTAGTACGAGGTTTTATGAATTTCGTTCAAGACGTACTTATTTACGATGCTGATCCCAAAAAGTCATCCCACTCCTTTGAAGATACTGTAAACGCAGACTTTGTATTCATATGCCTTCCGACACCTATGGAGAATGCTGAAGGTGGAAAGGCGGATCTTTCCATCGTCGAAAATTGCATGGCCAAGATTGCTCCTTACGCCGAAAAAAACGAATCAGCTTATCTAATCAAGTCAACTGTACCCATCGGAACGACCCGGATATTGTCTGAAAAGTTTGGCATCATCAGACTTTATCATAATCCGGAATTCCTAACCGCCAGAACATCTAATGTTGACTTTATTACGCCTACAAGAAATATTATTGGTTATGTAAGACACGATAAAAACGACATAGTAAACGTAATGTATGTGAAAAGCTTTTTTGAAGACAGATTTCCTGGCGTACCATGCATGGGAATGACAAGCGATGAATCTGAAGCAGTTAAATATTTTGCTAACTGTTTTTTCGCCACCAAGGTAACGTTCTTTAACGAAATCAAACTACTCGTTGATAAACTGGGCTTGGATTGGGATTTGATAATTGGAGGAGTTATGGCAGATGGAAGAATTGGTATGTCTCACTACGAAGTACCGGGACATGATAACGAAAGAGGCTATGGTGGGCTATGTTTTCCAAAGGATATTAATGCACTTATCAATACGATGGAAGAGAATGGAATCGACCCCAAATTGCTCAAGGCATCTTGGGAGCAGAACAAGGCTGTAAGAGAAAATTGGGATTGGGCAACGAACGCTTCAGCCGTATCTCAGAGACCCTGAGCCAGAATGTCCCACATCCTGTTCTCGTCAATAGCGACAGCTAACAAATCTCCGTCAGGGAAGACATGAGTACCCCATTTACCCCCTTCTCGGTAAGGCTTACCCGTAATCCAAGTAGCTACGTCTGGATGAAGGTGACAAATGGCTGCCACCGGATCGTGGAACAATTTTCCCTGCTTTTTGGCAAGATAAACGTCCATGCCCTCACGAAGCATCTCAGAAGCCCTAGAATTGGCCTCAAATAAACGCACATAATCATGTATGTCTTTATTGTAGTTAAGGGTATGACAGACGTTCTTGCCCACAAAACGCCTCTCAATTGGAGCATCAAGAAACATTATAGAACCCTGCATGTCGCCATTCAGGTTTGTGGTAGGCATCAGATCCCTACCCTCGAACTTGTCCAAACGAACAACATCGATACCCATGGCGTCAGTGACACTATAGGGAACGAAGCCTCCCTGCATGGTAGCCCGCTTGGGGAAAGTGGCGTTGCGATGATAAAACTTTCTGAAATTCTTCATAGGACCGCAAACGAATAGCTCGCAATCCGGATGCTCAGACATAACCGTATTCATGATTTCATGGCCTGGACCATCCGGTTTCTCACTCTTTTCAGCACCATAATGATCCATAATTCTGACATGGGGACCACTTAGAGATGGTTTGTCTATATCAACCGAAGCTGATCCAACCGGGATGTCAAGTTCAACTTCTCTGAGCAATAATTTGGTTATGGCAATTTGGTCTCTATAACCTGGATAGACAAGAATAGCTTTCAGATCTACGCCAGCAGATATGAGATAACAAAGAGAAAAATAATCATCTGCATCATTGCCGATATCAGTTTCTACAACAAGTTTCATCAGCTAAGATCTATGTATTGGGGAACACGAACTTGCACAACGACGATGTCTCCAGGTTTTCTGACGACTGGATCTGGTAGAGGAGCAAACTTCAAGTCATTCATGATAGCCATAAGCTTGTTTTTGTCCGTCTCTTCCGTATGGATAGTTATGTCGCCACTGGTGTTGTAGTCAAGCGAAGAAGTGGGCTCGTAAGACGTGTAGTAAGAATCCTCAGACGATGAGGAAGATTCGGAAGATGAGTCAACGTTAATATAGACCGGCATTAATCGTCAATGTCCAAGTAAGCAAACGGAACCACTTCTACAACTTCTGGCTCTATCGGTTGTACAAATTCTATTTCTTTCACCGATATGGGAGAGGATTCTACGAACCCCTCAATTTCCATTCCAGATCTTATATCATCAAGACTAACGATTTCCGGCAGTTCAAAATGAGCCTTAACATCTTTTATCCAAGAGACTATATCCGGATGCCATAAAGCTAAACCGTCTTCTGGGAATTTGGGATAACCAAGCACAGTTCTGTAGGCACGTATGTATATATGCTTTTGACCACGACACATATTCACAAACTCTTTATCATGACCAGGGATAGAGGGCATGGTTTCATTAATCAAAATATCATACGGTTCGATACGATTGCATATCAACCAATAATGACTGGGACTACTTGCTATGGGATAATAGGCGATACCATTTTTTGCCAACCAAGATGTTGCCCTATTCAGGCACGACGCATCATCGCAATCCACCATAAGGATATGGTTTGAATTGAATCTGCTATTCGAACTCTTGAGAGATATGCATCCCTTCAAATCGGACTTTCCCACAGTAGAACGCAGGGCATGGGAACGCATCACCTTGGCAATCTTTTTGAATGACGAAAATTGGGTCAAAGACCAATCGCTGTAACCATCTGATTTGTTTTTGCGTAACAAATACTTCAACGTCATGATAGCCTCGCTTAGGCTATCATACCAAATAATCAAACACTATTATGAGGACTTGGACGTTCAAGTTCTTCTAAAATACGACGATAAGTATCGATGATATCGTCAATGCTGTCTTTGTTACGCATGTAGGTATCGGCAGCATGTCTCCTGATCCAATTCATTATGTAATCAGGATGAGCCCCTTCCTTAATCATCCGATGAATTGTCAGCACTCGATACATATCGATATAAGCTTCAAACTTGGCTTGGTTGTCTTGGTAGTATTCCGGGAAGTTAATCTTGTACCAAACAGCTATTTCTGGAGGCGTTCTGAATACCAGATCAAGAGGGTATTCAACTTGAGGAGTCTTCTGAACTATAGGGGCAGAATTACAAGACGATAAGCATAAAGAGATGACCAATAAGATGGGTATCAAATAACGAATCATGTAAAACCCTAGCCTTCAACAACGCCCGCCTCTGTGTCGGCGTATTGCGGGCTACGGCTATCATTTAGCACAAGCTGTATAGCTTGGCCGAATGCCTGAGTTAAAGCATTGGCAACTTGACTGACAAAAGAGGTATTGCTTTTCTGCCTAAAACTATCTTCCCATGGCGGCAGGATAGTACATTGATTGTTACATTTGTCCAAGAATCCGGAGAACTTGTCCGGAATATCAACCTCTTGCTTATTCCAGTTCAAAAAAGACTTGCGTTGAGCCTGCTGGCTTAGTTGTCCGCTTGTTTCGTCGTAGATCCATATGATCACTTGATCGCAATCCGGATCGGTAGAGACGGGCTCTTTATCTAGAGAAACAAAATAATCTGCATAACGAAACCAATTCATGCATTACATTTACAACCACAACGATACGACATCCTTCTAAAGACAAAGAGAGGGTCGTAAAACCCTCTCTATTGCCTTCTCCTCCAAGTTTTTCTTCTAACTCACTGCATAACGAAGAGATTGTTCTACCCGATAACGTCCACCAAAAACTCATGATCAAATACATGATGAGCTATTTTACCCCGGTTGGTATGCACAATATGTACGTCCCCATTATCAGCAACCATGTAGTTGGGATAGCTAATCCCGCCAGTCTTAACCTTAGTCGTCGGCCTGCCTAAAGAGAATTTGCGTTTATCTCTAGGATTGCATAGGAAGATATTTGTACGATAAAGATCTTCATTCAGTACAAGCAATGGGACATCCCATTCGCCCAACGCTAGAATGGATGAGTTAAAGTTAGGCCAAACAGACATGTCGAGATCTGACCACTCTTTCAGGTCTTCGTCATACGCAAATGTCGTCCATGCATATTCGCTATAACCCTTCTTGCATACGTTGCGGCAGAGGGCAACCAAGTTCCCTTCTGAATTCTCAAACAATGTAGGTTGGATAGCTGCTCCATATCCCAAGTTTCCCATTCTGACATTGTTCTTCTTAATCCATTCGTCATCGATTTGACCGAAGTCAACCCAATGAGATATTTTGCCATCAGAGAAAGTCCAGATGGAACAGACGGGATCACGCTCCCGGTAAAGGGGAATGAGCAATTGTCCTTTGTATCGGTATGGAGCGCAACGAGCTAGTAATCCAAACGCCTCATCGATTCGTTCAGGCTCACAGACGATGATCATTCCATCGTCCCTCACCTTGACCTCTGCAAGCCAATTACTGCAATACATCCATCGTTGCACAGGATGTTTAGGGACTTCTCCTTTTAGGCCCTTGTCTTCGTAGAGCGAATAGAAGATCCATGTCTTTCCGTTGTCGTTGATCAGAAGAGGGTTACCGGTCTTATGGTTGAGAAAGACTTTTTCTTTCTCTGTTGTCAGGAAGACCCTTTGTTTGTCCGTACATTCCTGGCCGCAATAGCCAGCGATCAGAACAAACCCATTCGCCTCGCATATGGTTGAACAGTGATGCGGGGACGCTTCTACAGAGAGCATCTGCAATTTATAATCAAACATGGATCCAGTATAGCGTTATTTAGCCACTTTGGGGACCATATATGGCCATGATTTCTGACCTAAGATTCAAGACAAATTGACGAGCTTCTTCTTCATTAGTGACCTCCCCGTTCCTCTGAGCCTCTAGAAGACTGTTTTGGGCCATTCCGATGAATCCCATAGTCTGTCCTTTGGGCAGATAGTGGGGCTTAAGGTCAGGATACATCTGCATAATTTCCCTACCATCGATAAACGGCTGTCTTGCTTTTTCAGTCATCTCTGCTCGATAAATTTGCATTGCTTCATACTGCCTGCGCTTCTTCTCAATTCCTTCAGGGGCATTCTCTCGCCCTGTAGCCAATTCATCCGCTGGCCCCAAGATTTGCCATATGAATGACCAAGCTTTATCGGCAAGAGCATCGTTTTCTCCTACCATCTTTTTCATCTTGTCACGCATTCTCCCAAAGGCACCGCCCTTAACCTTCAAATCATCCGTACCCTCTTGTTCTTTCGTGATGTCAGCGTGATGCGCATACATATGGAACGCAACCAAAGTGTTGACAAACTTCCTGTCTTCCTCTGAGATATATCCCATAGTTTTAGTAACAGCGTCAGATATCTCCATGGACCTGTTTTCATGCCCCTTGTACGTCATTCTTTCAGGTTCGGTCTCATGGGGCTTTTGGATATCAGGTGCCAATTTGCCAAGATCGTGGAACACAGCCGCAAGATTAACAAGAGATCTTTCATTATCAGGCAAGCCCAATTCCTTGGCCTTTTTATTTGCTTCCTCTATAACCAGCAGCGTATGCTTCATCACATCCCATTTGTGATAAGGAGTCTGCTGATCCATTTCGATAGGTTTAAGATTTTCCGTTTCAGGAGACTTGAACACCTCTCTGTACAAACCGGAGGAAAACAGAAGCCTCATTCCTTTTTCCGGATTGTCGGCTGACAACGTCTTTAAGATTTCAGGACCCGCACGTTGCGAATCGACGCTTCCATACGAAGCCTGAACTTCAGGATCTGCCATCGCAGCTTCCGTAGCAGGATCAATCGTTGACTGAGGGTAGCGAGCATAGAACCTGGCGAGCCTCAACATTCTCAGAGGATCGTCACTGAATGTCGTCTTGGGGTCAAGTGGCGTGCGCAACGTCATGGTTTGAAGATCTTGCATTCCTTTCTTAGTAAAATCTTCTACCTGACCATTCTCTATGTTGTAGAACATGGAGTTGATAGTCAGATCTCTTCGCTCAGCATCTTCTTGAGGCGTCCCCATCATCATTTCTGTAGGGATACGTGAGCCAGTTTCATAAATACCTGACGGTTCCTTTCTCATGTTTACAAAATCAATCTTCTGTCCGTCGATTTCGATAGCCGCCGTCGCCAAGTGTTTTGATTTATCCAAGTTTTGCGGAACGACGTAGGATCCCCCAATCAGACCTCTTGGGACCTGATTCTGTTGGACGTATAGTTTAATTGCTTCAACAAAATCCTTACCAGTCATTCCTTCAAGAGAAATATCAATATCATCGCTATCTTGATCCATCAACTTATCTCGAACCCATCCTCCGGCGACACGGGGATGAGGATCGTTAGGAAGCGACTGGGCTACCATCGTAATAACATCGAAAACCTTTCGTTCATGGTCAGTGATAACGATAGGAGATTCGTTTTGAGATACTTTACGATACCAATTCATCTGTCCATGGTCCTTGATGGTCATGCTTTACCTGATTCCTCAACGCCTGTTCAGGGCTATATCTTACTACATTCTGCGGCTTAAACAAGTCGTAAAAATCAGCATTTTCTATAGACCCTCTACCCGACATATTCATCTGCCAATCGTACACTCTTCCGACAGCTTCTATCCAAGCATGTTCATACCTTTTCGGCTCTAATGCTAATGGCTCCTCCACCGTTCCGTGACATACGAAAATATTTTCTTCAGGGACGACCCCATCTTCAACCATTGTCCAAGCCAATTCGTTTGCAAAGGGGAAGCACAGACCGATAGGACAGGTCTCCCGTTCATTGGCCAATTTAACTACTTCATGCCAATTCATTGCAGTCGTCCCCGCCCATGCGAACAATACGGATATCCCTAATAGCTTCCGGAGGAATCACTGCCTTTTTCCTAGACGAGTAGGAAGGATTGATCAAAAACTGATTCCTACCCGATCCTCCGGTTTCTCTACTGACCGATTGACTCATAAACCATTGTGAATCAAGTTCCATCCTGATGACGGCTGACTTATCTTTTTCCGCCATTGCTTTCATGCATCCATAGACAGCAGCTTCAGACGAAGTAGTCGAAAATCCGACATGACCCAAGTCGTCATGCGTAATCGTTCTTTCTTGCAGAATCTTTCTAGCCCTTTTTAGGCTTGTTCCATGAAAAACAATATACCCGCCTTCTGGGCTAAGATCGGGCGGCGTATCTCTTTCATGTATGGTATCGCCTACCCCCTCTCTCAATGGAAAGGGGGGCCACTCTTGTTCCTCTTGGGCGTAATGAAACCAATTCATTCTTTGTCATCCGGATGAGGAATCTTAACCGCTTGAATGCCATGCTCTTCAGCACTGTCAATATCTGGTTGGAAGTCATCATGATGTATAGCCGCACCTATCTCGGCCAACTGCGGACCTTTATGATCTCCGCTGGTGAAGTAAATCTGATCAACGGGAAGTTTGTGCTTAGCAATAAAATCGGCAACAGAAATGCGACCGCTTTCTTGATCGTGGGTCGATTCGGCCTCTTCGTTTCTTGATGTGACGACAACAATACGATGACCAGCCTCATGGTATTTGGTCATTCTCTGTATGCTGTCCCAGTTGGGTTCCATGCCGCCACGCCATAGCTGATCTTCCCATGACCATATAGGCATAGTGAGAGTGCAGTCGAAGTCGAACGATACTGTACTGGGAGATTCCAACTCTTGATACCAATTCATAGCCATTTTTCTTCCTGACGCTCAGTTTATTTACTGAATTCTGGCTATGGTATCCTCTTATGTCGTAAAACGCAAGGCTATTCTAGGATAATAGTAACACTAATACCAGTCACATTATTATCCTGTTCTGCCTGAATGGCTTGGATAGCCTTATCCTTCTCGGATTCAGAAAACTGATCCCATTTGTCTTTGACGACTTTGACTACTCCGGTATTGAGATCATGTTCTTTGATGACCCCATGAATAGCCAAGTTCGTTACGTAATACTGTGGCTCGTACCCCGCCCATTCTTCGAACAACCCAGAAGGTTGCTCTACGACGGGATCGGTAGGAGTATTGTCGGAAGTCCCGTTCCTATCACATGAAAATACGATGACCAGCAGAAATACGCACACTACAACAATAGGTATGATTTTTTTTCATAATGCATCCTCTAGTTAGGTTACTGTAATATAGATCGTCTGATCTAGGCGGAGACATCCAGCCCGGCTCCGGAAACATATCGCTTGAATTCTTCCACAAATGACCTATCATTAGATGGGTTGGCATTAAATGAGTCATGTTCAAAAAAGATAGCTTGATTGCTAACGTCTTGCCCCTTAAGCCAAACTACCTGTACTTTGTTTCCAGGCATATTTGCGGTTACCGCTTCTGATCCATATGGGTTGCCTCCGGCACTATTCCATATAGCCATAACCCTACCAGCATATCCCAATGTAGCCTCATTAGCATAGGCAGTAAAACTACTTCTAAAAAAACTGCCATCAAAAGCATCGAATGAGATTTTACGCACCTCTCCATGCTTCACGGCTTCGTCGTAGATGGATTTTAGACAAAAATTCAGATTCCTAAAATCACTGCCGACCCCATTGTACGTTGATCTTTCATCTGTTTGCCACTCAGGCAAGTCTGAAGTTTGTCTGCTTTGATACCCAAAATCATGAGGCACCCATTCGTCCTGACCAGAACCCGGTTGATAGGTAGACCAGTCAACATCCTTAACAATATCCCATGCTTCGGATATCTCAACCATCCTCACACTATCTCCACCTGGACGATCCGGATGATACTTCATAGCCATTTGTCGGTACTTGTTCTGCACTTCGCTACGAGACGATGGCGTACCCGAAATACCCAAGACACCCAAGGCATCTTCAATACTCATTCTTCTTACTGCTGATTTGAACCAGTTCATACCGTAATCGCCTCAGAAGGGCTTGGGGTAGGATCTAGCTGAGGATCGCTATCGCCGCCTCTTCCGCCTCTATTGTTCCACCATCGATCAATCTCTTTCTTCAACCATTCTGCTACCTCGTAGGGCGTGGTTAGTCCCTCAACGCCATCTATTCTTTCCATGTCGAATCTTGGATCGCCTTTTCTAGCAATAGGTATGGGATATTGATGCAACTGCATATGCTCTTTACTGTCGATCTCGTCTCCCGGCATCATACCCGGACGCCAACCTTCAGCAAAGCATCTGAATGTCAAAAGCTTATGACCGATCTGTGAATCAAAACTTCTAACCTCTTCGTATGGAGATCCATATTCTCGTTCTTTTACATCTCTTTCTTGACTATTGCTGGGACCCCACCATTTACCGCCAGGAGGATTGTTGTCGGCAAAGTATCCGGGAGGATACTCCATGTTCAAATGCTTGTTGATCTCCCAGAAACATTTGAAGTAGTATCTGTCGCCTTCTGTTTTGACGTTAGCTCCCTGCATTTCTATGACACCATATTTTTGCAACCTGTAACTGGGCATCAACTTCCTGGTTTCAAGGACACCCCAATCACCGCCAACAATATGGGATACCGACTGGAAGATGTGGTTAGGCATATCTTCAATCCTAGCTTTGCCAGCAAATTTAGAGAACCAATTCATGATCACTCTACTGTTCTAAGGCTTAACCACTTAATGGTTTTTTCCAATTTATCTTCCAGGTAGCTGTCGGGACCTGCTTGCTCGATTATCTGTTGGTATTTTTCTGTGTTGGAATTGATAAGTGCCCTGACATCAAAATTCATTTTATTTAGACTTTCAAGGATAGAAACCAAAACTTCCGGATTGGTTTCCGCATCATGCATACGAAGCATGGATTCTGTATCTCCAAGACTCTTGTACCCTTGAACTACATATCGCCTATTGGTTTTCTCTATGGCAGTTTCATAAGCCTGAAGAACGTCAGGCCACTTCTTTGCTGTCGCCAACTCAATAAATTGTTCCTTCGACAACCAATAGGGATCAAGCCCAATTTTGTCCTGTTGGGGATGATAAATACTGGCAAACTGTTTCCCAACAGAACGTACCAAATCAGCAATCTCCGGATGACCGAACCCCCCTTCCTGATGCTTCCGTATTAGTTCATCTCGATTTTCGTTTGTTTCTTGGTCACGAGGATAAGATCCCTTAAAATATGACATAAGCATTTCAGTGTTACGAGCCTTAATTTCCGGCTGAGGATGAGACAGGATATGCATTGCCATTGTATCCGGATTCTGTAAATCCTCACTATAAATCTTTAAGTCTTCTTTATCATAAGAACTGCCTGGGCTGGTGACGAACTCTCCCCACAGATATGGGTCCAACTCTCCACTCAATGCCTTCGGCGGGACATCAAATCCGAATTGTTCTTTCAAAGATTTTGAATCAGCCATCATAATTTGAACAGGACTCATACCCTCATTGCTTCCTCGATTACTTCGGTCAGCAGTTGAGTACCATCCTCCTTGAGCCCCGTTAGGTCCCATTTGCAAAGGCACTGTTCCCTTAAGTAGATAGACTACGTCACCGATAGAGACAGCAGTACCCTCTCGTATCTGATCTAGTATGTAATCAATTCTTTTCTTCTCATATTCGCCTGAATGAACATCCATATCCCATTCAGTAATGGGGTTTCCACCCGCTCCTACACCCGTAATAAACGGATTGGGTTCAATGGGATTGAGATAAATACGACCTTGATCTGCATTGATAAATGATATCTCCCAATAGGGCGTCATATTGAGAGTTTGATCAGCGACCTTATCTCCTATCGATGCCGAGTTCATGTCATGAATACCACCCGGATCGTCAAACCAATCGATGTACCATCCTTCAGTAGTGTCTTTCTTAATCTTGGAGAATGGATACATCCAAACACCTTGGCTCTCAAATACCCTGTCACCCAATGGAGCATTAGCTTGTTTGAACCAGTTCATATCAATACATACGACAAATACACGCTTCGGTCCTGCCAAAAGACAAAGAGGGATTGTTCTACGTTGTGAGAAAGTGATATATGGATAAGACCCCATGTTGTTTTTATCAAATATTTGGGTCTAAAACGCCTGTTTCAACACAAAAAGAGGGGCATGGCGATTGTGGCTGTTGCGTGCCTAGCCCAGAGGATAATCCCAAATGTACCGGCTTTTATCCAGCCCCAAGAATACGTAAGTTTGAAGTGAAGAGCGACAGATTGCTTTATCTGTTATTGTTAGGCATCTCTTTGATGTCGTGTGCCGATTTATATGCAACCATATTTCATGCCATCAATTTCGGTCTTTTTGAACTTAATCCGATTGCTGCTTTTGTTCTAGCGGGTGGGGTTTTTAGCCTAGTTATGTTCAAGATGGGAGCTACTGGTATCACAGTAGGGTCTTTGCTTAAGGCCAATGAGATCTCTAAGAAAAGGTCCTATAAAAGCAGGATTACTATTTACTTGGGAACGTGGATCATGTTCTTAGTCATGTCTTGGTTGACCTATTACTGGTATGTTTATACAGACTTTATCAATGAGAACGCACATCAAATTATGGAAATTCAGACTAGAAGCGATGCTCCCATTCATAAAAATGATGCCATTTTTTTGCCGCAAGAATAAGCTGCTGACTTAATGCACTTGAACCAATTCGTACCTGCGGTTGAATCTGCGTCCTGAGAATCCTGTGGTGCTTGAGGCATCTGTTGAGGAGCTTGCTGAGGTACTTGAGGAGTAGCAGCAACTGGCGGGATGATTCTTGCCCTCTTTAATCCTATCCCCCATTTGGGGTCTATCTGCACAATGCCCCCGACCCTTATATCATCCCCTGCTGAGAAACTGTCGTCGTCCATGAAGGCAGTAACCTTGTTTCCTTGTATGTCTTCAAGAACATACCGTTGGTTGTATCTTGACGGAGTGCTAGATACAACTCTGAAGTCATTCTCAATCGTATCTCCGTCGTTGTACGCTACTGCCGCTGCTTGTGGAGCGGGTCTTAAGGTCGCAAAGAGTTGTCGAGGATCTTCAGAAGATACCGGTTTGCCTTTGTCATCTCTTACAGACTCTACCTGTTTGGCAACATCTTCGTTAGTATAGACTCCACCTTGACCTGATTCGTCTTGCCATTGCCAGTTGCCGTCATCGGTTCTCGTAAGAACGACGGGCAGTCCATTGGCATGTTGTTTGGCGAGATACCAAGTAAGAACTGGAGGATTGATAAAGTCTTCCATCTGCTTGTCGGTCGCAGCAATCTGGTCTTGGTAGGTTTGGTCGTCAATAACAGAAACGTCGGTCAATACGGTTGCGAATTTTTGGCCAGTATAGAAAGATCCTGATACCGTACCTTGAATTGCAACATCTTGGCCCATATTGGCATCAAGTTCGTCTATCAGCCATGTAACGGTATTTTGTCTCTGTCCATCTTCAGCTATGTTGTACATGCTGGCTTGAGGATGCTCTTTGGGATTGTCTTGCAATATCTTGACCAGTATGGGTTTCTTCTCAACCAGTTTCCCTTTGAATACAACTTGAGAACCCTCAGGACCCACCAAGTCTTCGTTCTGGGTTTCAATACCCTTGGATTGTAACATCCTCTTGTATTTTTCAGGTAACCATGCTGCCGTACTATATGTTTTCTTCTTAACAACGCCTGTTTCTACGGCGTTGTGTATGTTCCAATTGAATTCTGCATTTGATCTTTCTCTAGAATTCATTTGAGCATTGTTGGGGTCATCTGGATCGAATGGGGGTACGGTACTTATCCATTCCAACGCTTGATTAACAGTCGCTAAGTCTCCAGCGGATATGGGGGCGTCTTCGCTGTACTTTTCGTCGGAATCTCTGCTAACGCACATGTTGTAAGCTATCTCTGGAGTAGACGCATCCCCAGTCCGCTTGGAATCTGTTTTGCTCACAAATCCATGGGCGTTCTCAAGGGCCATTACTTTGCTTAGAAACAGGGCTACAGGTATGCCTTTCTTTTCATAGTATTTCCTCAATTGCATCTCATCCATATCGCCGCCTAGTCCTGCTCTTATCTCTTTGAGAAGTTCGTTAAGCTTGGAGGCGTAATTGGCTATGGAATTGGGGCTGTTGTCTTTGGATTTAACAAAGTCGCTTAGACAAGAGCTACCTACGCATTTAAGTTCTCCGCTTTCGGTATTACTAAGCATGTACAGAAGGACTCTCTTCCTTTTTTCCCTACAGTCTTCGCATATGGCCCTGATGTTTTGGGAATCGTATTCTGTAACCACTTTTGATTCTACTGCCTGCTGTTCTTTTTCGTCATTCGTAAAGTGCTCTACGTTGTTGGTTATCTTGCCAGTTTCCATGTCTTCTGTGGGCATGACTTTGGACAACAGTTGCCATCCTTTGATGATTGGTATGTTGCCTATGATTCTTACTTTTTGAGACCGGCTTAGTCTATCAGCATCCAAAACTTCTACATGAAGAGGGGGCAATCCCAGCTTGTCTGCCCTGGCATTGAGTTTTTTGATCTTGCCTTCCAGCCATTTCATAGACTGTTCGGGGACATCGAATTCATGAGTTTGCCCCAAGTCTTCAGTGTGCGTTTGTTCTATGGTGGCGGGGATATCTTGAGGTCTGATTTGTTGGATATACGCCATGATATCTTTGGGGACGTATTGCCAGTTTTCTTCATTCTTTCTTGTAGCCTTTAGCCAATATTTGACTTCATGATCTTTGGGAACGATGTCTTTCATTTCTGTGGGGATGTCTTCCCATCGGCCTGGATTACCTTGTAGATATCTGTCCCAAATATTGATGAGAATCTCTTCGGGGATTTGTTTCTTGACATCATCTCCGACTTCTCTCCATTGTTCCCAATAATGAGTTGGGGCAGACTTGAGTTTTCGGATAAGGAAATCAACCTTGATAATTTCTTTGTACTTCTCTTGAGATTCTGGGGAAAGTCTCTGGATTCTACTTTCGTCCTCATATAGGAAGTTGATCATCGCATTATCAAATATGTCTTCAGGTATGTGGGGGAAATCTTCTGATTTTAGCGTGATGGGGTCGTCGTTCAGCCTAAGGGCTGCAATGCTTCCAACAAGTTGTCTTCGTTCTGAATGGAGAATCTGTTCGTCCTGTACAGCACCTTGCATCTTTTGTATAGCTTCTTTTGTAGAATCTCCGCATGACTCCCAGTTGGGATTCTTGTATGTTGTTCCATCTATGAAGGCAAATTCGATTGGAATAACATGAAGATCTCTATAGGTAAGGACGCATTTACCATCGTTCTCACCGGTATAAACGATGCCTTTGACTCCGGTTTTGTCCAAGTTGTATCTTGAAGTGAACGGCTGAGCGATATGAGAAGAATAGTATTCTTTTTCTAGATCTTCGCTCCATCCTTCTATCTGTTGCCAGTGATTCTGCTTGGTTTCGTCATCGGTAGACGGGTCGATAATAGCATCGATACCAATGATACTTTTGATCTGATCCGCTAAGCTGTAATTGCTTCCATACACTTCTTTTGCAACGGGATAGTCGAAGATGACGAATCCGTTTAGATCGACTTGACCTTTGATTACGTAGCCACCATAAGCCCTCATATTGCCAGATTGATATGAAGATCGAAGGTCGTAAGTTGAGTAGATGCCAGATCCATATAGTCCGTGTGGTCCAGCTAAGAATCCTACACTACAAACGGCTTCTGGGGTAGAGACGTCTCTGGTTCGGTGGTATACTGTGACCGTAGAGCCATTTAGGTCTATTTTGCCTATATTGTCAGCCATCGTTTTCCCCTAAATCTAGAACCATCTTCTATTACTGTAGATCGGCAAAAATTCCTTACTTTACAAAACAGGTAAAATCCTGTATCTGGACGAATTATACCTATAGTCATGAACTGGTACAAACGTTTATTCGTATTCGCCGACGAAGACGCTGATCTATCCCCGGATCACGGTCAATCCCCATCCTATATGTCTTTAGATCAAATTGGCGAAGACAATGCTTTCAATGTCTTCCAGAAGAGTTACGAAGACGCAACTGGACAAAGCTGGGACAAAGATAAGTTCAGGTCCAGAGCCGGTGATTGGCGATTTTACGGCGATGAGAATGGATATGTGGCTGCAAGAGAACAAAGATCAGGCATGCTGAAGCTTGTGGGGATGGCTGGTAATCCAAGATCTATCTTGAGAGGATTGCAAGATCTATTGGCTGAAGGCAAACCTACTTGGGGAATGGTGAGTAAGGATATTGCCGATATGGCAAAGAGGTTGGGGTTTAAATCTCCACCTGGCATATTAGCGAAGATGATGATTGGTAAGATACCGTCCTATGTATTCGGAAATGCCGAAATCAAGAATGTTGGAATGGACGGGGGAGTTACGTTTGATTACCCAGATATTGGAGAAGCAACGAAATACTATGTCGCTAACGACGCTTACTATCAAATACTTTTAAGTGATGACAGGGTTCCCGGTTGGGGCCGTCCTATACTAAGAAAGATACTTGGACAATGAACTGGTTCAAAGAACATGTTAATGAAGCACCATTAGTCAAAACGGCTGAAAGCGAAAAGGCTTTCTTTGCCGATGAATCTGATGATGCTATCGCTGCGAATCAGGTTGGAAAATATATCACCCTGTTCAATGCTCAGCGATATGTTATGGATAGTTATACAACGAAAGTAGCTTTGTCGAAAACTAAAACCAAGTATGCAGTATCCCTAATGACTAATCACAACTTTCTTGGGGGTAAAGCGGGCGAGGAGTGCTGGACGTATGGACTTGATGAGTTTGATAAAGCAAGAGATACATATGAAAGGCTTAACATAATTACGGGAGAAGTTTCTACTGAGTTTATTGAGAAGGAAATGCCTACTTCAATATACTGGCCCGTTCTTAGAGCTAGAATAGAAGGAGAAATTGACGACGGGTCAAGGAACCGCACCAATATTCCTTCTGTTAATTATTCTAGGAAAGTCGTTTCGATGTCTCCGGATTGGCGAGAAAACATATACGGGCCACGATACCCTCAATATTCAGAGGGGAGCGAAAAGGACTATATAAAGTTCTGGGCTACTCAAACTGGGAGATAAGTAATGGCAAGAGGTTCTTATGTAGTTAGCAACGTTTCGGAAAGGATCATATCTATAGGTGACTTGAGAAAAGCCCCCACTATAGAACCTGGGGGATCTTGCAACCTTACAAACTATTACACTATCCAAGAAATTGGTCAATCCATAGACTTGGCATCCATGATTTCTCACGGATGGTTAAGGGAAAAAGTATACGATCCTGATGAAAAGACCGTCACAGAAACCGAGACAGAATACACAACCTTTTCCGACCAATCAGTAGCGTTGCCTAATGTCGCTGTTACGGAGACATTGGATGCGCAGGGGTTTGGGGCTATGTCTCAAAGATTCGGTTATCAGGTTTCTATGTATGGCATACCTGAGGTCTGGAAAGATACTCAAGGAGAGGGAGTTGTTATAGGAATACTTGACACCGGAGCCCAGACTAATCATGAAGACTTGTCTGGACAATTCGCATCATCGCAACCGAATGTATCTGACGGGCATGGTCATGGTAGCCATGTTGCCGGAATAATATCAGCGACTAACAACAGTCTTGGTATCGTGGGAATAGCTCCTAAGGCCAAGCTTATTGCCATTCCGGTTCTGGATCACAGGGGGCGAGGATCAGAACAAAGTATTGTTGCTGGTATCAGGAAAGCTATAGATCTTGGATGCGATATTATCAACATGTCTCTAGGAGCGTCGGTAGATTTGCCGGAAATTCATAGGTTCCTATTTGAGGCTTATGAGAAAAATATCGTGGTAGTTTGTGCGTCTGGTAATTCGGGAGATGTAGGGAAAACGCTGTACCCCGGAAGGTATCCTGAAACTATTTCCGTTGGAGCTTTGGATAAAAACAATATCAGGGCATGGTTTAGTCAGACAGGTCCACGACTTGATTTTATGGCTCCTGGCGTGTCTGTTCTTTCTACTTATCCTGGAAATCGTTACGCCTACATGTCAGGCACTTGTTTGCCAAAAGAAGTAAGTGTATATACTAATACTGGTCCCATTAGTATAGGAGAAATAAAATCAGGAGATATAGTTTATTCACACACCGACAGTGGAGTTGTTGAATCTAAAGTTAAGAAGCAGTGGAGTAATGGATTCAAAGAATTGAGGAAAATTAAAACGACTAGAACTTCCTTGCGATGCACTGATAATCATCCCATTTTAACTATCAACAGAAATGGTAGAGGAAAAAGTCAAGACTTAGAATGGCGACGTGCAGATCAAATCTTCAAGGGGGACTTTATAGTATCTGCTGATGGAATTCCTTGTCCTGTCCGGTTAAAGGAAATCAGTATAAAAGATCATTGGTCCGTTTCGTTACGAAAATCTATCAATGTTTCCAGATCGGACGTTAGGGAAAAAAACATTGATTTGTCTGTGAATCTAGATACAGCAGTAGCATTTTTGAATGCTAAACATGGCATGAGATATGATAAAGCAAAAATATTGTTAGAATCATTTGACATTAATAGAAGTAATTTGTTATTTGGGACATGCAGTAGTTCAAAGATACCATTGTCCTTGAATATTGACGAGTCTATCGCTTATCTTGTTGGGTTTTATTTGGGAGATGGATGGATATGTCAAGACAATAGGAACAAGAAAGGGATATCTGGATCGTATAAATCTCTTTATTTTGCAAAGTGCAATATAGAAAAAATTAATAGTCATTTGCGGCATGTTTTTGCATCCACATTTTTACATGAATTGATAGAATTGGATAATAGCCAGTTTATATGCCGCAATTCTATGATTGCAGATATATTTTTTGATCTCTGTAATGGGTCGCACAGGGCTAGAGACAAGTTTATTCCTTCGTGGGTATTTTATCAAGACAGAAGCGTTGTAGATGCGTTCATATCGGGTATCGTAGATTCGGATGGTTGTGTTAAGAGAAAAGGCTACGGAGTGTCTTCGTGCAGCAAGAAGTTGATCGAGGGATTGTGTGCTTTATGCGACTATGTAGGGATACGCAGAAATAACATGGGATACAGAAGAAGAAAAGTTCAGCCACCTAATTCGAAGAAACCTATATTTACTGAAGAATACAGTCTAACTATGTCAATCGACCCAAGTCGTGTTATGGGGGTTAAATGTGCATCGAAATTCATTGAACAGGAAACGTATCCGACTTTGGGTGGTGGGGTGGCCACTGTAGTTGGAACTGGAGTAAGAGTAGAGAGAGTGGTAGAGGTTGTAGAAAAGGATGGAACAGAAGAGGTGTTTGATATAGAGGTGGAAGGAAATCATAATTTTGTGGCTAATAATATGGTGGTTCATAACAGTATGGCCTGTCCATGGGTTTCCGGCGTTGTTGCATTGATCATTTCTAAGCATCGAAAACTGGGCGGCAGAACGCCAGTTAATTCTGTCGAAGATGTTAGGGAACATTTGAGAAAGACAGCGATTGATCTTGATAACATTGGTCATGACGATAGGACTGGGTATGGATTGATAGATGTCAGTAAAGCTATCTCTGAACTTGATAAGTTGAAGGGGCCTGACCTGATCGTGTCGGCTATCAGAGGAGATGCTCCAGGTCATGACGCTAAGAATCTTCTTGAAGAATGGATAGAATTTACCAATATCAGTGGTTTGGATGTCGATCTAAGTGGATGGGCTATGGACGATCTCGCTGGATGGCATTACGATTTCGCAGAAGGGTTTGTTGTCAAGTCTGGATGTTCATTCAAGATCCGTACAGGTATCGGAGAGGATAGCGATACTGATCTATACTTTAACTACCGTCGTCCTATTTGGAACAACCCAGGCGATACCGTTAAACTTCATGACAAAAACGGCAAAGAACAATTGAACTACAGCTACGGCGACAAGGTTAGTTGATAAGGTCGAATCAACCTTTCATGACAGCCGCTATATTCTTGGTCTTCTTGCCTGTCCTGTGATCTACAACTCTTGATTTCATAAAGTTGTATGTCCTTATCTTCCCAGACCGACTTCCCCCTTGGATTTGGCCCTTCCTATTTTGAGCGTAGTTTCTACGCCTCTCATTGGCCTTGTGGTCATTAACCTTGGCAGTCAGAACCTTCAGGGCTTCTTTCTTGTTTTGGCCCTGTTTCCGGCCATTGATGAATACTGATATTCCTGTAGGAACATGTTTCATCCTGACGGCTGAATCTCTAGCGTTCTGGTGCTGTCCTCCTTTGCCGTGTCCTCCTTGAGTTTTGGTCTCTATCTCAGATTTCGGTAAGGGAGAATAGCTTTCGTCGAGCAGAGGTAAGACGGCGACAGATACGACGGAGGTTTGTGCTCTTCCTCGTTTCTCTGTTGGGGGAATTCGTTGTACGGTGTGCTTTCCGGATTCATGCTGAAAAGCTTTCCAAGCATCTTTCCCTGAGAACTTGATAACGCTATTTCCGGCTGAAACATGCAGCTTGGTATGGGATAGACCGATACTGGCCGCATATCTCAAATAAGCGTCTGTCAGTTGAGCAGTAAAGATTTTGGAGTCTTGTCCGCCTGTGCCGAAAAGCACCTCTACAACAACCTCTTCGCTACCGTCTCTTCAACTGGTACGATCCTTGAAATGTTGGTTGTTCATGGCTTTGTCCTTTTGTTAACTACTATATCATCGGACTAATTTATGTCAAGTATTTATATTCTAGCTGTCTTGCCCTTTTCCCTTTATTCTTCTTGACAAACTAGTTCGTACCATTTGTCAAATATCTTGTCACCGATAATCAACTTAAGCGAACTCTTGAAAAGCGAATGTGCTTCATCATAAGTATCTTGAAGCGCCTCTTCATTATCTAGAGTGCTGAAGTTTTCACATATCCTTATGATCAGACAATAGAATAAAATGATCTCATCATTGGTCAAACATATTCTTCTTCCGGACTCATGGAACAATCTTAAGTGGAGACTAGTATCTTCTTCACCTTCTGTTTCCATATCCTGAACCCATGCTCCGCCATTCGCAAAGACGCATACAGCATGATCGTAAACCCGGCAAAAAGCTTTGGGTCCGTATTGATCGTGAAACAGGCTCTCGATTAATGGAATGTGGCTAGACATGTTTCCAATTCTGTGATAGGTTTTTTGTCTCTAGTTGTTTTATCGACAGGATACCAGAACTCAACACAATGCTGTCCATATTCCCAATACCAATTAACATTACCTTTACTATAAATGCCTGGAAAGGAGACCGCCCCCAACTCGAAGTCCTTCAACTCTATATAAGCTTTCCTAAGCTCTTCTACATAACACGCCAGATCAGCCATGTGTTCCGTGTACTCATTCTGATAAGCCTCTGTATGTTCTAGATTTTTAGCATATTGGATTTTGGGTCTGAGTTTAAGAACTTGTTCGAAAGTATTAACAACGTCCTTAACGACATGCTTAACATAGACTAAGGAGCGATTGGCTTCTTCGAGGCTGAAACGTTTTTCAGGCATTGACAATCCACATTAACAACTACCCACACTTACAATGGATCAGCCAAAATAACCTGCTAACATGTAATTATGAAGATCCCAAAGATTCCCTGATCTCTCTACGAATTTTCATCAGAAGTCTACCGAGATGATTTTCTCCCTGCCCATTGCGGACTCCCCAAGTCATATAGGCTTCTTTCCAAGAATCTTCCATTGCTTATGATGGGAAGCTTTGCCTACAGATACGCTCCACATATGTCCAGCATTCAACCCATGTTCCTTGCAAAACGACCATAGATTATCCGTGATGTATTCTACCTCATCTGGACCCACAATTTCATAAATGAACTTCCTCTTCTTTTTGCTCATCTTAGACTTTGACTCTTTGCTATACTTTTTACCGGTATTGGAATTGCGTATTTTATCCCTATGTTCATCAGACAACACCTTGCCAAGATTCGCCTTAGACAACTTCTTCTTTGTTGCGTCGGACATTTTATATCCCAGGTGACTTTTTCTAAGTTTCTCAATAGTCTCTGGGCTTGCCTTCTTGCCGGTGTTTGCTATTGAAATCTTTTTTCTGGTCTCGGCTGAAAGAATACCAGACGATTGTCCCGCTCTTAGGTTGTAACCATTGGGAGAGAAGCTGTCTAATTTTTTGACCCAATATACCTCCCTACTGTCTACCTCCGTTTGGGAACACCCATCTTTAACTTCTTCAAGCAATTCTACTTTGAAATGACGCTCACCATATTTGGATATAGCGAACACTATTGGCATTCGTTTTTTAGTTTTCCACCTAGCTTCCGCACAATGCCTTTTGAATCTATTGTCTATCCCACGTCATGTTTGTCCAACGTAAACCTTGCTGTTTACGTCATTCGTGATTTTATATATGCAAGCTTTCATACTTACAAATAACCACTTTTCTACCGATCTCCTCTTTAATTACCCTCATTACTTCCTAACATAAAATGTAAGGTAATCATGTATACCTGACCATTGAGGAATATCTATATCGTCTGTCTCTTCCCAATTTTCAGCCAACGTGCAGAAGAAGCTATCATCCCCCGTGCATCCGTACCCACCTTCTCCAACAAATATCAACTTGTTGCCTAAGAATTTCTTCAATGTATTGTTAGCCATGGGATCGTCGTATGGGGGCCAGACAAGCATAAGAACTCCATGAGTTCCGTATGCCGACATGGCCGCTTCATTACTCATGTCCTTCACATCGATAAACGGATCTCTTGACAATTCCTCTTGATGAGACGAAAGGTTGTCAGTAACGGTAACGTTTATACCTTCGTCTCTCATTAGTTTTGCCCAAAGCCCCAGACCGCCTCCTACCTCAATAACCTTATCGTTTTGTACGAATGCTTTAATCTGTTCAATAGCCTCAATGTTAGGGACGGACCATCCGTAGTTATTGATATACTGCCTGCGTCTATAGTGTTCTTTCATGTACCTGTCGATATCATCGCCCGCATCGCCCTCATACCTCTTGGCATTAGGGTCTATCCAATCGGGTCCATCGGGTCCAAAGCGTGAAAGCTCGTCGTACAGATTGGCGAACTTGAACCAGTTCATCCCTCATAATTCAAAAAAACGACAAGATCTACCTCTGAAAGGATTCAATACCGACCTTTTGCCCACTCTGCCTTTATAATCCAAATCCCGCCCGGCACCATCTGTGTATTTCCTGCGGAATAGCCATCCACGCCTTCCTCGGACTTATCGCTTGCTGACGTATCAACGCCCATAGGTCCTCAATGACCGTTCCCTTGTTATGAGCTACCAACCATCCAACAACGTTTCTGTCCCTCCAGTCCCCGCTTCTCCATGGCTGATCCGCTCCCTTAATGTCAGGATTAACCTGTTCAAACCATGAATGAGTCTCAGGCGAAACAATGTCCGCACCAGTTGGACCAATCTTGTATGGCTGAGATGTATGCCAATGATTAGCATCAGCACGAACAAATCCAAAATCTTCATCATCTCCAGCAAACCATACTGGCTTGCGTTACAGGGAAACAACCCTTCGATACCCTTGAAGGGGTAGTCCTTGAGGCAATTAACGTATGCTCGCCATCTTAGCCCCTGATCTAAGAAACAGAGCGTCAATTCCCACAGCTATAAAGCGATACCCTTGATTCACCGCTTGTTGGACGGCTCCTCTGTCGGGCTCAACGACATGAATGCCAGCAGGTTTCTTGTGATACGAACATGTCTCCATGTATTCTCTCAAAGCCTTCTCAACGATGGGATGATCAAAGTCCCCGCAATGTCCCAACGTTCCGCTTAGATCGTACGGACCTACAAATGTAGCATCAACATCGTCCATCGCTACGATGTTATGTAGATCCTGAAGAATGTCCTTATGTTCTACTTGAAGGATAACAGCGATCTCGTTGTTAGCTCTTTCGATGTAGTCTTTGAAGTTGTTTCCATACATATTAGCAACGCTGAATCCGAACCCTCTATCGCCATGCGGAGGATACTTGCATTCGGCAACAGCATTCCTAGCTTCCGAGCAATTCTTGATCATAGGCACTATGATCCCGCCCGCACCGGCATCCAAGGATCGATGGATCCAAGTAGGATCGTTGTACGGAACTCTTACAACAGGCGATACGTCGCATCTATTGAGGATGCGGAATATGTCTGCTAATGACTCGATATTGATTGCACCATGTTCCAGGTCAACGCATACCCAGTCGAATCCTATGTCTGCCAAAATTTCGGCAATGGCGACATGAGGAATCTGCATCCATGTTCCGAATGTCAAACGCTCTTCTCTAATGAGACGCCTTAGATTTTTCATGCTGAGAAACTCGATCCACAACCGCAAGTGCTAGTAGAATTTGGGTTCTCGAATACAAAACCTTTACCCATCAATCCCTCTGAGAAATCAACTACTGTCCCGTTGAGGTAAAGATAACTTTTAGGATCGCATATCACTTTAAGACCATGTTGAGAAAACTCTTCATCACTGTCATCCTTATCTTCTGTAAGATCAAGCAGGTAGCTAAAGCCTGAACATCCTCCGCCTTTGATTCCTACCCTAAGATGTATTCTGGCAATATCGATCTCTTCTTTCAAAGCAATATCTTTGACTTCGTTCGCCGCTATTTCTGTTAGTTCTATCATTCTTCGGCTTCCCTACCTACATAGTCGTCAATTGCTTCATGATTTCTTGCGTACACCATAACCATTGCTGTAAAACGATCAAGAGAGACGCCCTCTGGGAGGTCCCCAACAGAGGCAATTTCTCTTTGCAATTCTTCAAAAGAAGCTGTTGCGGGATCTATTTTGGATGTATACCGCAAGAACATCAAAGCCGCTTTTACTTGACGAAGTCTTTCTTCGTTATCGATTTGATTAAACCAATTCATTGATCATCCGGCTTGGGCTCAAGAACATGAAGTTCGTTTTCCGCCCTTGTGTACGCAACGTACTTCAGGTTCCCTTCCTGAACCAAGTCTTCAGAATTTTTGGCATTAGGATGTGGGAATAACTGGTCTTCTACGATAAAGACTCTCTTGAATTGCATTCCCTTAGCCTTGTGGGCTGTGGTAAGTAGAACAAATGTTCTGGGGTCTTTCTTCTTCATGTCCTGAACCTTCTTCGCAGAATCTTCATCAACACCCCTAAATCTTTCCACTAAATATGTTCTTAAATCTCTTGTGGTATTTACCCTGATATTCAATTCCTGATCAAAGAAATTCATTTCCCTGAGATGGCTTACAACACTTGTTAACGCCTCGGTAGCCTCTGTTACCTTACTCAATGCTTCGCTCTTAGCTATACGACCCTTCCATTTCTTTTGCTTGTCTTCTGAATATCTAATTAATTCAGACATAAACTGATCTATACCCATCACTCTCTCGTTTTTGTTTTGGTCTTTGCCAGCTACGCTTGAGATATGCTTGGTCAGTTCTTCAGAAAAGTTCTTTCCAAGAACGACAAAATTCATTCCTCTTTTCAGTAGATCCATAGCGGCTGATGTGAGAGGTGCATTAACTCTAGATATGAATGCCGTCTCCTCTTTCAGCTTACCCCCACCATCCGTCCACTCATCTTGCAAACCCATAATAGCGTTATCGTACGACATGCCTTCTGTAACTTCTCCATCATGTTGCAAACCAGCTTGAAGGTCGTGTACGTTTGTGTTCTGATTAACGTAGTCAATGATATTCTTACCGCTTCTGTAGTTGGTTGGAAGCTCGTGCTGAGCCCCTCCTGTGTTTTGCGTTATCGTATCAAAAGTTTCATTTTCTCCCCCACGGAATCGATAAACAGCCTGATTGGGATCCCCCACTGCAACTATCCTAGCCCCCTGTTCCTCCAGTTTTTGAAGCATAAGAACTTGGCATCTATTGAAATCCTGAACCTCGTCTGCCAAGACGACATCATACCTCGGCCAACTTATTTGGTCTGCATAGATAGCGGAATACCAAAGCGTATCATCCTGATCTCTTAAACCTCGGAATAGATTCCTATTTGGATCTGGCTCTGGAAGAGGATTATCCGGAGTAGAATAATGGAGCATATCCATGGCCTTATCTATGATTTGCGGAGTCCAATCTCTAGCATTTGGTGAAGGAACCCCATTTTTGTTATCTTCTAATGTAACATCAATAGTAAAGCTCTGAATCAACCCCTTTAGGAGATCGGTAGCACCTGGATCGCTTGGGATGACTGCAAAGTTTTTAGCCAAATTGGCGAGCCTTGATATGGAAATTTTTGCAGGCCAGTTAAGATGCCTGGGGAACGTACTGTCGTTTTTCATATAAGCATCAACCATCCTAAACATCCTAGATCCACCATATCCTTTCGGAATTAGACTGGAACTATCAATCAAATCCATTTTAGCACTCTTGCCCAAAATATTTCCTAAGAACGAGTGGCTTGTTTTTACCTCAACACCATTGGGAAATTTACCCTTACCGGAAGATGCTTCTGTTTGATTCTTTTTGCCGAATACGATGTATATCCACTTCTCGGCAGGATCTTTGAATGACGCCAAATGCTTAAGCATAGTAGTCTTGCCTGCCCCAGCAAGAGCATTCATCATAATATTGTCATCAGATTGAAGGAACGAAACTTCTACGCCCTTCTGTTCAGGACTTATCCTGTCGTCGGGTATCCTACCTTTGACTGCATTCGGATCATCCGGCTGTTCGTCTTCCTGTTGAGCATCGCCATCTTGACCAGACGGTTGGGAAACCACCTTCGGCTTAATGATTCTGATCTGATCTCTACCATTGTAGTTTTCCCATTTAACGATACCGCTGATTCTTATAACGTCTCCGGCGACGAAACCTTCATCGTCCATGAAAACAGCCATCTTAACTCCAGAAGCCTCTTCCAAAAGATAGTAATGATTGTATTTTGAAGGCTTGCTTACTAGAACTGTGAAGTCTTCCTCTATAGCATCTCCTTCATTGTACACCGTGGGAGCAACGGCAGGAGTCGCTGGTGGCTGAGGTTGAGCAACCGGTTGTTGAGGTTGGGGCTGAGTCCCAGGAGTTGCGGTCAGGGGCATTAGATCAACGCCCATACTTTGTTCAAGATAGTCTTTAGCTCTTTGATTGGCTGTAATGTGAGTTACTTCTATGGCCCACGCTCTGGGAACTATGCCATCCCATCTAAATCCCATCTTACTAAGATCTTGCCTAAAGTCGTAGGTGGCCCCACCGGTTAGGGTAAAATAGGGGGTTCCTTGGACGTCAACCACATTAGATTGGATGCCTCCAGCGGCTAAAACGATATGAGTATACCAGTTACCAAACAATATTCTGCCCTTTGCATGGGATTATACCATATACCTTCGGGCAAAAGAAGGGCTTTACCTTTGTCGAGTTAGGTTTTTTATCTCTTGGCGTAATGCGGCCATTTTTGACTTGATTTGTTCATCGGTCCAGTCGTCATAAAGGCATCCCTCGTCCTCATAAATCTCTACCCAATCTCCATCACCATCCACTGACAATTCGCTGAGAATTTCGGCTATCTTGAATGGGTCTTTGTTATCAATAGCTTTGATCAAATCCTCATTACCACCTTCACGACATTCCATACGGTCGATAGCAAGACATTCCATGAACCGTTGTAGTTCTTTTTTGGTTCGCAATGTCTCTTCGGAAACACTGTCTACATCGTAATCGTGCATGTGAACTTTGTACATCTTCTATCCCTGTTTTTCTTCGAGGATCAATTTCTCTTTTTCTCTGGCTATATTTTCGATCCTGTCTCTGATTTCCCCATCGGTTAGAAACGCAGGAGCAGGGGCATTCGTAGGATCATATTCTGCTATCTCCACATACTCCCCATTGCAATCTTCGTGAATCTTATTGTAAATCCTTACTATCTCGTCGATATCCTTGTCTTCTATTGCCTTAATCATGGCATTATCTTGTTCGTAATTTCTGTCTCCCGGTATACTGACTTCGTCACCTATAGCATCTAATGCTATTTCGGCCAAGAAGCGAAAGGTCTGATTTCTATCCTCAAAATCTTTTTCATAAACGAAGTCAGGGTCATGGTCATACATCTTCAGATGATACATAAGTCATCTCCTTTGTCTTTTGCCCAAGCTACATCGAACCATGGACTTCCACATTCTCGGTATGTCCTGTTCATGGGGAATGGGGGACTACCTTGACCCTTATCGAACTTCTCTTTCTGTTCGCAAAACTCAAGAAATTTATCAAGATCATTACATTCATAAAGCTGGATGATTTCTGCCCACTCCATCCAACGCCATTCATTGTCTATCTTTTTCGGCAAGAAGAGGAACCTCTTGATTGTCCGTATCTTCTCTCCTCTGGGTCCAGGTTTAGGTGGTCTGGCTGCTACTCTCATGGTTGTAATCCCGTTTAATGACATGAGGGATTACTATAGCATATTTACTATCACTTCAAAAACGTCTAGCAAACTGGTCTAACCAGCCTCTATGTCATATTTGCGTTGAAATATTGAGGATCATCAGTCACATCACGAAGAACCCAAGGCGGCAATTTGAATTGATGATCTACATGAGGAAGCTCAACCTCAGCAATGACAAGGTCACGATCCAGGAATTCATCAACTTCCCAAACCATGCCATCGAATTCAACAACGTACCTATTCTTGCGTATGATGGGAGGAGGACATAGCCAAAGCATTTCGCTGGCATCGTTTATTGGAATCTCGTACTCGAACTCTAGAGATGAAGCGTTCTCTTTCAGTCCCTTGACAGTAATAAATCCTCTGTTCTTTCCATTATGTCCTACTGTACGAATACGCACGGTTCTCTCGGGATCTCGACTAAGATACCCCTGAGAAATAGCATGACAACCGCTCGACATCTTGATGACGTCTTTTATGCCCAAGATTTTGAATTTACGTTCGATTTCTACAGCCATTGCTACATCTTACTCAAATACTACCACTTCCGATGCCATCTGCTGCTGCTGCTGCTGCGCTCACCATGTCGCCTGTTGCCCATATGTCTACTATGGGGCATGTGACGCCTACGATGACTGTCTCTTATGACCATATAGCCTCGATTGTCAGGAAGGATAATAACTATTCTGACTCGTTCCCTATTGAAGGCAGGGCGGTAAGAAAAATCAGGACGATGCCACTGATAGCGGTCTTTGCAGCCCCTTCTTCCCAAGTCATTGGATCTGTGCTGCCTTAGCTGAGTTTTGCCTTCCCGGTCGTAGCGATGTCCTCGATCTCGTCTGCCGTCCTTAGCCATGGCCGGAGATGTAAAAGCCAAGGCCATGATGGCTACTAAAACTATAATCCATTTTGTCATATTTGCTCTCCTTTCTATCTATTATAACGTCCAAAAGCTCTAAAAGTTGCCAGAATCCGGACATGACGCCGGATATCTGTCCCGATAGCCCATAATTGGCCTCAAATCTACCAGATTAAATCCCTTCTGTCCGGATTAAGCAGAACCTCTGCAAACCCACCATGCCCACAAATGGGCTTCAGGAGCTTTGTGAAGAAGATGTTTTCTATCTGTCGATATTAAGGCATGAATACAGTAGATACCCCATGCCGTCTATGCCACTCTTTCGGCTTCTGTCAAAAATACGAACAAGACTACGCCAACCATGTAGACAAAAAAGGTGTATGGCAAAAATGCATGTCCCCTATCCGTAAATGTCAGCATGCCATCGCCGATTTCCATTTAGACAAACTCCAAGGAGTCGATATCCTAGAAGTAGGATGCGGAAGCAAACGAAAAGGCGAATTCATCAAGAACTTGGTTACTCCCCATTGCCAATGGCGAGGTATGGATATTAAGAAGACTGACCTAACAACTGACATAGGAAGAGTCGAGAACATGCCATTTAACGATGAAGAGTTTGACATTGTTATCGGCAATCAGACGATGGAGCATTGGGACGACATCCCCAAAGCTTTGAGCGAGATCTACCGAGTCATGAGGCATCCTGGCGAATTGTACCTCAACGTTCCTATCTACCTTCATGGGTCAGAATATTTCGTCACTGGCAACTTGGAACCTGTAGCCAAAATGCTTAAGGAAGCCGGTTTTCACAACATCGTTGTGGAAACATGGAGAAAGGGCCATGAAGGTCTGGGAAGATACTTCCCCGGCGAATCGAAGAAGCATTGCAAGAAATTCGGCATGAAGATAGAAGATACAACTTCAGCCTATATCGCAAACTTCACCTGCGATAAATGATCACGATACAGAATCAGCAAACTCAATCGCATACTGCTTCGCCTGATCCAATGTCTTAGCAGGACCGTCATACTGAGTCTCATTGCCGCTAGGCGTAGCTGCCACAGGTTCATCTCCGATTCCAAAGTTACTCATAGCTCTATGGCTCCACCCCCACCAGTTCTGACTTTCCTCTTCGAACCCTATCGAGCAAACATCATGATCATCGCATGAAGCCTCTGGAGCTATACCCTTTTCTTCGATAAGCATCTTGGCTGTTTCCACATCCCCTATGTAGCACCCGCTGTCAGCGTAGGCGGATTCCATTTCCACCCTTCCATCTTCGTCATTACCCACCTGAGTATCTTCGGTACGAACTTCATAGCCGTCGAATTTTTCTACGTTGAGCACCTTCTTCTTTAACTGAGCTTGTTTATACCAGTTCATTGAGATCCTCTTGGGCGGGCCTTAGACCTTCGCCTTTTACCAATAGTTCAGATTCAGCATACCCACGTTGGAATAGATCTATGACAGCTACAACATCCTGCTTATTAACTACATAAGTATCTGGATCAACCCCTTTCTGGGTAGCAAAGAAATTGGCTGTTGACATATCTAAAGTAACAGGAACAACAGGCCCCTTAGGAACCCCTCCTCGATGTACGGTTATCCACTCTGGCATACCTTGCAATGCCTGCTGAGATAATCTAACAACTTCATCTCTTGCTGCCAAAATTTCATTCCTGAATTCAGGACCATGCATATTGGCCAGATCTTCCTCGTTTATGCCTAAATCTGAAAGAGCATCATACATATCAACATCATCATCAAACAGATTTGCTATTACATCTGAACCAGATGACGTATCCATAAAGTTACCCTGAACATTCAGTAAAGCCTTAAGCCCCCTACTATTAACCTGTTCAGGCCCTAGCTTGCCCGGAAGTTTAGAAGTTTCTTTATACCAATTCATTCTACAACCCCAATCGGTTCGAGTACCGTTCCATCCCAAGTTCTCCATTCGCCCAAAGACGATACCTGATATCCCATAGCATTGGGCTTGGGAACAAACTCCATGATCGAAACCTGTTCTGGATCTACCTTCGACAGCCCTACGGCATCGCTCAAAAAGAACAAAGGATTTAAAGGACCACCAGCCTCTTCCCTGAACGTTATCCACTCTTTGTACAAATCAAAACGCTTGTCAATCAATTCATCCGAAGTAAGCCTTCGACGGAACCTTGTATACTTAGTCTCCACCCCAGTGCCATGGGGCCATGCTTCTCCCACAGGTTCCCACTCCCATTCGTCCTTCTCATTCTGTTCTTCAACTGTTTTGGGGAAAATGAAAGCGTCTGTATATTCATACCCTTCAAGAGTAGCCTTGATGTCAATTGGCATTTCGTCTGTATCTTTTCTGCTGTGGTAGTAGTAGATATTTTTCAACCAAGGTCTATCCGCATCTTCCCCCTTTGCTGCCATATCTAACATTTGCTCGATTGAGATTTTATTCTTGGCTACTTTCACGCCATCCAGCAACGAACTCTTGATAGCCCTGGCGACATCGATGTCGGTCGTAAAGCTGATCGTATCGCTTGCTCCTCCGCCAAGACCTAATCCAAGACCCTGAGATAATTCTTCTCTGGTCTTCAGACCGCTATTGATAACTTCATCTCTTGCTGTCGTTACATGGTACAATCTCTGCGGCAAAGGCTTAACTGTTTCGATATTGCCTACGTTAAGAAGGAGACCTCTGTCCCTTGCAGTTTGGGGATTTATTTCTCCCCTTCCTATGGCACGTTGCATTTGGCCCTTCCATTCTCTCCTTTTGTTCCACCATTCTTTATAGGCATCCTCATCGTCGCCATAGCGTTCATCCCATGGACCGGCATAATCCTTTTCAGACATATCCCAAAGATTGGATTGTGACTCTTTATGCCAGTTCATCTTGTCCGCTTCCATTAGGTCGGCTGACAGGTCACGCCACGCCAGGTCGATCCACGCCTGTTCATGGGTTCCAATCAGAGCATGGTCCACGCCACTGCCATGGATGCCGCTCTCGTGATCAGAGATGCGGACCTCGATCACTTCATCGCCCCGATCCAGCGTGACGTATTGGCTGAAGGAGCGGGACGAAGGCTCGGTGTACACACTCCAGCCGTGCGACCTTGCCGTGTCCGTGACCGCCGCAACGGCCTGCTCGACCCATTCAACTCGGGCATCGTCATCCGCCAAGTTGGGGTCTATCGCCGGAGGCAGATCAATGGCTTCCGGCTCGGCTACTTCGGCCTCCTCATCTCCAGGTTGATTGGCTTCTTCGACAAGCTGACGATAATATGATCTAGCCAGACTTTCTCCAGCAGGCGTCATTTGCCCTAAAATCTGATCTGGTTTTCTATTCTTCATCCATTCAGATAATAGATAAGTACCTATCCCCATACTTTGCATTTCATCCACAACCCACACGCCAGGAACTCCCCATTCATCAGATACTAGACCCACAGCCTCGCCTTGCTCAAAAGCTACAATAGTGTTATTGTATAAATCCTTGCCTTGCAATCTTATTTCTTCATCAGTTAAATACAAAGCCAAGCCCTTTTCATCTCTAACTATTTCATCATTATCATCTGTTCGCACGTATTTGTTTTTCTCTCCATTCTGCCTAAACTCAATAGGCATATCTCCAAATACCTTTTGGGAATGTAAAACAGGATACCCTTCTATCTGCATCCAAGACAGGCCCTCTCTATCCGCATAATCTTCATAAGCATCAGACGAGATATCTCCTGTACGATGATGGTCTATGAATTCATCCTCTGTCATATCTGTTACATTTTGTGCAAATTTATACCAGTTCATCAATACCTCACCATATGAGCAGAACCATCTGAATTCGTTGATTCAATATCAAAACCAAAACGATCCTCCAGAACGTGGACTAACCTTGGATTAATAACCCATAATCTCATCATCGTTTTCATATCATACTGACTGCTGAAGCTTTCGTAATACTCTATGGCCTCTTTGATCAGCTTGATTCCTACCAATCCTTTCCCTCTAAATTCCGGCAAAACAGAAATGTCAAATGAAAACACAGATACGTCATCCTCATTACCCCATCCGCTGGAAATCGCACCAATCACACGACCATCCTCAATAGCCAGATGAGATAAGTCCTTGGTAGAATCCGGCCTTACTCCACTGTCTTCAAAGACCTTATCAGCTTGATCGGCCAGGTCGTAGATATCCTCATCAAGATCGATGTCTATATCATCTTCCAATGAGAACGGAACGATATTCACAGCTTGCTTATACCAGTTCATCTTTGTCCTCATTCTGATCTAGAATCATAACAGCATTCGAATCTGGGTACTTGTTGACGAATCCCATGTCCTCGTACCATTTTCTTAGCTTCTTGGAATTCAATCCAGGTTTCCCTCTGCCAACTTGGCCATGAATGGGAGCCGGTTCGATAACAACCTTAACTCCAATCTCTTTAGCAACAGACAATAATTGCTGCATAGCTTCATTTCCTCTGCCGGATTTTCGTTCCGAAGGATCGACAATAATACCGGAAAGAGTGATTTGATCATCCCTAGCAGAGTAAGAGTCTCCTACCATGACATAGTTCTTATGGGGATATAGATCATTACGAGACAGACCCAGCTTAACCTTGCCGTCTTGACTGACTAGCGTAGGATAAGTGTAGGATCCAATGTTCATAGCATTGGGGTTCATGCTCAGGTCTTCCATGTTCATGGCTTCTTCATAAGTCCAGCCATATTCTGCCATTTTATCAGCAATCATTTGGACCAGGTTGACATTGGACTCGGTCTGTGATTCTTTATACCAATTCATAGCTTATCTAATGTTCTATAAATGGGGGTCATTATCCTTGCTGATAGAAGGTTATGCTATCCTTATTGCCGAAATTGAGGTATGAACTGGTTTAAGAAGATCTCGTCCGTCACCTTCTCCCCTTCCGGGACCCATGGTATAGCCCAACCCATGAGCCTGCTGGATCTATCTTCAGACCTATTTAGATTCGCAATTAAGAACAAAATAATATCAGGAAAACACAATAGCGTAGACGTAGATGGAGACAGCGACTGGATGTCAGGCTTGGGCATTATTAACTTCTACCTGACAGACGATGCTACCCTAGAAGATGTTAAAAGAGTCGTAGATGCCTATAACGAAAGCCAAGCAGGACAGGTCTATATTCAGGTGGGAAGGCAAGAACAATCCGGTATGATGGCTGGAGATGTTGTTCGACTGAACGTTATCAAAAATACTACATCAGACAGAGAAGAAGTGCCAGAAATGAACTTGGCTAATGCCAATGCCTATAAAATGATGCAAGTACTCAAAAGGTTTGGACTAAATATTGAAGATATCAATAATGGATGTATCGATGTGGACGACTACATGGGGGCAAGACAGTTGATGACCGATCAAACATTAAAAGAACATGAACAAAAATTCGACATGAATAGAGACTGGGACCAAATGATGGGGACATATCAAGAACCAGAACCATGGGAACAATCAGAGCCAGAAGAACCAACGCCAGAGAATGTTCATGGTCCTGACTTTGACTTGAATAGAATAAACCAATACCTGTCAAGATTAGACGGTATCGCTCAATGGACCATTGACAACGATCTTCCTGATCGCAGAATTTGCTGGAGCTAACAGAATATAGACGCCTTTACGATCTTGTCGTTTTCGATATGAACACACATTCGATTGGGAATGGCACAGTAATCCAGATGCTCCTCAATAAACTTCCCATCAACACTCAAAATGCTAACGAACAACGGCTTGCCCTCTCTGTCCCTCTTGCCCTTAAGAGCAAACTTAGCCTCCCTGTGCGTTAGACCTATAATGGACTGCTGAAGAGCCTCTCGTTCTTCTGTCGGATTCATATTAACTCCCCAATACCATAGGATATTTACCAAAACCTATCTTCTCGCTGTCGATGGGGTCTTGAGGTTTATCAAACGCTGACGGAACAAGATATCCAAACAAGCAACTTCCTCCCCATCCTTCTTCGTAAGCATTGCCATCATGAACCCATATACTGACTCGCATCCAACCACTTTCTGCCCAGACTTCGAACAACTCGTCAAAAACAAGCTTCTCTCTGAAAGCAATGTATTCTTCTTGGTTTTCGTGCGGGATTGCAATGCAGATGTTAAGTCCGTACAACTTGTCTTTGTCTTCACAGTCTTTGGGAACAAGATTAAAAGGCATGGCAGCTAGACATGACATACTGGATATGGGAATACTATCACGCTCTCCAGTCTTCTGATTTACGAAGAACATTTTCTTCATGGCATTCCTACGCAAAAAGGAGGCTCTCTAAAAGCCTTAAACACCAAACCATTGCCGATTACAAGTGGAACTACTTTAGCAATCATGTCAATACACGATTGCTCGTCATCGAACTTGCAGAAAGTGCAATCCCCAGTCATGACTTTCTCCATACCGTCAGCACGATATGGAGGAGTTCTCATAGGGTTAAAATATAATCCCCATTGTTCGGTCTGGGAAAAGAGCATGAATTTAGCATCGATGCCGTAGATCTCTCCAAGATCCTCATCGACCACGAACCTAGCCATGAAATCTTCAAAACTATTGATCTCTTCTGGATTAAAATAATCTCTGATACTCATGCAATATAGATCGTCACACAAATTGCCAGATCTTGAACCTAGAACATGAAGCCGTCTTCGTCGTCTTGTCTTTCTCGCTCAACTATATAGGGCTCCTCTACCTCATACGCTTCACTACCATAGGCTGGATCTATAGTATGAAAAGAACTATCACTCTCCGGGGTCCACCCTTTATCAGCCTTAGCTTGATACTCGGATGCTTTCTGATCGGAAGAATTCTGATCTCTGGTTCCAAGGTCAGCAGCCCAACGAGATCCATCTGTCATTTCGGCAACAATATAAAAGGATTCTCCATAGATGTGACCACTGGGATTCTCCATATCAGCTAACTCTGGATCTTGTCCAATCACCCCATAATCTGATCGGGCAAAAACTCGAACGACCCTATCTTTGTACCCTGAAGTTTTAACAATCCTCATAACGATATCCTTTATATGTACTCTACCTTGGCTACTTTCAGTGGACCATTGAACGCAATACTACCACCTCTTCCAACAAATTGCAACAAATCCTCTTGACTCATGATGGATTTCATCTTACGAGCAACATCCTTGACCATCTCTGAATAAGAGGCGTCAACATTATCAGACCCCTCCATCATCTCGTTTGTCGCATGAAATCCATCAAATGCCTCGTCCATCGAAACGTTGCCCCACTCCGGATTACGATCCTCTTGGATCATTCTCCTGTAAGCCTCCCAGACCTCTTTGACCCCCGGCTCGCTAGAAGAAGGATTTGTATCAGATAAATAGTCTGCAACCTGATCTTCATCAGGCATAGCTAAGTTGTAGTCAGGAACAGCATGGATAACAGCTACACCTTGAGCCTTGGTAATGCTGGAGATCTCTTTAGCATACTTAATTGCTGCGTCTTTTGAAAAGAAACAATAAACGCTATCCGGGTCTGAGGGGTTTCCGCCAAAAAACCCTCCGCTCCAATTGCCTGGTCCCGATCCTCTGGGAGAGATAATTCCATCTTGCTCAATCTTTTGGGCAAGAGAAGCTATCGTTCCATGATAAACGATGTTGGACAAAGATTGGGAAGTCTTGTACCAGTTCATACAGTTCGATATATCGCTCTAAAGTTCCTGGATCACGACGCTTTAAGCGACAAACTGTCGGGATTCAGAGTGTCTGATTATCAGATATCATGAATTGCGACATGAAAAACATATCCACCTACGTCTCTTGGGAAGTTTGGCAAATGATGCGACCAGCATTCAGGGCGGTCTCTGATAAGTACGGAAACCAATTTAGGCAAAGTATTTGTCGAGGATTTGATAAAGGAAGAAACCCTTCATTCCTAGCACAGAGGATACAACAAAGAATGTTAAAAGACCCGCAAGGAACCCAATATGAGGATTAACCTTTTCGGAGCCCCAGGCAGTGGTAAATCAACAACTGCCGCATGGCTGTTTTCAGAACTCAAAGTAGCTGGATATAACGTCGAACAAGTCACAGAATATGTCAAGTTCTGGACCTACATCCCCAGAGAAGTAAAGCCTTGGGATCAAGTCTACATCTTAGGCAAACAAATCCATCAAGAAGCGACGATCTTAGCCGGAGGAGCAGACCATATCGTTTCTGATTCTCCGCTGCTTATAGCTGTGTTCTACTCTTTCTATTATAACAACCCAATGCAATACGATCTACTGAACATAGCCCTTAGATTCGAAATGCACTATCCATCCATCAACATCTATCTCGAACAAGATGATATTATGGAATTCTCGGATACCGGCAGATATCACGGTAAAGAAGAATCTGCAAAAATCGATGCAGATATGAAAGACTATCTTACGATGTGGACTAATGGGAAGTTTACAAGATTAAAAGCAACGGATAGGGAAAATATAATATCCAATGTAGTCGATGCCTTGTCTAGTCATCAAAAAACCTAATCTTGTGACCAGGATACATGTTGATCAAATTCAATGTAGCGTCCTCAACAAGTGGCCTACTCCACCCTTCTGATGACAATAGTTTGGCAGACCCAAAATCTATTACTCTCATCGATATAAACCTTCGTCCTATGCGACCGTAGGAAAATATCCTGCCCAACTTCTTCTTCATAGAAATGTTTTGATCTTCAAATGTCCGATGATCGGTCTTGACTTCTTCTTTACTCAAGACGATAAGCTCATTGTTCAGAGAAGACCACCACCAATAAGATACACAATCTTCTTCATGACCTATTGAACAATAATTAAACGGAACCCACTCATCTAAACTTATCTCCATATTACTATCGACAAAATTTCGGCACAAAAAAAGCGACCCTAATAGGTCGCTCTACCGCACATGCCGGGAGGTTTATCCAAGATATGACGTTATTTCGTATTTGCCCGAAGGCATAACACACCAAGATAACGTTAGCATAGCATTCTTAACAGGAGATCTCTGACCGTCTACTTCCCATACCAAATCAAAGTCTGCCCGTTGGTCGGCAGCTTGAGGGTCTCCACATTCCTTACCCCCAAGTAACATGCCATTCCAATTCGACCCCTCTTCATCTATGGGGTAAACATCGTGGGCTTTGAGGATATCAAACAAACCCTGAAGCGGGATTTGCTCGAAATACTTGCCTGTCAAAAGATCGTATATCTTCCGGCTTATGCTACGCTTCACCTGAGGAGGCAAAACTTTTGGCATTGGCAAGGCACTTTCATTTTCCCATCCCGCTGTCCTGATTACCCTCATGCCCCCATTCTCCTCTCAGCCATCATCTCCTGATGAGATTCCCAAGCACTTTGAGACCTCTCTTCTAGATACTTAATGAACTCTTCGTCCAAAGGTTCCGGAACAACTCTTTGACCCTTACATTCGTAACATTGAACGTCATATCGCCCGCTTGTGTATTCTTCTGCAAAATCTGGATCTTCAGCAAAATCCTCTCCCGTCAATCCACCCGCATCAATGGATGGATTGACATGAGTACCCTTGCCTTGGCAAGTTTCACAAACCACCCATTTGAAAGGAATCATTTTCCGTTCCGTTGTATCGTAATCCAGAGACCCGTCAGGACCCACAGGGGCTGGCATCTCTACCAAAGCTTGCATGTTCTTGATATCAAGCTTTTCGTACCAACTGCCTTTGTTGCCAGCCATGACTCGACTGTCGCCCATGTAATTGAGGTCGTCCATGATAGCTCTTGCATCTGAGTTAGACATCTTGTATCCTTTTGTTCTTATGGTTCTCATGGTTTAATATCCATCTGGGTAGTCATTGGGATTATAATCTCTGTCCCAAGCTTCTTGTCTTTCTATTTCATCCATAGGATCATATTCTGGTTCATCATATCCAACGTCACTCGTATCCAAGTCATCGTCGTCTATGGCGGGACCCCATCTCTCTTCTATCGTTTGGAACAATTCTTTTGGCATTTGGATTTTCGTTTTGCCGTCTATGATAAGAGTTGCTCCATTAACAAGCCTTTCATCAGATCCCTCTGGGGGATATCCGGGATCTCCATTCGATAGGGTATGAACACCTGGATCATAGTATCCTGAGCTTTCGTAATCAATAGATATTTCCATCGTATGATCGGAAGGGTTCGCTCCTAATGAAGAGAAATGTTGCATGATAAATGCAGAGACATCATCCGGTACGGCTGTATCGTTTCCTTCTTCTATAATCTCGTTCGTCTCTTCGGGTATGTATAATTCAACTGTGATGCTTCCGTATACTCCGCTCCAAGATTTGGAGCGTCCAGCACTCTTAAGCCATCCAGACCTTCTGCCGACTCTTATCCAATCTCGCTGATCCATCTGAAGCTTGTTCTCAACGGGCTGTTCTGGTTGCGTTGGTTGTTCTGGTTGAGTTGGTTGCGTTGGCAAAGGGCCATATTTAATCTCGTCTTCAGACGTCACGTTGAATCCCTTACCCTTAAGTGAAGCGATTGCCTGTTGTAACTGTTCGGCAGGCATAGGAACCCTAAACGATTGTCCTGTAAACATCCTCTCATTAAAATTCTGTGGCTTAACACTCTTAAGGTATTGTTTGGCTCTATTGCTTACAAATTCCAACACCACAGGACCACTACCAGGACCTCCATCATGCAATAATATATCCGCTTCTCTACGGCGACGAGAGGTCTCCATTTGAGCAGGAGTTCTTTCGTCTTCCCATGCCGTCTTCCATCCCGATGTTCTGATTACTTTCATACTGAATTCTCCTGCTTAGAACTTATCTATACCCTTCTGCTCAAATCGTCAGTTTCCTTCAATGCTATCGAATAAAGTGGAATCAGGTTTATTCTTGACGGAAGTTTTCTTGGGTTCAGGAACCTCTTGATTCAAGGATTTCAATATCCTGAATACGTCAGAAAATTTACTGTACTTGATGCCCCACTTTAATCGCTGTAGCAAATGAGAATTAGATCCAGTATAAACATACCGTTTGCCATCAATATAGACTACAAGCCTGCCCGTAGAGTCGTGAGCCGCAATTTGGACTTCAGTAGCAATCTTAAACCAGTTCATACATTATATTCGATTATTTCATATGATGAACCTGGAAACAAAAAAAAGGCCCCTCCGTCCATGCGTAGGGACGAAGAGGCTAGAAACATGAAGCATTTACTCTATCTATATCGTCATATTGACGGATTATACATCATCGTCAAAATCATCTTCTATAGGAGCGAACTCAATAAGATAAGTCCCACCAACAATGATCTCTTGACCCTTTTCGGTCATGAAACATGCTCTCTCTTTTGAATATGAAATATTAGTGACATTTTCCCAAGCAAGGAAGGGCTCCTTGGGATTAGGGGTATATAACACTACTCTACCTTTTCTGTCTGACATGTTTGTTCTCCTATGTATTACCTATCGACAGAACTCAAATTGTAATTGAATTTTTGGCACAAAAAAGCGGCACGAATGCCGCTTGGAAAGGCGTGAAAGTAATTTTATGCCATCTGCTGTTGCTGAGGTTGCTGAGGTTACTGTTGTTGCTGCTGCCCTTGTTGCTGTTCCTGCTGTATCTCTTGGATCTGCTGTTGTATGCCCTGTAGCCTTTGCTGTAATGTCTGCTGTAGTTGTTGCAATTTCTGTAAATCAACCTGCTGATCATGCGAACCCACGCCAGCAGTTTGCGGACCAGAAACTGGTTGCTGGGAAAAAGTACCAGTGTCCTAATCTACCACTTCTTCCATTTCCTGTTGAGGCTGTTGAGGCTGCTGAGGCTGTTGTTGAGTCTGAGGCTGAGTCTGCTTGTTCCACCACCCCGCCTGCTTACCTATCCGCCTCCACTCATTCTTGCTCATCTTAAACGTATAACCACCATCGTCTTTCAAGATGAGTTGGGAACCTGATTTGCTAGATAGTTTTTTCATTATATTCTCCTACTGGACCTCGATGGGGTGCCTCTTCTTTGCGAAAATCCCAACTACGATCTACATGTTTATTTTCAGCCAAACCACTTTCATATGGCTGATGTTCTTTGATTATGGAAATAAGGTAATCCGCATACCCCACTTCTTCATCATGAGTAACTATGTCTTTCCTGGAATTGAATGGAATACCTCTTAGCTTGAGCCACCCTTCCATCAACTTAACAGCCCCAGGTTTCCCAGCTTGCAAAAACTGAGTATAAAGTTCTTCAAAATCTGTATCGCCTTCAATGATATCAGCCTCTTCCTCTTCCGTAGGGAATTTGTCATTCCATTGCCAAGATTGGGCTAATTTCCTTTCTGCTACGTTTCTCACCTCTTCCTCTTTGGCCGGAATTCCCCAACCTCCGCAAGGTATGCAAGACTTAAGATCAGGAAGAGGAGGAACCTCACTCTTTGGATAAAACATCAGTCTATCACATTCAGGACATCTGATATATTCAATCATGCCTTGATCCCGCTTGTATCCCGCTGTCCTGATTGTTCTCATCTATCTACTTTCCCCACAATTGGGTAGATTCCTTTGGGATTCCTATTTGATTTGGAAGAACCAGTTCATGCCGCTTGACCCATCTGGTTCAAAACATTACCTATGTAAGTCTCTATCCACCTGGCTACTTGTTCTTCATTATATTGACCTGACTCAAGATATTGTAAAGCATACTGCGACATTGTATTCGATACGTTCTGTCCCCAAGAAACCTTTTCCTTATCGTCAGCCCCCAACGAATGAGTCCTGTTTCCAAAAGAGATACCATTCGCACTTGCCCACTGCTGAACTGCCACCTGAATGTCGTTGACAGCTTCTTTGTTGCTAAAATGGATAACTACTCTGTCATTGTGACCCAAATAAGCAGTCGCCGTTGAAGGAACCTTGTAATCTAAATTAGATTGATAAGATGAAGCTATTGGCTGTAGGTATTGAAATAAACCTCCTATGCCTCCAATGACTTTTTCAATGTCTTCATCACTTGGTGTGAAATATAGTTTGTAATTGCCGGATTCTTGAGGCAAACCTTTTTGGACATCCCATTGAGCCCAAGCAGGATTGCTAACACTAGAACTATTTACCGCAGCTATGTATTGTTGCTTAATTTCCGTAGACACATTGGCTGCCGCCTGTTGCCAACCAGGATGAGTCGTTATCGCTTTATACAAAAATCCAGACAACTGGGCCTGATCTTTACTTGACAGTACAGAAACTAGACCAGAGTGGGATATCTGTATGACTTGATTAGCTTGTTTGAACCAGTTCATATGTATATTTCGGCAACAAAAGAAAAAGCCCTCCGGCGAACCGGAGGGCTTTGAAGGCTGCCTGCCGCTTCAGTCGTCTTCAGGGAAAACAAGTTCCGTTTCACCCTTAGTGGACGTAGACGGAGCCCTCTTCATCTCTCTTCCTTCAATCCATGCATTCCAACTACGAATACAGACAGCAGTCAACTCGCTCATAGAGACCTTAAGCAAACCTTTGCCAGGCGTGTCTCCGACCCTTGATGAATTCAAAAGATCTCTAAGACGGAACCTTGGATCGTTTGCATGCAACAGTTCGCCTTCTGCAACTGCTGTCCAAAATTCAACCGCTTTAGCTGAAGACTCTACAAGAGTCTTGTACATCACCGCCAAAACGCTCATGCGTCTCAGATGTTTTTGCGACCACCCTATCTCGTAGCATTTGTTTACGGCATCAGCGTCAGCGGTTGAGAAGCATTCATCCAGCTTAACGCTTCTGGGTCTGTTGCTGTTCTTTTTGAAATCGTTACCAGCCAGTTCGACGGATGAAGACATGGTAGAGGCAAACTTTGCCCCCTTGCCTGCAAAAATGCCAATACTTGTATAAGGTTTGGCAATTTCCAAAGCACTTCTAGAAGATGCAGAATTATCAAAAGAGGCAAAGCATTTCGCAAGCTCTTCTTTACTGCTGACATCAACATACATAATTGGCATAGTCAATGTACATTTGCGATTACGCATTACTGTCAACGTATGCTGAGAATTCATCAGGACATGAGAGTGACTGCTTTGGTCCTTGGCTATGTAAACAAACCCACCTACGCATCTGGCTATAGCCACTATATTGGTATGAAAATCTTTTGACTCCATAAGATCGTTTATGAAAACTAAACGTGCGTCCTTGCAAAAACGCTGGTCTTCGTAAATGTTCATTGTCAGGAAATGATCCACTTGTACCGGGTCAACTTCTACGACTTCAAGACTTGACATTTTCATCTTCGGTCCCTTTCTAGGAGGCTTGGTTTCGTACTTCAGTCCAAATTATCCCAGATTTTGCCAGAATGTCAACCCCTAAACCCGCTATACGGGCTAAGTAAGGACAGATAAACGACGTAACCCCATGTAGTTTATGTAGTTACGCCGTTTATTTTCTTCTAGATGAGTCGGATTCTAGCGGACTTAGCAACGATGATGAGTCATTCGCCTACAAGAATGCGTAAGTTATTCGACAAATCCATCTTGAACTTGATTATTGTTTCTATGGGATCAACAGAGCCTTCTAATTCATCACATACCCCATACATATACCCTACCTCAGCACTAGCCATGGCGTGGACCATAAAATCCAAAATACGCATCATCTTTTTGTCCCTTGATGCGTCCAGATAAACCGGATGCTCCGAGTTCCATATCACAACCAATTTTCTGTCAACCTTATCAGCTTCGTAAAGCTGCCCACCTCTGCCCATCTTGGCAGATTGATACTCTACTTCACCCAATTTTCCGCTTTGCCTATTAACCCCCAACCCTCTTGACCTTCCGGTGTTTTTGGGAACTACGGTTCCCTTGCCATCTCCCGTATCTCTTTTTTCTTTCGATTGCGGTAGCGTGGGCAAAGCTAACCCTTTGGATTTTTCCCTTATCCTTTCTGATGCCGCATCATGAACCTCCTGAATGCCATCTGCGGTATTCTCAAGCCTTTCAGTAACACAGGCTTTGTATACTTTTGATGCAAATGGACGGAAGATTTCCTCAGACAATTTATCCTTAATGCTTTTAGATATCTTGTCTGGATCAATATTGGACTTATTGTTATTTGTACCTATACCAGAATCAAGTTCATGTGCCTTGAAGTAGATAGCCATCCTCATGCTATGGTGAGTGGTGTGCTTCTGATAGCAATCAAGCGTGGTCCCATGAGCTATTTCCCTGTTATTGCGATAAACATAGATGCCACAGGTTCTATTGTTGGTAGGAAGAACCTTGTCTCGCCTCACTTTATTAGGATCAATCTCATCTCGTTCTGGGAAAGACATACACCTGTAATGTATGGTGCCAGTCTTCTTTTCCCCGTCGTATTCAAACTCTACTTCAATATCTCCCTCTTCTGGTTCAACTCTAGGCGTTGCTATTTTCTTTAGTACCCAATCCTCCCATTCAAGAGGATCATACGCCTCCACTTCATCTCCATTGATTTGAATTTTAACTCCATCATAAATCTTTTTCCAGAATATACGTGCCATTCGTTTTTTTGCTATATCGGCTGTTTGAGTTGTGACAGATATGGGGAACTTATCCAAATCATCAACCACTACAATGGTCCCATGATCGCTTATGCAACTCTCTTCTATAATCTCCACATCCTCCCAGTCGGTGGGGGGAGTCGATATAACCCATTGATCTAATTCCACGATTTTGTTTATGTCCAAAACAGCCTTATGCCATTCCCCTCCCTTTTCCAGCGTCAGTATGGATAGCTTTTTACCAATAGCAAAGGATGCTACTTTCAACCCCATGCCGAAACAACCTAAGTCAGATATCTTGTCTTTTTCCAGATTCGAACCAAGACGAAGAGCTTCTTGCAAAGTGTCCTCATCCATACCGTACCCATCATCCGCAATGACAATTTGCGATTTTTTGTTTCTCTGCCTTATGAATATTCTTATGTTCTTACATTCGGCATCAATGCTGTTGTCTACTAGGTCCGCAAGCACTGTATACGGATTGTACCCAGCAGTCTCCCTTAATGCCAAAACAAGACGACCTGCATTTGGGGTGTTGTCTTTAAGATATGCGACCTGGGATTCAGACACTAGTTCTTGTGCGTTCATAATAGGTTCTCCTATTGTACGCCTTCAATGCTCGCCAGCACCAAAGACTGGTAAAGAAACTTTTGGTTCAAACCTCACATTGAGATCCAGACCAAGACGTAACTATAGCAAACTTTTAGACACAAAATCAGCAAAAGATAGATAGCCTACAAAATTGTTGGGGGAATTATGCTTTGTCGATAAAGATAATAGGCCCGCCATCGGAGTGGCTGGGCCTATGAGCCGCCAAGGAGGGGCTTAAGTTCTTCGAGAAGAACCAGTCTAGTTTCGGGGCTTCGGAACTTTCGTCTGGGGTTCGAATCCCCACGGCTCCATTTTACTATCGACATTTCCGGACAACTTGTCAGGAAAGCAATACCTCAATTTTAGAAACAGCTTAATCCATCACAGCCTTAACAGCCTCTATATGCTCAGGCAAAAACCTTGGACGACCCTTTTCGCTGGCACGATAGCAAGGAACAGCCCCAATCTTGACCAAATGAGCTAAACGCTGATAAGGAATACCTAACTCCTCAGCTACATCCTTCATTCGCTTTGCCTCAAATCGCCACTCAGGTAACTTGAACTTGTAACCGTAACACTTGATCGGAGACTCCCGACCAATGAAGTCAAAGAATACAGGTATCCCCCTAGCCTTGATGTAAACCCGATTATCATTGTTTCTATGACATTGTATTCCGACGCCCTGAAGCCTCTCTGCCAAGAACTCTACTCGATCAGGAGCAAACCCGTCTGTAGACAACCGAAGCGACACAGAGTCTCCTGATTGAACTACAGAGCCGTCACCGAGATACCAGAGCATAACAGACTTGGGAGTAATGCGAACATCATCAGGCGGCTGCTTGATCCTTTTGCCGGAATTGTCGGCGGGATACCAACGTTGTTTCTGGATGTATAAATCAGGATGAAACTTAGTTTGTCCATGCCAAATAATTCCTGATTTCATACTAGCATGCTTTCCATCCCAGAAACGAGACTGATAAGCATGAAAATATGACATCATATATTGGCAAAACTCCTCATGTTCAACTCCGCAGGTAATCCTAGCACTTTCTATAGACGACTTATTGTCATATTGAATATTGCCATCACCCAGTAGAAAACCATCTACCGCTTCCATCGTAGCCTCGCACATATAGGATATGCCATAATGCAGAGGATTGGGATCTCTGTTCCTTTTTGCCTCTGAACAGCTTCTGCCGATTCCCAGACGCTTGGCGTACTTATGCAGGGTTCCTATAGATATGCTATGCCCCTGGTCCTTGAGCATTGCCGCTATTTTGGGATAAGACATGCGTTCTGCTACATAGTGTTTGAGGAAAAATGCTTCGGTTAACAGGTCGGTGTGGTGTGGTTGTTCTCTCATAATAGTCCTATTCTAGCTAAAAACCAGGCACTTACTACTATAACTGTCGGCATATTCCATAACTTTCCTTTAACCTTTTTATGTAGGCAAAAAATAAGCCCCGCCGAAGCGGGGCCTATTTTAGTTCTTAGATGTTACCTAAGTCTATTAGGTAGCAGCAGTTACTTCTATCTTTGAGACTGCGTAATCATTGACGATTACGATGCCTACTTCTTCGTAGATGACCCAGCCGAGACGTAACTTTTTCGGATCGTCAGCAGGGAGTACGGTGATATCCTGACGGATCGGGAAAGCACCGACTGTTTCTGGCGAGGCGACGACGAGAACGACTGTCGAGGTCATACGAGACGATACGTGAATGTCAGCGGTCCACAAGTGACCATAAAGGCCGGTGGTGATGATTTCACGCTGAGTGGCTTCGTCAAAGAAGTCTTTGCCGAAGACACGGATCGTTGCATACTGGTTAGCATGGCAAACGATCTTAGCACTGACGAGGTCATGCTGTTCGATCAAACGGAAAGCCGTGTTGAGCGAAGCAACAGTCAAAGCGCCAACGTTGGTGACGATCTGGTCGCCCTTGGTGTCGGCAGCGGCGATCAGTGCGTTGAAGATATTCGTATCTTCTTCCTTCTGAATTGCTTCTTTGGCCTTGATCTGAGCACGGTCAACGATGAAGAATCTACGTGCCTTGATTTCGGACAAACGAACGGTTGGGTTCGCAGCGATTTCGAAGGTTGGGACCAGAATTTCTTCGCCTTCCTGAATCTGATCAGGAACGGCACCACGACGAGCTACGACGTGAGCGATAGCTGCAACGTCACGCTCGTAACGAGCGAGAGCACCCTGTGGCAGTTCGTCAACCATGAGAAGCTTACGACCGACCGCTTGGTACTCAAGAGCACGACGGATAGGCTCTACCATAGCCTGGGCAAGAGCGGTACGACCTTCGTCGGTCTCTAGTGCCTGGGCGATGACCATTTCCTTCTGCTCATCAGACAGATTGTTTTTCAGAAAACTCATTTGTTTTCTCCCTTTCTTTTTAGCAAGTATTCGCCCTATGCAAACCTTGCAAACTAGTTTTTGCCTAGTCCTATGTCAGTGTTGCTTACTGCAAGCTGAGCATGAACTGGAGGTAGTTACCGAGTGACAAGCTGCCATCGGTCGTATCGGTTCCGGGAACGCCGGATGGATACGCACGTGGACCAACAGTCACAACGCCGACGATCTGGCTGTTCGCCGAAGCGACGTCAGTCAGGTTACCGTTGCCGGATACGTAGAGCGGTTCACCGGGTTGATAAACAATCGGTGTTGCGCCATTGAGGGTCTCGTACTGGTCGGTTTCGAAGAGACCGCCTGCGATGTAGATAGTGATCTTGCCGGAAGCGGCAGTTTCATTAAATGCATCGGAGACACGGTTTTGTGTCGAGCGGGTTCGAGCCGTTGGGCTAGGACCGTGAGCGCCAATGACCAAGTCGGCGGCATAAGCCGTACCGGCAGCGGTCGTTGAACTGGTATCGCCGACAGGACCGATTGCTCGGGTTCCTGTAGCGCCAGCAGCTACTTGGGCCTGTCCGAGACTGTCAAGCTGAGCCCAGTCACCCTCAGTAAAGTTGGGGTTCGTGGACGGATCAACGGGTACGCTGATCGGGATCACATGATGCAGTTCGATAAGAGCCATAATTCTCTTTCCTTCGTTCTATTGGCGGTTATACGCCTGTTTCCATTGAGCGTCGTCGTCGGCTTGCGCCGCAGCCACACGCTGTCCGAGCGTGAACAACTGCTGGAGTTGTGAGCTAAGCTCATTAGGCTTGGAAGCCTTATACAACTCGTCGCCAACTTCGCTACTAATTACAGGGGCCTTACCTTCGATTCCCCTCGACGCCGTGTCGAATCCCTTTTGGCTTGCGAACAAAGACTTTTCATAGTCTTTGATCTGAGCAGGTTTGTAAGCCTGAAGCTCTGCTACTTTTTGCTGAAGTTGTTCGGACTGGATAAGTCCAGCCTGAATCATTTTTCCAGCTACTCGATAAGCTTCATTCATACTTGCCTCGGATTCCTGTGCATCGCTACTAGCGATGACGGTGCCTTTGTCTCTAGTTTGTTTCTCAGGGTCGATGTCATTTTCATCTTCATGCCCCAAGAGTTGGTTATCAGCCGGAATTTCCGGATGATCTTCAGGAGAGTCAGGTTTATCGCCCATACTTTCCTGTTCATGTCCCATCATCGAAACATTACCTTCGCCCTTCACTCCTTCGAGTGCTTCTTCGTCGCCGTCGCCTCTTGGCTTACGCTTCGAGCCTTCGGGGATACCGGCCAAGTCCTCATTTTTCTGGACTGGCTGAATATCTTCATCTTCATCAACGGGCTTAGGAGCTTCGAGTTTCTTATTTTGTGCCTCAAGGATTCTGTTTGCCAAAGCATTCATTCGATCCTTGGGGTTTCCAAATCCGTTCATTGCGGCCAGTTCAGCTTCTTTCTGTAGATCTTCTTCGGATGCAGCCTGTGAAGTACCGGCTCCATCTTCGCCGCCTGTGTAGCGATCATCGCCGCCTGTGTATCCCTGTTCCTCTTCATGTCCCATGGATGGGGAACCGACAGGAATTTCGGGCTGAGGCTTATCCTGAGGATTCAGGTCTGAAGGCTCTTGCCCGATAGTGGCGTTATCTCTTGGGACTTCAGGGTCGTTGGCCTTAGGAGGATCTTCATGCCCGATGGTTCCGGCATCTTCTCCGCCCGTATAAGGCTTAACTTCCTCTGAGTCTTGTACGTTTTCGTGTTGAATCTGAGTAACTTGAGCTTCTTTATTCTCGCCTTCGATTGCGGCGATGACATCTGAAAGATCCATATTAATCTTTCCTGTTTGTCCAAAATCTGATCGCATGTTCATGGCTTGAATAAACTCCTGTTCCTGTTCTTGTTCTTCTCCGAACAATCCCGTCTCTGCGGGACGTGCTTCTTCTTCCATCAAATCATCGTCGCCTTCTTTGAATTCATCGCCTACAGGAACTTCTGGGTTATCTTCTTCAATAACCTCATCTTCGATTCCTTCTTTTTCTCCAACAACGTCATCAATTACATCTTCAGCGGCATCTTCTACGACGCCATCTGGGTGATGATCTTCTGCTGCGATATCTTCAGGAGATTCGCCAAGAGCCTCATCGAGACCTCGGTCTACTTCTTCAGTTACGCCAGGTTCAGCCTTCTCAAGTTCTGTGATAAGGTCGATGACCTTTTGAGCAACACCTTCGCCTTCCATCATTTCCACACCTTCGCCGCCGACTTCGTCGCCGCCGAATGGATCAACTTCATCATCCAGATCATCGATTCCGCCAACTTCGACTGGGATATCTTCAACTTCGTCAGTTTCCATCAATCCTGCGAGGTCATCGGCAAATTTATGAACTGGAGAAGCAAGAGCTTCCTTGAGGGAACCGCAACGAGAAACTGCTTCTCTGATTGCGTAACCGCTGCGAACCTGATGCTCGACGCACTCTTCGTCGCCGTCTCGTTTGTCCTGCCAGATGCTGGCAAGCTTGACGGCCAATCCATCGGTATAAACGTCTGCGTTCTTCAACGAACTGCAAACGCAATCGTAAATTGGCTTACCTTCGCAAGGACCACTGAGGGCCAATGCATTTTCGCCAAAACGACGAGCTAGTTTTTCTCGGCAACTTTCGATTGGAAAAGTACCGGATACTGAGAATGCCTTCTTGTAATCGTCAACAACTGTACCAACCTTACTCGCCAGCTTGTTAAGGCCGGAGTTCTTGTCGGCTTTAACCTTCATGATGAGATCCGTCTTTTCACGGATGCTCATCTTATCGAAGTCAGCTTCAGCAACATTAAGGGCTTCTAGACCCTTGAGCAGTTCTTTGCGTGCTCTGCTGCAAGACGGGCATTCATCGCCAGCGATCTTAGGAACCCAACGCCATTCGGCGTAGGCATTCTTAGGATTCTTGGCATCAACGGCATACTGAACCATATACTTGGTTCCGGTATCCATGCACATTCTCAAGCCATTTTCAAGCTTAATGGTGTTATTCTTACCTGTGGCAGGGCTAACGCTGCCAAGTTCGATTTCGCCTTCGGCCAATTTCTGAAGAGCTTCAGGAGTCAGACGAGTTGAGGCAGCGACCGGGATCTGAGGACCTTCGCCCTCTTCCGGAACCTCAAAGCCTTCGCCTTCGAATCCTTCAGCTTCTTCGGCACCCTTTTCATCAGAGGTAGTACCAGACCATTCCCAAACCTCGACATCGATCTTGATCGTACCCTTCGAACCGCAGTTATTGCATTCGAACTTGCCGCTGATAACATCAACGTCTTCCGAACCGCAAACCGGGCAGATGGATCCAGGAGGCAGTGGGCTAAGGTCGCCTTCAAGACCTTCTTCGCCGCCCAATTCATCCGGAGTAGTGCTCAGGCTTTCGACAGGAGCAGCACCGGCATCAGGAGGCTGAGGTAGGGAAGCGCCAGCACCAGGTGCTTGTGCGGCTCCGCCTTGTCCACCCATTTCGCCGCCGAACATTTGAGCTTCTTTAGTTCGTTCTGCTCTTGCGGCGGTCTTGGTTTCGGCGTCGTCAGAAGCTACGGGCATTGCCCCACCGGCTCCGCCTCCGCCAGCGACTCCCGCACCCATCATGGGCTTGGGTTCGCCAAGAACATCATCAACAACATCATCGGCAGCGTCTTCGTCGCCAAGGTCGATGTCAGAGCAAGGGCCTTCGTCTTCGCCCATGAATTCAGGACCATCAACACCATCGATAGCGAGCGAGCCTGCGGCTCCTTCGGGATCGATTTCGATAGTAATAACCTGAGCTTTCTTGTTACCAAGCTGAGCTTGTGCGAACTTGTTGCATGCTTCGATGAACGGAGCCTTGTCGGCAGGATCAGCACCTACTTCTTTGATCGATGCGTAGATGCGAAATCGACCGTCAAGACCTGAGATAGCGTCGTCCAACGCAGAAAACTTGTCAGTGATCGGTTCATCTTCATGAACTTCGCTGAGCTTAGTTTTGACAATTGTGTCAACTTCTTTCATGGCTTCCTTGGAACGAAGAACATGTGATACTGATTCGTAAACGTCTTCGACCTTAAGGCCATGCTGAGCGTTGTCGGCAACGGCGAAGATCATGGCATCGAGACTATCTGGAGTTTCGACGCTCTTTGTAGCCATCTTACGGAAGTAAGAAACATTATTGGCTACGGCAATGCGGTCTTCGCCCTTATGAGGAAGTGCGTTAATCAAGGTTAAGTAAGCGGCCTTTTCTCGCATATCGTCGTTGTCCTGAATCTTGGAAGCGACTCTGGTCAACTCTGCGGGAGTTCGGTTGTACTTAGCGATTGCATCGGAGATAGCTCCGACAGCGACCTTAACAACGGCTTGAGCATATTCTCTTGAAGCCCAACGCTTGATGCCGTAATCCTGATTACGCAATTGATCTTCGGTAATCGTTTCATAGGTTCCGACAAAGCGGTGGCTACTGAGCAGATCTTTAAGCTGAGCTTCGGTAATCCACTCTTCTTGATCTGTAGAAAGTTTAGAAGCAACGGCACGAGAAAAATCGTTCCATTGCTTTTCAGTGATGACATCTTGCATATCTTTCCAGCGAACAATGTAGCCTTCAGAGACTACGTCAAGCTGGTCTTCGGTAATCGTTTCATACGTACCTCGACGAGTTTGTGGACTTTCGCTGGTTGTGTCATTGACGGGTTCGTTATCTAGACCGAGTTGTTGATCACTCTCGGTAATACCTTCATAGGTATCGCCTGTTCTTGGGTGAAGGTCTAGGTCATTGGCATCTCGTATTTGTTTTTCAGTAATAACTTCGCCTTGCGAAGCGTCGTCATCTGACGGATTGCCAATAGATGCTGTTTTTTCCTGATCAGACATTGTTTCTGACTCCTTGGAATTCCTATTTTCTAATACTGTTTGGGCTGCCTTTTCGACATCCTGCCCAAACAGGCTTTGGATGTCCTCTGATAATTCAGAAAGGTGAGAGACCTTAAGGACCTCCTCACCTTTAGCTTCTGTTACATATGATCCGTCGAAGGTAACGGAATACCCGTTATCTCCAGAAACTGTTGTTGTTGACATATTCTTGTCTCTTAAGTTAGAAACAGTGTTACGGACCTCTTCGATCCTTCTTGTGACTTTCGATGCTGCTTTTATAAATTCCTTCTTTGAATTCAGTAATTCGTTTGACAATTTCGGTTTAGTGATCGTACCGACCCCACCCAAGTCGCCCGTTTCTGACCCTGGCATAGATGTTGCCACAGGCTCAGGAGGTGCTTGCGGAGGTGCTTCAGGACCCGCTGGATCTATTAAAGCAGGACCTTCGGATTCGCTAACTACATCTGGAGAAGGTAGTTGTGAATAACCCATTTCGTTTAATTCGTCTACAAGATCTTGAACTTTCTCCATAGCTTCAACCAGGTCAGACACATACGCCATCGAGATATGTTCTTTTTGAGACAACATAGAGCGAGTAACTTCTTCCATATTGGTCATTGCATTTTTTAATGCTTCAAGTTCATTAACTCCGGCCTCTTTTTCCATAAGTTCAGAGTTTACTTTGACAAAACCCTCATCATTAACATTGGATGCCATCTTGACTACTTGAGCACTAAGTTCGGCAACCTTCTGCTGTACCGAAGGTTTATGAAGGATGCAATCAACCAAGCAATCATGACAAGCTGGATTAACAACGAACGAATCCTCAATGAACTTGAGTCCGAAGTTATGCTCAAATGCTTGTTGAGCCTGGTGAACCAGAGTTTTCTTATCGCCCTTTTCTGTTCCGCAAAGAGGGCAACTATCAGTTGGCTTATTGTTACTCTGGTGATATTCGCACTTGTAGTTACCGCTGAGTTTACGATTCTTCTTCTCTCGAATATGCGAGCAATAGTCTTCTGCTGTATGAGCATGGTTGTGGCATACTGAGCAGCAGCTATAATCCACTGCGCAGTTGTGTACAGCAACTCCCTCAACGATAAACGAATTGTCCTCGGCCACTTCTAGGTTAAAAACTGGCTGATCATTGGCTATGGTTTCTATTGCTTTTACAGGCATCACCATAAAGTTATCAGCATGCCTAAACCATGACTGCCTATAATTGCCCTCCACCACTTTTTGGTCACATGTATATCCATTGAGCTTTTGAGACTCATTAGAACCTATGGATATGTGATATGATGTTCTGCGATTACTCGTTTCTTTTACATAAAGCGATGAATATATACCCAGTCTGGCAAGAACGAACCTTAATTGATGAGCCAGTTTTTCAGAACATGTCGATGCTGACAAATTGTCATATTGTTTCCCGATTCTCCAGTGGGTTATTCTCCTGCGGCACCCATCTCCTGCAAAATATGCTCCCAACAAATGAGCTTGAACCTCTTTATCCCAATACAGAATAGAACCAGACAGTTCCTTGCCATAAGAATATTCTCCACAATTCATCATAAACCAAGCAGCAACATCTTTATCATGGAATTTGACTGTTATCGTATTTTTATTTGGTCTTTCGTAAATCTTGGCCGATTTTCCGGTATTAGAGAATTCCTCGTCCAGAAGATTCGATACTTCCTGTGCTAATGTTTTTTCTTCCAATCCGAATGTAAGTTCTACACCAGTCTTAGACCCTTTGTATTTAACATAACTACCTTCGGCCAAGAAATACCCAATAAGGCGAGACTTGTTTACAGAAGCGTGTCGATGAGGAACAACCCTATTCGATACTGGAAAGCACAGCATATCGTCAGAAGTAAGATCTTCAGCCTTTTTCCACTCGAACTCAAAATCTGATTCTTTTTCTACTAATGCTGTAGCATATGATTCGGTCTGATACGCCCCACCTTTTTGACGTTTTTGAAATCTACCATACCCCTTAGGAACCTGAATGGGATCTTCAGTTACCCAGCATTTATCTTGTGTTTTTAAGGTCAAAAATGGATGTTCTTTTGTAACCTTGATATCAACAGGGTTGTTTTCGACACTTACTTTAAGTATGTCTTCATTCTCTTTGTCTAAGTGCCGTTGAACATTGATTACTTCTCGTATCTCTCCAGTATGGGAAATAACGAAATCACCAGCTTGCATTTCCGATATGGGGCGATAAGTTCCATCATTCATCAATACTCTCATATCGGGAGTAAAGCAGCCCATCGAAGAGCCATTGATATAGCCTTCTTCGATACCTCTGGCTAAGCGTGGATAGGCCAATTTGTCTATGCGGGATATAATGAAGATGCCATCTTTTTCAGTGTCATACCAAGCGTGAACGCATTCTCCCTTGGCTTTTTCGATGTCGTCATTCTGATGATTTGTGAACATCGGAACGCCGATAAATGTTTGATAAGACTTCTTCAATTCGGCAGTTGAAAAGAAGTCTCCATTATCATTGATTTCATTCGCCTTGATCGCAAAGATCTTGACGAACAGGTGATCTGGATGTTTTGCGATTGCCTCTTTAAGAGAGAACCCGCCCAGTTCTTGGTCCTTCTGGACGGAGGCAAACTTAACATTACTCATGTTGAAGATTTCCCAGCCTTCGGGTTTATTGAGAGCTTGGATATCTACTTTGGTATTTTCAGTTGTCGCCGTTTTATAAAAGGCCATATGGTTTTCCTATTCCATGCGGTACGGATACATACTCTCCTAGAAGAATGTTCAACAATGCTTTTCAATTATCCTGCAAAGAGTTACATCAACCACGAACGTGGCGAGGGATTTCAACGTTTTCTAAATCTGTGACTGAAAAATTGGGCTGCCCCTTGGGGAACGGGATGGCCCATTTAGTGGAAGCATGAGACAATGCCGCCGTCAACGTGCTGAAATATTCTCCATAGGGAGCGTAAATTTCAACCTTCTTATCTTTAGGATACCGCTTAATACCAGCGAAAAATCTCTTTTTCAACTCTTTCGTACGAGCAGGGCCAACAACCACAAAATAATCACCATCAGAAGTATAATCATGACCTTCCCAACGGCGATAAGCCCCTGGCAACTGCTTGTCAAAACGGTTCTTCAACTTGACTGAACGTTCGTGATAATACTCTTTCCAGTTAATACCACGGTCTTTAATGCGTCGAGGACCGGCCTGTTTAGACAAGTTGAAAACCATATCAGTTCCTATTCAGTATCAAAAAATACAACTTCGCCTAAACCATCTGGCATAGGCAGATAAGTAATGTTCAATCTATTCATGTCAATTTCCTCGAAAAAGTCTTCCGTCGATGAAACCTTGATGAACGGATTGTCAGATTCTGCCGCCTTGCGATATCTTTGCTTATGCTCTTCAGCCGCTTCGACGACATTCTCATAGACAATGTCCTGAATCATGTTTGCCTTATCCGTAATTGCATCTTCTCTGAACCTTAAGATACGCCATCCTGCCCCAGCTAACTTGTTGTCCCTCTCATCATCTCTTTGCTTCATCTCTGCATTCTCATGCCACATCTGTCCGTCAGCTTCAACACCAACGCCAACTTGAGGATAAGCAAAGTCAATAAGGAATGGCTGCTGTTCTCCCGGAAGAGCTACCTTGTATTGGGCAAACAACCCGTAAGGTATGGGTGAAGACTGAAGCATCTTCATCATCTTTCGTTCCAATGATGTTAACTTAACAAGCTGAACTTGCGGAGACTGTTGCTCGTCTCCGGGCGCAGTACCTTTGCCTCTCTTGGAGATAAACGGAGGCTGACCACCAGCGGCTGCTCCCATGCCTCCGCCCATTCCTCCACCTGGGGCTCCGCCCATGCCCATGTCGCCACCGGGGGCTCCGCCCATGCCCCCCATACCCATGTCTCCGCCCATGGCTCCCATATCTCCCGGAGGAGGGCCTCCGAAGCCGCTCATGCCTCCCATGCCTCCGCCCATGCCCATATCGCCCATACCACCTTGGCCCATAAGCCCGGCAGCACCTTGAACGACTTGTTCTTCTCTTATTCGCTGAATTTCTGTGTCGTAATCAAGATTCATTTCCTCAAGAATAGACTGAGCACTAACCATGCCCTTGTCATATCCCTGCATCATGATCTGAACCTTGTTGCTGTTGTCTCGAAGGTTGAGGTCATTCCATTTGATGGTTGGATACAGGAAGACGGGTCTTCCCATCATGTTGGATTCTTCTTCATCAATGAAACCTTGCATCATAGCAATAGGCAAAAACAGATGTTTATGTACCCATTCCGCCAATTGATCTCGCCATGAATCCAAACGACTGATCAAGATTTCAACACCAACTGCTGCACTATTGTATCCAGGTGCTTCGCCGTTCAGAATTGCTTGGTTAAGCATCAAACCGTCGAGTATCTCTTTGCCGATTTGTTCCAGTTCAGTCGTGATGTTATGAATCTTGCCCGTTGCTCCGTACCATTCATAATCAAATGCATGGTGAGTAACAAGCGTTAAGTTCGGATCATTAGCAATCGTTGCCAATTGGTTCTGGATGTCAGCAATATCATCATCGGTTGCTGGACGATCTTTTTCACCAACCTTAACGACACGAATAGGCAGGATCATTCTTTCAGCCACGATCCAATTCGCCGTCATTAGTTTTGTTTTATAGGCAAGAATCGTAAACAAACGACGAAGAATAGAAGTTCCAAACGTACCATATGGACTTGCGTTAAGTCTTATATGACTAACGCTACGATTAGACAATTGGATCGGATGACCCATCTGAATCAAGTCAATGATATGAGGTGGAATCTTTTCGAAAACTTCGGCTGGCCAACGTCTACTAATAACTGACTTCAGTTCTTCGTCGGGAACCAAACTGATTGTCGGATCGTTGCCAAGAACTGCGCCTTGAGCATCGATGTAATCAGGGTTGAGAATTACGACTCGATTGAATGTGCCATCTGGATGGTTGCATTGGTCGTTAGTATCAGTATCGATGCCGCCGCCATGACATTTTGGACATGTGATTTCCAAGAATGGAAATACATCTCCAAGCAAAAAGTATTCATGAGCGATGTATCTAAGAATCTGCGACAGGTTAATGTCTTTGACGAATTGTTCGTAATATTTGAGGATGCGTCGGTTTTTACATTCAAGAGTGAACCCATTGAGTGGGAACTGGGCGTAGAAATCTACGCCTGCTGCAACTTTTGGTTCGTTCTCATAATAAAACCTTGCCCATTGATAAATTTCACGACGCTTGGATGCAATTTGCCAGTTCTGGGGAGTATGCAGCGGCGAGAAAAACATTGGCTGCGTCATGATGACGTTCGACCCTGCTCCTAAAAGCTGAGCCGTCTTACTGAATGTATGTGAAATGGCGGTACTTTTGCCGAAAGAGCTACCGCTACCATCTGAGGAAGGAACGATACCTCCAGAGGCTATAGCCTTCAAACGTCGGATCTGTTCCGACCCATCTCCACTTGTGAAGCGCAATACCATAAGTCAATCAATCTCCTATTAACCATCAATGGCAAGTGCTTCGGCTGCATCTTTGGTTTCATCGTCTTGACGCCCACCATGAATGGGATCCCATGTCCTATCTATATCTCGACTTATTTGGGTATCTTCCCTTGATTGGGGGCGTGCGTTTTTCAAATCCTGTTCTTCACTTTCAACTTCAGGATTCACTTTAGGAATTGCATCCAACTGATCTTCAGCCAATGGATTCTTCTTTTTCCTCTTTGCTTCAATAAACCGTTTAGTTTTGGCGTCATACAATTCGCCAGAAGCAGCGACGGGAGCGTTTTTGCGTACAAACAGATCCTTAGGCACATAGCGATTCGTCGCCTGACCTGGAGCATTCGGTTGATTGGGATGTATCTTGCCTGGTTCTAGCGTCTCATCTCCCCTGATAGGCATGCCACACTGACATACTGATCCGGGGTTTTTGTCGTCTAGATTAGAACCGCAATGAGGACATGTGCGAACAGCGGAAGAAATATCTTCGCCTCCGAAGAGGTCTTTTTTAGGACGCCCACCGATAGCGTTGTCTTCTCCGCCTTGATTAAGGTAAGCTTCTTTTAGCTTACTTTTTTTTTTGACCCTTGAGCCTCTTTCCAGTTGAACGGTTCCCCGCTGGTTTGAGGACCATAGCCTCGCTCATCCTTTTCTCTCATGTCTTCGAGACGAGCTTCAGTTGAGGCGTATTCGGCCAAATAGGGCCTGCGACGTTGCCCAGGCTTGAGTTGAATATTATTAGTTTCAGGTATGTTCTTATCAGTTTCGAAACGTTTCTGAATGTATCCGCCAACCCATTCGCCGCTTTTATTACGATATGGGCGGCTATACTTATCCATGATCGTGGAACGCCAGATGTTTTCCCAGTCAATGTTCCAGACATCATCAACAACAAGACCAAAGCCTTTGTTACGTTCAATGATATGCCAATCGGAAACAGGCTGACGAAGGAACGGATCGATCTTAGTCTGACCTGGTCCCCATAGGAAAGCGTTGTCCAAAGTCTTATGTTGAGCGGTCTTGCTCAAGTTGAACGACTTAGGCGAATCCGGCTTATGCTTGTTCACCATGTCTTGAGCAATTTTCTTAATTGTGTCGTTTGGTGTTTGCATGGTTACTTTCTCTCGCATTTCAAAAGTGTCTCTATCGTTAGGTTGCTGTACTTTCAATGATTCTGCCAAGGCGTAGTCATACACTGCTTGGGCGATACGCATTCTATCTTCTGAAGATTCTGGATCCGACGCCCAATATTTATCCAACAACGTACCCAGTACATCGGTCTTATTATGTGTCTCACCTTCCATTTCGACGATTTCTTCTGGTCCGATTGGATCAAGCAAAGCATTTTTCGCATCTTCCGGATCTTGGCTTTTCCCTTCAAGCCAATCTCTAAGCTCGCTGGAATCATTAAACGCTACCGGCTCTTCTTGTATAAACTGGTCTTGTGCTAGTCCCTTTTCTGATTGCAATCCTTGCATTTCTATCTCATCTCCACCACCATAGTAGGGATCTACTTCATGAGCCTGCTTCAGGTTGAATGACTTTCTTGATGCCGTTGCCGCTGGCTGCATAGGTTGTATTGGAACTATTTGTTCCACATCTCCTTGTTGAATATTTTGAGCATTCACAAACTGCTGTACTGCCTGCACGATAAACTGCTCATACTTAACCGGATTCGTCGTCACTCCTGGAGGAGCACTGTCCAAAAGTTCTCTAATATTTTCAACTATGTTTTGTACATCTGATGGTGTTATCGTCGCCTGCATTTGGGACCCAAGGGTCCTAACTTTTTCAGCAATATACTTGGGATCGAACGGGCCTGTAGCCGGTGTCTGCCCTGGCATTGTTGCAGGGTTTACATTCGAAGGAGCTACATATCCAGTTTTCGTCCCATAGGTTTTCATTTATCCTCCTGTCCAACGAGTCCGTCGAACAGTTGACTAGTCATACCTTTTGTCGTTACAGGACCGCTTGCCATTCTGTCCTTTTTACCACGCTGTTCTCGTCTCGCATCAACCGCAAGTTCTCCTTCAGTCTTTTCTGGAACTTCGTTAAAGTCCATGTTGCCAGCCAATACATCAAATACGCTGATCTGAGATGGGCCGGTTCTACGACTTTCCTTACCAAGAGCAGGACTGGCGGGAGCGATGCTGGATGGATTGCGAACATCAGTCGAAGCTTCAATTTCGCTGATTTCGTTTTGCTCTTTCACCTTTGCTTCTGCCCTGCGATCCTCAATCTTCCTCTTGCTGTCTTCGACCTGTTCTTTACTGGTTGGCTGTTCGGCCAGACGCTGTAGTTGTCCAGAGTCCCAGATCGAGTTGCCAAGACCGACGCCCATCTCTCTTTTGGTTTCGCCATAGTGAGAGACGTTGCCGTCGTTGATTCTGCCAATGCTAGAAGCTTGAGACATGGCATTTTGATGACCGGAGCTTTGATCGAAACGATGAGGTCTTTGCGATTCCGCATCGGTTTCAGGACTGGCCTTCTTATCAGGAGCGGGAACTTCATTATCCAGGAATGGAATCATATTCTCCATAGCTGCTTTATGAGGATTTCCCGTCCTCTGAGGAACAAGGTCAATCTTTTCAGGTGGTCGGGCGTTATATTTCTCGTCGATGGATTTCACCTCTTCGGCGAGTTTTTCGTAATCGGCTTCTAGGAATCCGATCTTTTTCTCTCCAGATGTTCTATGCATGTTTTTCTCCCAGCGATTTGAGTATTTTGATGATCATTTGGCTCTTATTCTCCTTGATCATCTCTTTGAAGGAAGCGGCTTCAAGCTTTAGGCTGTTGTCGCTACCCTTTGGGGTGCCATATACCTCATCGAGCACATCTTGCTGAACAAGCTGTTCCTCATCTTGAGGATTCGATGATGTGAAGTCGAGTTCCACCTCTTTATTAGATCGACGGAATTTGAGAAAGTGCATTCCTGCGGTTGACTCAATGCCTTTAACTAGCCCTTTGAGTTTACTTTTAGGAATGGATTCTCCCGTATTTCCCATAGAGTCGGGAATCTTAACCTTGATGGTAGATTCCCCGTCTGCCGATCCTTCTTCAGTTACAAATTGAGACTTGAATTCATGAAGACGTCTTGGTTCAAATCCCATCTGAGTAAGAAAGTCAAACACGACCTTAGTAATATTGACATCTCCCGGCTCTTCAGCTTCTTCCTCACGTAACTCATGATCAACCTCATTACTGAGTTGATCTAGTTCAACAGCATCGGTATCCTCGGCAACACCAACCCCGCCTTCGCCATCGTAGGGGACAGCTTCCTGCTGGGGTTGAACCATAGGATCGTTGAATTGCTGAGCGAACACCGAACGCAGTTTACCGCTGGGGACGATAGCCATAGTTTATCTCCGAAAGACGTAGGACAATTATTTGTCTTGCAACATTGCGTCTACGTAAGCATCAGGATACAGTTGACCCCAATACGTTCGAAGTCTGGTCTCCTCCTCATCGGTAAGGTTGGCGATCTTCTTGAAGCGTCCTGAGGACAGCTTCTTCTGATCATCAGCCTCTTCATCGATGCAATCAGTACCAGGGCCTTGGACTAGCTTTTCTTCAGCCTTGGACTGACCGTTGTCCGGACCTTCTTCGTCTTCCTTCGAATCGGCTTCCTTGACTTCAGCTTCTGCTTCGGCTTCACAAGGCTTGCAAGCCTTGCCGCACTCCTTGCAGTTGCCGTTGCCGTCTTCTTTTGCGTCATCGCAGGTGCAGCCAGAAGCTTCTTCGTCTTCGTCATCGTCTTTCTTCTCTTCGTCATCTTTTTTACCGAAGAGTTCTGCCTGATTGCCGCCGAAGTTTTCGACGCCAGCAGCTTCCTTTTCCTTATGGGGCTTAGGTGTAGACTCGCCCTCTTGGTGGAGGGGCTCTACATCAAGCTGACCACTGGAATCGGCCTCATCATCTTCAGCGGCTTGCTTAGGATGGTCATTGGCCTGAGCGGTTTTGACTTCTTGCTTCGGTTGGGTAAGCTTTTCAACGTAATCGTTGAATGAAATACCCTTTCCAACGTGGATCGAGTTCGTAACGAACTTGGGTAGCGACATATCTCTTTCTCCTATTGAAAGAAAAGAACTTTACATAAGTTCTGTTTATTTATGGAGTCTATACCGAAACTCCTTTGACTTTTTTAAGGAATTTTGCAGCAGAAACCTTTTTACGAAGATCCTGAGTGCTTGCTACAACCTCTTGATCGGAAAATTGGGTTCGATATCTTTTGCCGGTTTCCTCTTCGGCTGGAGCACCCTGCATCATCCCTAATATTTGATCTTTTAACGTAAGCAAAATAGGGCCACACAACCCCTTCTTTGCGGGATCTGAGCAAAAATCTTGTAACACTTTAACAAAACTTCCTCCAAACTGTTTGGGATTTCTCACCAGTTCCCTAGTCATTAATTTTTCAATACCTTCATTAGGGCTCTTCTTATCTTCCTCGACAACTTGCTGTTGCTCAGCATCAGGATTCCCGTCATTATCGTCATCTACGTCAGTGGCGTTAGGAACTCCATCTCCGTCTGGGTCTGCTTGAGGATCGGTAGCCGGATCTGCCGCCTGCGGACCAGCAGCCTGAATACCAAGTCCCTGCTTAAGAATAAGTGACGCTTCCGGGTCTTGCATCAACATTTTTACTCTCTTGTAAACCAGATCTAAGAATTGCTTCTTAGTAGTGTTGTCAAGACCTGGAGTATTAAAAAGACCGTTAAGATCAATAGCCGCTGTCTTGGTGTAATGTGTATTGAAACTTGCAGTTGCAGGTACTGATAGTTTTTGCACAAATTGGTTTTTGATAGCTTCGGGTTGAGCATTGATAAAAGCAACCAAAGTTCCGGCATCAGCTTGATTAATCTGTGCCATTTCTGACTGACCGAGTCCACCACTTGCAGGACCTTTTTGTTTCTCCTGATCCCCCTCTCCCTGAGGAGCACCTTCTGGAGCAGCCTGAGGAGCTTGCGACTCTTCCTGTTGTATTTGAGGTAAAGCAGAACTGATTGAAGTTACGAGTTGATTCAAGATTTTCTTTCGAAGATTTCCGCTTCCTATTTGATTTGTAACTTGGGTATTAGATGCCTGTTGCATAACGCCGGAAACTTGATTAAAAAGTTTCTTTGCACCTTCACTTGCTCCCAAAAAACCACTACTGTTTGCAGAAGCATATAAATCAGTAAATTCTGTTTGAAGATCCTGCATCGTTTTGTTAAATGTTGCAGCAAGTGTATGATTCAATGTCTGATCAACTTGACCATTAGCACCAACTAACTGGTCGTATTCAGAAAGACGTTGCTGCAAAACAGACACAGTATTCTGGAGACGATTTGCTATGTATCCTTTTTTGCCTCTGACCTTATTGGCCATATCTTTGACGCCGCCCCAAAAACCCTTATCTCTTCCAGTCTGAGCTTCATGAACAAGATGATTAGCGATATCAACTGCCTTCGCACTCATCTGTTCTTGACCAGCTTCTTTAAGGCTTTCAGCAACATGCATCATGCGATCTGCATTATCGATCAAAGCGACGGAATATCGTTCCATGCCCTCTTGTAAAGATTCGTGTACCGCATTTTCAAAAGGCATGCCCGCATCAACGTTCTTAGCAACTGCATATCTAAACACCTGCTCTTCATGATCAACCATCTCTTTGTTTTCAGCAGTCTTGACAAAAGAGTTCTCGTCCGCATACTTGTTCCATGCGGCATCATCGTTGTTGATAGCTTCCGTATATTCTGCTTGGCATTCCCACCAAATGTCATGCACAGGTCGCTTGGGTTCACTCGCCCGTTTCTGACGATAACAATTCTGCCAGCATCGGCTGTTGCGAATCCAATATCCTTGAGCACCAACGTATTGGGCCTTCTTAACCCAAAGTGTTCTCTCGGCGACCTTGTCTACATTAGCCGCAAGCTTGGAAAGAGAAGCTCCCTCCATCTCGTTGGCTAGTTGCGACAATTCTTGAATAACATTTTCCATTACGGTTCCCCTGTCATTTGACGGCAAACTTAGGTTCAAACCTGTCGCCCATAAACATGTGGTACATTATGTTCGGGACGATGAAGGCTCTAATATCTCCTACCGTTCTATCAAACGTAACCAAAATCTGGTTACCTGTCGTTTTTGCAAAAAACTCTCCATGCGGTTCTACTTCTCTTTCTACCGTCACTCCACCCTTCGTTTGGTAGTAGATCCTGACGGCTTCCTGATTCTGTTCTGCCCAAGCAATTGCTTCGGCAGAGTTTTCAAAATCTGGATAGTCTTTATCAGCTTCTGGTACGTCGGCTTCCGGGTCATGTGCCGGAACGGGTTCTTCGATGGGTGGCGTCTCTATCGTTGCTTCTGGAACTTCTTGTATATCCGGGAGTTCTTCTTCTCCCAAATTGTCTTCTAACACTTCGTCAAATTGGTCTTTACGAAAAATGGGTAGTTTTTCGTTCAACCAGTTGAAAAAACGAGACGATTTGTCTTTAAGCCAATCCTTTATCTGGGATTGCTTCTCCAAACGGCTCGCTAATCTAGCGACATCTCCTACATATCCGTGCGTATAAAACGTCCTCATCTAACTCTATCACCCTTAAGCTTATAGGAAACGTATCGCTATTCCTTCTTTTTGAAGTTCAAAGTGCCTTTCTTATTCTCCTTATTTACTTCTCCCAACTCGACCGCATCGCCTGCTTTTATGCCATGACGTTCAAAGAATCCTTGATTGGCTTCAATCGCAGCATGACAGGGATGGTCGCTGGATACAGTTCTTTTGTCGAATCGATCTATCTTGGATATCTTCTGGATCTTCCCGCTTTCGCCGATAAAGGCGATATCCAAGGGGATATAAGTGTTCATTCCCCAGAAGTTAAGGACCTGAGCGCCGCCGAATACGAACAGCATACCCTCATCGTTTGCCAACGATTGACGGTACATTAAACCCCTCTCTTGGCTTGACGGAGTGTTCGCTATTTCGACCTTCAATTTCATCCTGCCACCTCATGTCGAAAACCTTTTCTACTCATGTTGTAAGTAAGATCTTCTAGTTCGTCTTCCGGAACGATGAAATACATTGCTGCATCAGAGCTTCTAACATCGTCTAAAACCGCTCTCGTATTGTTGTAGTTCTGATACTCTTCGAACCATTGATTGATTTCATTCATATTGCTTTTCGGTACGGTTTTTACTTCGTACAGGTCTTCGACTGTTGGCATCATGCGATAGTTGCGAGTATAGGGATCAAACATGTACTTCATTTTTATCTGACCACCTCTGAATCGCCACATGCGTTTGATTTCAGAATCGTAATATGACAGGTCTCTCTCTACACGTTCCTTAACTCTATTGTTAGACGAATCCACATGGACTACAACATCTATCATTTGAATTGCCCCCACCAAAGATCTTCAGTTTTTTGAGCGATCTTTGCCTTTTTGACGGTCTTGATCTTGGTGTTAGCCAACGCCTGTTGGAAGTTGACTTCAACCTGGATCTTGTCTAAAGAAGAAGAGTCGTCACCTAAGATCATAACTTTGATGACATCAGTTCCCTTCTTGGTTATTTCAATACGATCACCAATAGCCCGAACAAGATCCGCTTTCTCCAATGACTCAACATCGGATGCGGAGACTGTTACAGGACGACGATACGACTTTTCGCTAATGCGATTGTTTTCATCTCTCCATATGGAAAATAGCTTGCGAGCAGTTGACTGGGGTACGGTTTCTTTCTGATGTATTTGAAACATGACGCCAGGCATTTGCGGCAAAAGATAATCGATCAATGATTGTGCATGTTTTTTCATAGGACGCATAGTTAATTCCCCGTAAGCAATTTTCTTTCTGCGTATGGAGATTCGTTTCCTCTGTCATACCAACTAAACGACTCGTTCCTTAACTCTCTCCAATAATGGCATTCGCCATTAACCGTCATCGAACTCCATATCATTGTCTTTACTTCTATCTTCGTGCAACCAATTCCTGTCCATTTCCCATCCGTCAATATGCTTTTCTAAATAATGCAGATGTTTATGGCAATTACCACACAGCACAACACACTTATTGATTTCTCTTAGAATAGCCGTCCAACCATAACCTTGATTTACAGAATTTGCTATCCCGAACTTCTTCTGAGATGGATCAATATGATGAAATTCCAAGCAGAACCATCTTATTTCTCCACACTTTTGACAACAGGCAGACTTCTTATATTCGATGATTTGCATCCTCTTTTGCTTCTTCCTGAACCTGTCCTTCTCGTTAACTTTACTGCGATTATTCTTTCTGTATCTTTTGCTTGTTTCTGCTTCACGCTTTTTGTTGCGTTTTTTGTGGTTCCTGCTATAGTACCTTTTGTTGGTCAGCCTACTGCGACGGCGTTTTTCCTTTTCCACGCATTCTTCTTGGCTACAACATTGTGCTTTATATAGTTTGCTAAAAGCATGCTTGGCACCGCAATGTCTACAAGTACATCTTTGATCGTATCTATCTTGCTGCTTCTTGTGTTGGTCGGCTTTTCTCCATAACTTAAAACAGTCATCACTACAGTAAATCCTGTGCTTATGACTACTTATAAACTCTTTCTTACAATACTTACACTCCCTGTGTCCATCCTTAACAGACATAAAACAACCCTCCAAATATAGATTACACACAATCTAATTCGAAGGGCATCCGAAAAACACCTCTTTATTTTAAGCATAATTTTTGAACTATTTTGGATAATCAATTTCCCGTAAGTAACTTTCTTTCTGCATACGGGGACTCTGAAGCCCTGTCATACCAACTAAATGGCTCATTCCTTAACTCTCTCCAATAATGCCCTTCACCTGTCCTTCCGTCATTGTTATAGTTCTCAAGACCTCTTCGATACCTACGTTGACGACGAATGTCTCTGTCTCTACCTCTTACTTCTTCATCGATAGACGACCATGGAAATGTTCTTTCCAACAAAGGCAAATCAAGGTTAGCCCAAGGGCCGGAAATCCCCCTAGCCATTTTTATGTTCATGCGATCAATAAGACGAGGACCAAGACTTGCGAATCTCAAAAGCTTGATAACATATTGAAGGCGACAGATGGATCTAAAAATCCAGTCGATAGATATCTTGTAATTAGGAACAGAATGAATAGTGTAATTTGGGTAAACCGATATGTCTTGATTCAATGCGTCTTGTACAAGATTGGTTAGAACCGAATCGTCAAGATCTTCAAACATCCTGCTCATTTTGGCAAGATCTTTCAGAGCGCACACAAACATGGTGGTTGAGCCAGCGTCTGAGACGTTGTCTCCCCGATCTTGGAGAACCTCAGACATCTCGCCCCATAGTTCTCCGAACAGTTTTTTCCTGATTGTAATTTGCCCTTGGATTTGCTTAGCAGCGGGAATGACGGGCGCAGTCTCTAACTGACCATCCTTGTTTTTGAATTGACAAGTCTTGGAATCAATCAGGCGAATGCCATAGAAAGCAAGTTCTTTCTTTAGGGTATCCCAAACTTCAGCCATTATTCAATTTCGCTGTTGTTCTTGGCGAGACGAGAGTGCTGAGATAATCTTTCTGCATCCTGCTCGTGGTCAACAAACGAAATAGCATCAGGGTCGGCAAGCCCGGTATCGATCATATCGATTGGACCAGACTCGTTCGGTAACTCTACTAAAACTTCACCGCCATCAGCGGTAGGAGCAGGTCGTCTTCGCCCAACAGGCGATAATCCTTTCGCCTTTGGTTTCGATTTTTCAGAAGCTGCTACCTTTGTTGTTTTCTTAAAGACTTTTTTTTTGACTGGTCCTGATTTCTTCTTCTTAGCCTTTGGACCGGGCTTTTTCTTGGGTCCAGGCTTCTTGCCCGACTTCTTCCTTCGTGATTTGATTGTCTTCTTCGGACTCTCTTCTTCGGGTTCTTCGGTAAAATCGATATCACCTACCTTGATACCCTCAACTGAAGATTTGACGAATCCTTCATCTTGACGATTTGTTTGCTGCCCCGTAGCTTCCATGCTCTCGTCAATATCCAGATTCTTTCTGTGATGGGGATCCCATGACTGCATCGTGGTCTCCAGATCTTTCTCATCAGATTCAACCGGCTCTACATTCTTGACGTTTGTCTTTTTCTTACCTTCTTTGGGGGCGGGGGCCTCTTCAGCTTCTACTTCCGCCTCTTCAACCTGAGGAACGCCTTCGGCGTCATAGACAACGACCAAGTTCCGTTCGATAGCTTGCTGAAGATGGTCGTCATGAAGCAAGTCTGAAGTGATGTATCCTGACGAGCCTGTAGTGATGTTAAGTCCGACACTACCAATAGAGATGGGACCTCCGCTGGTATTGCTTACTCTGTGAACGATCTTGGATGGGGGCTTAACTTCCGGAGCTTTGCCTACGAGTTTCAAAAGGCCCTTCTTGATAGCCATTTGGACATCGTCTGTATAAAACTCTTCATCGCTAACATCAACCTCTGTCTTGGCGACAAGATTGCGAGGAATAGAGGGGAGCATAAGCTCTCCCTTGAAGGATTCCGGTACTCTAAGTTTAGGCATGGTATTTTACCCTCTAAAGTTGACTTTGGACTCTGCCAAATATATCGACAGATTTACCCCGATTTCGCCTGTGAACTCTGCTGGCCGCAGATTGCTCACTAAGGTCGCCTCGGGGGCTCACTCCTCGGTCCAAGTCTCTTTGAGGATTTTGGTCATTAGCATCAGCCAACCAATTGCTGTCAATTCCTTCTTCTGAAACATTTTGATCGCCTTCATATTCTCTGAATATTTCTCTTTTATTCTTCTGCTGCTCTTTTCTATTATCCAAATCTGTTTCTGTTCCGTAAAAGTCTCCACCTACAACAGAGTCATCACGATCTTTAGGGCCAAATGCACTCTCTCCCATACCCCCTTCATCGCCTGGTCTGACTCGATGGAGATTCTTCTCCTTATACGGGTCAGTACGGTTGGGGCTATCGGGATCATCTATCGTAGGAGTAAGAGTTCCTCGATAGGATATTTTCATGATTGAGCCACCGCATAGAGAGCAGCCTTTGGATGCTAATCTGAAGTTGGTTTCACGACCACAATGATCACAAATGAATGCAACCTGATTATCGAATTGATTCAGATTGAATGTTTGCGACAATTGTTATTCTCCAGGCATTGAGAACTCAAGTTCATCGATAGGAATAACTGCCGATGGAGTCATTGGGCCAGCTATTGCTGACTTAGCCTCTTCGTCTTCGTCTACATCTTCCTCATCAGCCTCTTCTTGCTCTGCTCCATCTCTCATCTCTGCCATTGCATCTTCGAATGATTCGTTTCTGCCTAATTCTTCCAGATCATCCGGCTCATCGGCTATAAAATCTTCTTCTCCCCAATGGGCGAAGATCTTCTTTTTTCCATCTTCAATTTCAGCCAAAATCTTGATCTCTTGTTCGTTTAGCTCTCTACCGGCGTTAGCAGCTACGGCATAAACATGGAAGATCATGGCGTCTGCATCCTTCAAAGATGCCATAACCATCTCAGGGATTTTGTCCTTTTTATTCTGGGCCTTCTCGTTGTCCGCTCTGTCTACAGAAACAGGATAAGTCTTATCTAGCCCCTTCATGCGGCTAGGATGGTTATGCAACTGACTACCTTGCTCGGGCACATTTTTGGGCACTCTCGTTCTCTTCTCATCAAGCTGTTGTCCAACAGAATTACTCTGAAGAGGAGTCTTGTCCTGATCTCCCTTTTGGGCTTTACGGAAAGCTTTAAGCTTTTCTTGGAAGAAAGCTTCGGCCAAGATATCTAGCGGCTTAGCGTCCACATCCCAGTATTTACTCAAACGCCTTTCGTTATAGCCCTTTTTAGCACTATTCATAGACGCTTCGGTTGTCTCTTCGTATGTACCGGTTCGAGCTTCTTCAAGCTGACCTTGGTACAGAACGGTATTGTCTTTGTTCTTCCGATTCTTACTCAACATCCAGTCGATGTTGCCAGGATCGGTTTCTGTATGCCATCCCCTGTCATCCCGATTGTCTATGAGATTGTTCTCTGGAGACTTAGGGGTATCTTCGGCATGTTTCTTTAGGTTAAAGGTCATAGTTAAAGGCTCCCTTATGATTAGCTCTTATTATCTTTGGCTAGGAGGATACAAATTCCTTCTTTCCATCATACGAGTTACTTGTTTTGCTCCGCCCACAGCTACGCCAGATCCTATCTGCCACATCTGGTTTCCGCTGCTAGGGACGACGCCAGTTTCCACTATCCTGCCATGAGGTAAACTATGAACAGCACTGGCAATAGTATTCCAAACGGCCCCAGCCAAGGCATCGCACAAGTCATCGGTTGTTACGCCATCTTTGTTCTGAGGCGGATAGACCTTGAATCCTGTTGAGTCATACTTGCGTTGCAGATGAAGCATTTCGTTTCTCAACTGCTCACAGGCCCTGTCCGTCCGTGGAATATGAAGACGACCGGAGTTAATCATGTGTTCCAGTTCTTTATAGATCGTCATCTTGTATTTTCTGGTATACTTCATTTCCTTGGCTCTGAGTCCTGCCTTCCTCATTTTCTGAATACTGGCAGCAGAGTTCATTTGGTCATAGGTTACTAAACCAAGATAGAACCTTCTCTTCAAACCTATTACATAGTCATCTATCTCTTCAATAGATATTGGCGTGTCATCATCTGGTTGCCAAAACTTAACATGATCAACAATAACAACAGGCTCAGCCTTTTTAGTTTCCGGATTGATTGCGTTCTCTCTATGTGTAATAACCAGTGCATAATTATTGCTTGATGTAGCGGGGTCAAGGTGAGCAAAATATATCTTACCTGGTTCTCCGATTGTCCTGTTGTTAAGTTCTGGAAACTTGAAGCAAGATTCAACCGAGTCTCTATCAAAACAACTTTCACCGGCAGTACCTGAAAACATGGCTCCAAATTCCATCTGGAACTCTTCGTCATTCATTTCTGAATTAGCTTCTAACAGCGAGTATTTTGTTTGTTGAGTATTAACGTCCCAAGTAGGAAGGCGACACATCAATCTATGCTTGATGTTATGAGCGTTCTCATACATATCCCAGAAAACACCTTCCTTACCTCTGGGGGATGAGATGGATAGAATCTTACTGTCGAATATTCGGTTTATCTTTTGATTGCCTTCGTCGTCTAAAATCGGATTTCCGTCTTCGTCGAACGCATCAAAGTTACGTCCATACGTATTCAAAGAAGGGGTCAAGGCTGAAAGGATACGCTCACCCGATGACGAGCTTCCGGTACTCTTGTAAGACGCAACTTCATCAAGAATAAGAACAAAAACACCCTTACCCAACAAGCCGTCAGAGTTACTGTTACCGACTTCGATAACAACTGACCCCTTCTTGGGTGGCAGCCTTTGTTCATTCATCTGTTTGTTGAATTCTACATCGGAAGGAGTTAGTAGATAAATAGCTCCTTCTTCAACACCTTCGGGGCCTATCTTGTCTTTGAAGTAAGGACTGAGCATTAGCTTATCACGAATTTCCTGGAAAGCGATACGAGCCTGATGCCTGGCTGAGGCTACCGTTAGGATACTAATTGGCATACCAGAAGCGATGTTATACAAAGCGTAAGGGTCTCCGCCCTCGCATTCCAACAGACGCATTGCTTCGTATAGAGCGACAATAGAAATCAGGAAGTCTTTCCCGCTACGACGCCCCCAACACAAGACAAGCTCTCTAAAGATATCTTCGGAGTTGTATTTCCCCAGGATATCTCCGTTCTCTACCCATTCGTTTTCCTTTGCTTGAAATAGACCCAAACGTTCGCACATTTCTATCTCTTCAGGATTCAGTTTTAGGGTCTCGTTACCCATCGATCCTCTGTAGAAAACCTTGAGGATCATTTTTTGGACAGGATAAAGCAAAACAGGACTTGGTCGATGCGGCAAACCTAAATAAAACGGATCTTCCACAAATGCAATGATATCAGGTATATAGCCTCCGCCTTCGCCTGAAGTAATCTCATTTTTCAGGTCAGAAAGCAATGAGTTAACAGATTCTATTTCAGCAGACTTCTTCTTGCGGGCCATAAAACAGTCCTTGTCAAAACTTTCGTTACAACATATGTGTTCAACAAAAGTTAGAGAACTACTCTATATTTCCAGCATTAATTTCGTATCCTGCCGTCGCAGACAAGGTAGCGAACGTTTGTGGGACCAATATATTGTTGTCTGAAAGAAAGGCATTCACATCACCATAATGATGAACAACATGAACTTGAAGAGCCTCAATTAGGCTTAACACCGTTTGGGCTTGAACGTATTCTCTTGTTATGGTCTGGCCCAATTTCTCAAGCCCTCGATCAAGATTGGTTCTTTCGATATCGGTCGCAGTCAAACTGGACGTAGCGATAGTATTACGCATGGCGGTTACTCGACCACCTGCACTGACTGAAGCATCTTCTGCCTCTGCTATCGATGAAACGATCACGCTATATTCGCTGGGACTAATCATGTATACACAATATCGCTTAATGAGGTATAGTCATACCAAATCCCGCTCGCATCTCTTTGACGATAACGAACATAATATTCTTGACCCCTTACTAGATACTCATCATCCTGACTTATGTATCTTACTCTTTTGCCAACAAAACCAGACTGCACCCCACCTGCTGGCATGTCGATAAACTCGTCGTCGTCTTCCTCTACCATCCACCCTTCTTGCGACGAAAGGTTATTTACAGTGACAGTAATATCCGAAAAGTCCGATTCGGTGGAAATATCAATCTGGAAATGGTAGTTCGTAAACGCAACTGCTTCGTCCGTGATCGTAAACTCAAAATCCCAGAACCCTTCGTCCAAGACATTAGCAGATGAGATGTTGGAAAAAGCTTCATTCAGATTTTTCAGCAGAACGCTAACTTTGAATTCACGATCTGTCAAATATTCATCCAACGTCTTAAATAGACTTGTGATACTTTCTGTCTTGAAGAAATTGACAGGGAATCTGAAAAAAGCCCCAGCAAATGGGTTGAACAATGCAGTTATTCTTTCCGAATTATTGTGACCAATCAAATCATTGACTCTTGACATCATATCAACTGCCGTGGCAACATCTGTTGAAGAAACAACCGTATTCCTCACATTTGATATGGCATCAGATCTTACATTCATATATGCTACAGAACGTGCAAAGTCTCCAGATATCAACCTCCACATTTCGTCTTCGCCTATCTTTGTTTCATCTTCAGCAACTGCATCAGGTTTTGGGAAGTCGAACGTTACCAACGGATCCCCGAAGAACGCTAGTGTCCAATCAACGTGAGGAACGCTGAATATATACGCCTCGCCAATTGTCGCTCCTCTTCGCAAAGCTTCAAAGAAAGGTTTAGGTCTAAGAAACCCGTCTATCGTTGGATCAGACATAGCTCCAGCCAACCCACTGTATCCGGCAGATATAGCCAACGGAACCCATCGTCCTTCTGTTGTGGATCTAACCAAACCGGCAGCGTCATAATCTGCATTATAGAAAAACGCACGCTTCGTATTGGTTACCCTAAAGAACGAAGAAGTAGTTCTGTCAGTAAACCACGACCACACAAACGAATCTCCCTCAACCGAAGGAAGGACGGAATCAAAGTATGGATCTATAAATTGGGTTGTAAAGACATCAAGATTAAGACTGCCAAGAGTTGAGTTTAGGAATCCCACCAGATCATCAGTATATCTATCCGCATCAGGCCCTGCTCGATCAGAGTATGGATCAATGTAGAATTTTCCGTTGACGATAACCTGTTTAGAAAGTTTATCTCCTTGATTCATCATGTTGACTACGGCGGCACTATTGGGGCCATCCATTCTTGCTGTAATCAAGCCAAAGTCAGCATCATCTCCGTCGTATCTGGCGAAGATCTGTCGGTTATACAAATAGTTTTCTGTTTTCTTGGAGAACGTGTGGTTAATTCTAGAGATTCGAGAGGAAGCAGATATGATGTCTGTCCCCTCCATAAACCCGCCAGGTACGGTGAAACCCAGAATAATAACCCAAATAGTTCTGTTTGAAAGCGGGGCAGTAGCTAGAGCGGTCTTCAGAGGCGTCAGAACTTGGGTATTAAATTCATCCTCATCGTTCAGTATATCTACATCAGAACAAGGGACGCCTACTAGCTGCTCGTCAGCTAAGCCATGAATTGTTTGGTATCTATTGGCAATATCCAGACTAGCACCATCGCCAGACCGGTAAACAAAGACTACATTTTCACTTGATAACGCCATCCCTTTACATTATCGTCAGATGGCGTTTTTACCTTCCCGAAAGTCAGGTTCCGGTAGATCCCAAACCAGCCTCGCCTCGCTGGGAATCTTCCAGTTCACTAACAACCATGATATTGAAATGCTCGGTTTTCCTCATAAGGATTTGACCGCACCTGTCGCCAGATTTGTATAAATCATACTTGAACTTCATCCATGAACAATCGACATCAGTAAGATACTTGTCGGGCATGAATCCCAAAAAGTCTATTAGCTGGTATCGAAAAAGGATATCGCCCCTATATCCTTCGTCAACCAATCCTATGGAATTGCACAGCAACAAATCCTTCTTGGAATTGCTTGACCTTGGCATGATTTCAGTATGGTATCCAGGTGGCGGCTCTATTGCCCACCCAGTGCTATACTCTATGTAAAGAAGTTTTCCATTTACAAATTTGAACTTACCATCATCGATAGCATACATATCGTACGCTGCATCTTCTCCGGGATGTCCTTGGGTTGGTGCAATCGCTCTTCCATCAAGCATCTTCATCTTCAAAACAGGCTTCATCTTTCTCTCCTTCGAATTGTATTAGAGACATTTGCTCCAGCCGCAGGATTTACAAGTAGAGCAACCTTGGTTTCTTTCTAAAGCTCCACCGCAAGTTGGACATTCCTCTCCCGTCACCGAAGTTCCATCTTCAACGTACTTTTTCAAAACTCTTGCCAAAGCTTTGGCTGGCGACTGAAGGTCACCTCTTGTCTTCTCAAGTTGATGGACAACAAACGCCACGTCAGCACCGTGCCTAAGGCTTGTCGATATCATCCTTGTCAGCGATTCTTCTTCTTCAGTACAGAATTCGCCTACGTTTTCTACTTCAACTTCGGTATCATGGTCACGGAATATACCTCGATACTTACCTCTACCTACTCTAGACATCTTTCCTTGAAGAATGGCGTTCCTTTTATGGAACCCGTTCTTACCAATAAAGATTTCGTATGGATCGGAACCAAGTAATCCGACAACGATCAAATACAATTGTCCGGTCACTCTGGTAAAATGAAGTTCTGCGTCAAGATCTTCAGGTCGTTTGGGAGCAACAGTCTTCGTAATGTGGTTTCCATTTCTTTCGTCTTCTTTTTTGTCTTCAACCAACACGCCAGTACGACAATTCTTACGATACACAGTAATGCCTTTGCATCCTTGTTTCCATGCAGTCTCATAAATCTCGGCTACTTGTTCAACCTCAACGTCTTCGGGAAGATTGATCGTACTACTAATGGAATGATCAACATGTCTAGTAGCGGTTGCTTGCAGATGGACCCTTTGTTTCCAATTTATATCTTCGGCGCAATGCCCAAACCATGGGGATTCTTCTACATTGTCTTTGCCGGTGACTTCCATCCATTTCTGTATTTGCGGATGGTAAACCGTAAACTCTTCCCAACAATCTCCGTTAGGATCAGTGAAGTCAACTCTCACGTTTTCATCATTGGGGTTGATCTTCTTGCGCCTCTTGTATCCGATCATGAACAGAGGCTCAATGCCAGAAGTTGTTCTTGTAAGAATACTAACGCTTCCTGCCGGGGCGGTTGTTAGGATAGCGATATTGCGACGACCGTATCGCTTCATATCTTCGTACAGTTTGGGATCTTCGTCCTTAATTCGGCGAAGGAAAGGATTGCTCTTTTCAAACTCATGGTCCCAGATTGGGAAAGGTCCCAACTCTTTAGCCATATCAACAGAACTTCTATAGCACCCTAGTTTCAAAGTGCGATAAATTTCGTCTACGACTTCAATACACTTCTTGCTACCATAGGCATATCCCATAGCCGCAATTGTATCGCCAAGCCCAGTAATGCCTGTTCCCGTTCTTCGTCCCTGCTCGCACTTCGTACGTATGCCTTCCCATAATTCCAGTTCTCTCTGTCTGACATGAGCAGGTTCAGGATCGTTTTTGATCTTGGATATGATGCTGTTAACTTTCTCCAATTCGAGATCAACCATATCGTCCATAAGACGTTGGATAATCTGAGCATGTTTGGAAAATAACTCAAAATCAAAGTAAGCTTTTCTTGTAAACGGATGAACAACATAGTTCAACAGGTTAAACAACATCAAACGACAAGAGTCATTGGCACACAATGTTAATTCGCTGCACGGATTTGTGCTGATTGTCATGAAACCAAAATCAGCGTAACAATCGGCTGGGGACTCTCGCAGGATATTGTCCCAGAACAATAAACCTGGCTCAGCCATAGCGTGAGCGTTTTCAACAATCTTCATCCAAACTTCTTTTGCATTTACTTTCTGAACGATGGTTGGTTTTTCTGCATCGATTGGCCATCTCTGTTCATATTCTTGGTCATTTTCAACAGCTTTCAAAAACTCGTCCGACAAACGTACTGAGATATTAGCTCCCGTTACTCTTTGAAGGTCTTTCTTAACATTTGCAAAATCCAGAATTTCAGGATGATGCACAGATAGAGTCACCATCAAAGCGCCACGACGACCCGCTTGCCCAACTTCACGTATGGAGTTGGAATACCTTTCCAAGAAGGGGATAATGCCTGTCGAGGTTCTGGCTGCGTTGCGAGTAGCTGAGCCACTGGGGCGTAAATGAGAGATGTCCATCCCGGTTCCACCACGACGCTTGGATATTTGTACAAGATGCTCGTCTGCTCTTGCAATATCTCCATAGCTGTCTAAAGGAGAGTCAACAACGTAGCAGTTCAGGCTGACAAGGCCCTCTACAGGGTATGAATGATGGTTCTCTACCCCAATAGTGTATACATATTTAGGAGAAGATGTATTTAGAGTCTTAGAATCTATGCGAACAAACTTCCGTCCTCCTATGTCTTTTACATGCCATTCTACCTCTTCTTTCTCGGATAGCGAATGTATCCTGTTGTCGTCGTAATGTTTTAGACTAGAAGATATAAAACTAGAGCATTTTGGGAAATCCAGACGAGCATAATAATTCTTCGCCAACTCAACATTAACACTTCTAGTTATGCCAATTGGTATATTGAAACTACGAAGAAGATGGTAGAAAGATTCAACCAATCCATGATTAGAAAGAACCACTCTCAAATCGCCATCTTTTGTTATAGTCCCATCAGAGTCTATCAAGCCTTGTGTAAGTGCGAGTACGAGTTCCTTGCTCCAGGTGAACATAGTATCATATATTTTTTTACCTTCCGATTTTCTTCCGAACAATTTTTCAAAAGCCATACCGATTAACGTGGAATGATAGACTATTTGCACGGTCCCATCTATGTGCTCGTTGTTATTGACATCCGGTTTAATGCCGAATATCTTTTCACCATACGTTGTTACATAGTCGATGATTTCTTTTTCATCTGATCCAAATGTAAAAGTTATACCTCTCACTTTGGGTTCTGTAGTATGTTTTCTATTTCGCAGACCCTTAGCACCGTAATTATCAAAAACGCAACCGTCGCCATACCAGAGGCCGACAAAATAAGCAAAATGTTCATCTACTGTCCAAACAGACTTTACCGCTTGATGGGATCTTGTTAACAATTTCGTAGTTTGTTTAGTTCGATATTGAGTGGCAAGTTGAATAGACGAATCGTCTCTACTAACTGTATAAATATGCTCTCCCCTTTGGTGCATATCTTCTGGAAAAAGTTCATTCAGATCAATACTGGGGGTTTCGTTATCCCAGTCAGAGTCATGATCGGGTATGGCGATATAATCACCTTCTCGGAGATATTCAACAGAATTCCACTGAGGTTCTTCTTCCCATTTTTCTTGTTCACTGGATAGGGATAGGAATTTATGATTATCCGTAACTGTTACGTTAGGAGTACGAAAGCATTTCAAATCAAACATACGCCTGTTTCCGAGCAAGTTCTTATGCACTTGGGAAACCAACTCAAATGTACCATTGTGAGTAACAACCCTATCCCCCACACATACACCTTCTATGTTCTTAACACCATTGTCAGTCAAAACTCTCGTTCCTGGAGAAAAGCAATTGGATAGGGTAATAAATTGATGATTATTCCCAATCCCATACATCGGACTGCCTTGGGGAACGACGTATTTGAAATGATCTAGATAGTTGAATATATCTTGAGCGGAAAGGGGTTCTTTGAACTTACCGGCCTCGATACGGGCGAATTCGTTGGCCAGACGCCAATGCATCTGATCGGGAGTTTCTTCTAGAAGATTCTTTTCATTGTCTCTGAGAGCGTACTTGTCAAGGAATACTTTTGCGGCTAAATCGTCGCCGTCAAAGTAGTCCGTGCATTTCTCTAATGATTGATCGTAGTCGTAAAATACGGATTCGGAAACTGGTTTCTCGCCATTATCTTCCTGTTCTTTGGTTTTCTCTATCGTTACTGATTCAGGGGGCATCCCTTTCTCCTCTCCCAATGAATTGCCTAAAGACTATCGGTTAAGCTTACTCACATTACTTAGGCAATCACATCTTCCTCCTGCCTTAAATCGGGAAAACATTTCTTGTCTTGTAAGATGTTGGTCAGCATCAATTTCGCATCAATTCCGCATAAGAATATTCTTGCCAATCCGAAGCGATTACTTGCTTCTGTTGACAATTTTCTTATGCAACATCGCACGAGGATAGGCTTTCTCGCCTCCTATTTCGTCCAATGCTTCTTCTAAAGTATAACAATCATCGAACACTTTGCTGGGAGAGCAATTGATGATTTTCTTTTCTTCTGAGAACGTCTTGATCCATTTTAGTCCCTTGCCGCAATTTCTTAAGGTGTGTGGGTAGTGGAAATGATTTACGCCATAGAAGTCGGTTTTACCTTCTCTGTAACAACAATCCATGCCTACCAAAACGATGGGATTGCAACCCATTTTGTAAGCTAGTTGAAAGGCCAGAGGCCCGGTTGACCCCCGGCCATGCAAAACGGCTGGATGAGTAGGAATCTTATAGTCGCCAACTGTTAATCTATAATGATAGAAACGACCTTGGGTCTCTGCGTTTTCACGACAAAACTTAATAGCTTTGGTTCGTACGATATGTTTTTTCTCAGTAATCCAAGTCTGTATATCCTGCCACATGAGTATGGTAGGATCTATTCGCATAAAAGCCCGGTTCATCCCTATAGTAAAATGGTCCCCCAAAAGACTGACATCAACGTCGTCTAATGAGGGACCATTCCCGATCAAAAAGCATGGCACGTCGGTGAAAACGCCATTCCAACGTTTTGCACCCCAGTGATTCCCATACTTGTATGCTCTAACCCTTTTCTTGATCATCAGCGAGTTATCCAGCCGCCAACGCAAGCTGCATACCTCGCATCAACTTAACGTCGCTGTCTCTCAAGAATTTCATCCACTCGTCAGGCATACTTCTCAACCTTCGAGCAAACAAAGGACTCCAAGAAGGCTTGAAAGGCTTACGAATAAGCTTCAATCCCATCTCTTCGGGAGTTTTATCTCCCTTTGCGTGGTTTAGACGTTTACTGGTCCAAACAACGTTCTGCCAGTCGTTTCCTCCGCCCCTGGACGTTGGGACGACATGGTCAACAGAACCATCTCTAATAGGAAAGATGTCTCCCGTATACTGGCATACACGGTCTCGCAAGTAGACGTTCCTCTTCGAGTACTGAATCTCGTAGATAGGAATGTCTCGGTAATTGATAGCCATGGCCACCTTAGGAGCCCTGGCCTTCCTGTCTCTGGTCAGACGAATGAAGGTTTTATCTCCGACCGGAAGAGTTTCCCATGTCTCCCAATCGTAGGTAGTGTAATTATCCTCATCAACGAATTGCATAGTGCCGATGAAAACTTTGGTAATTACGTCTTCAACGTTCATGACAGTTACAGGTGTGAAGTTTCTGTTCAGAATCAATACCGGATCTTGCAATACAGACATTTTACTACTCCATTTCTCAAGGTTCCCCTTACAAATATTTGTTCCATTCGCTAATCATCCTTGGATTGATGTCAACGAACCTGATGTCAATTAGATGGGTGTAGTTTTTAGCTATCCCCATCATTATCCTTGCTACCGAACTTGCCTCTAATCCTCCGATGCCAGTCCCCAACCCAGGAAAAGCAATACTTTCCATCTCATCTTTAATCGCTTGGTTCAACACTTTTCGCATTGCCTTGTCTACAATATCAAGACTGGTAAAGCCTCCGGGGTATTTCATCGTTACCGCATGGTACACCCTTTTTACCCCTCGTCTTTTTAGCCGATGAGGTTCAGTCGAGTAACAGTCTCCTGGTTCGAACGGCTTACCATGAACATCTACCTTGCCTTTTGCTTCTCTGCGAAAATTCTGCCCTCCTGCTTCGGCTATCGCTCCTGCCGCACCGGCTCCCATTATACCAACCCCATTCGCTGGACTGACTAAAGCGTCGGTCTTGGGTTTGGTAATATTTGCTTTATCGCCTTCAACGATTTTAATCGCCATGCCGGTCTCCCAATTGTTTATAGGATATCGAGAGAAAAGGCACTTAATACGGCTGTTCTGCGCCTGTCTGGTCTTCAAAGATGCGCATAACATCCGTCCCGAAATAATCGGGGTTGCGCTCTATCTTATTTCGCAACCTTGAAAGGATATCTTTGTGCATCTGACTAACCCTCGACTCTGAGAGATTTACCTTATCAGCTACCTGACCCATTGTCAGGGATTCATAATAGTAATAGTAAACGATTTTTTGTTCAACCCTAGAAAAGCTTTTTCCCATTAATTTTGAGAAAAATTCTCGCCTCATCAGACCATTTCCGGGCATTTCCGTATGAGTGTCCTTGAGCATATCGTTGTAATCCGAATGTCCCTCCCCCATACCCTCGCTCCCAGCTTCCTGAGAATGATTGTTGGAATGATCAAGACTAGCGACATAAACAGAAGAAAACTTCTTCAAACTATGATTGAGATTCTTATCCTCGATCCCCATCTTTCTAAGAACTTCGATGTCGGATACAAACTCTCCACTTTCCGTTTGCATATGCTGCTTGGTTCTTTCGAACACGGATATATTCATTCTAACCGTACGAGGAACGATATCCTCCCGCCTCAATCCATCGATCATGGCACCTTTGATTCTAGGACGGGCATAGATTTCGAACTTGACGTTGCGATCAGGGTCGTAGCCATCGATGGCATTGTATAGACCGTCTACTCCGAATGAAGCCAGTTCAGTAGGATGGACTTTCCATCTCATTTTGGCCGCAAGTTTACCAGCTATCTTCTGGACATAGTTAAAGTAAAAGTCAACCAATTGCTGTTTGACTTTATCGTTCCTGGTCTCAAAATGCTGATCCCATAGCTGTTCAATTGAAACTTCAGTTTTCACCATTGTCTCTCCCTTCCATCCACACACACTAGCACCGATATAAACACTATCGGTTTTATGGGCGAAATATGTCAAGGTTTTTAGTTGAAAAAAAATAGCTTGGCATCCTCTCCCATTTCTGGTATACTCCCGTTGGATACATGGAGTTCGCCAGCCATTAATTTAGTCCCAAATGGCAGGATTCCTTTGATAAACTTAGGTTTTTTCAGGAGTTGCGACTATGGCGATCATCCAGAGCATCATTGATGACGACCTGTATAAACTGTCGATGCAGGCGGCTATCATGGCCCTTTACCCCAGAAACAAGGTTCGGTACAGGCTGTTCCTTAGAGACGACGTAGAATTCCCGGATGGGTTCGCAGCAGCACTCAGAGAAGAAGTCAACGCCATTGCGAAACTCGCATTGACTGATGATGAGAAACATTTCCTTTCTTTGTCATGTCCGTATTTTCCGCCGCCGTACCTTGACTTCCTTCATGGGTACAGGCACGATCCCAACGAAGTCAAGATTTCCCAGAGCGATGGAAAACTCTCGGTAGAAATCGAAGGCTACTGGTATCGAACGGTTCTTTGGGAAGTTAAGCTCATGGCTTTGATCAGCGAGTTGTATTTTGATCTCATTGGCGGCGACATCAAAATGACAAGGAATTGCATTGACGGACCCGGCTTCTGGAAAGAACGTGCCGAAGACAAAGGTACGATCATTTACGACAACCAACTTCGTACCGCCGAGTTCGGTTCCCGCCGACGACGCTCATTCCGATGCCAAGACATTGTTGTCGAGAATCTCAAAAAGATGTCTGGAGAATACTTGATCGGGACATCCAATGTTTATCTCGCAATGAAGCATGGGTTGAAAGCCATTGGAACGCAGGCTCATGAATGGTACATGTTCCATGCCGCTAAGTACGGCGTCCTCATGGCTAACTCAATGGGCATGGGGAAATGGGTAGACTTCTACCACGGAAGCTTGGGCATCGCTCTGCCCGATACATTCACGACTCAAGAATTCTTGCGAGTCTTTGATGGGTTCTACGCCAAGCTGTTCGATGGGACTCGACAGGATTCCGGAGATCCATATGGATACGGCGAGACTATGGTGAAACACTACGAAGGTTTGGGTATCGATCCCATTACCAAATCTGTCGTTTTCAGCGATGGCCTGACCCTTACTGAAGCGATTCAGATCAAAAACGTTTTCCACGATCAGGTCAAAGATTCCTACGGTATCGGAACCCATTTTTCCAATGACGTTGGCGTCGTTCCTTTGAACATGGTGATCAAAATGGTTGGCATACATACCAATGGAGTCTGGGTTCCGACTTGCAAACTCAGCGATACCCCAGGCAAGCATACTGGTGACGAAGACACGATCAAACTCTACAAAGAAGAGATCCGGAGGATGAATGGTGTCGCCACATGAAAATTGCCCTCATTCAGCTTGATGTCAAAGCTGGAGATCCTGCTCGCAACGTAAAGCGGATGATCAAGTATATCGATAAAGCCAAAGCAGGCGGCGTCGATATAGTTGCCTTCCCTGAACTTTGCATAGGCGGATATCTCGTAGGCGATATGTTCAAACACCCATCGTTCTGCCAAGACTTAATGAGCTACAACGAAGATATCCTCAAGGCATCCGAAGGTATCGGAGTCATTTGGGGAAACGTCTACATGGACGAAACCAAACGGGGAGAAGACGGCCAACCCATGCTTTTCAATGCCGCCTTCTTCGCCATGGATGGCAAGTACGTTCCGATGGTTGGCGGATGCGACTTCCTTCCCGGCATCATGTACATCAAGACGCTTCTTCCTAATTATCGGTTCTTCGATGACAAGCGGTACTTCACCAGTTCACTGACATACGCAAGACATGTAGGATGTAAACTTCCTTCGCTGATTAAACCTTTCTTGTTTGAAGCTCCATCTCAAAAGGGATTGGGACTCAAGCCATATCGAATCGGCTTACAGTTGTGCGAAGACCTTTGGTGCGCCGACTATCAAGAAAGAAGAGAGTCCATCAACCCTGCTGGCATATTAACCAAACAAGGCGTTGACCTTATCATCAATCTATCTGCCTCTCCTTGGACCATGGGCAAGAATGAAGCCAGGGATCGGCGGATCGCATTCATTGCTAAGGAATGCGGCGATGAATTTGTACCCTACTACTATGTTAACGCAACTGGCGCACAGAACAACGGCAAGAACATCGTGACATTTGACGGAGGATCAACCGTCTATGGAAAAGATGGAAAGCCACGATGCCTCGCATCTGCTAACTTTGAAGAGAGTGACCACACCTATGTTCATGGATGTTTGATCGAGAACTCAAAAAGACTCGACATCATCAATACGCTTCCCGCTGTTCCAAGGGACAGCGACGAAACTTCGATTGAACAAAAGAAAAACGCTATCGTTCGAGGACTTCGTCACGTTCGCCATATGATGAGGTCCCCAAGCAATCCCAATGCGGTCCTCGGTATCAGCGGAGGTATCGACTCTGCCCTTGTTGCCTGCTTGCTTGTTGAAGCTTTTGGCAAAGATAAAGTCATCGGCGTTAATATGCCGACTGTCAATAGTTCTGAAGAAACCAAAAACGTATTCAATACGTTGGTTGATAATCTGGGCATAGAACATGCGATCATTCCTATTAACGAAGTTGTCAAACATGTAAATCTCGCCCTGCGCATTACAGTGAATTCCAGGATTACTCGTCATCAAAAAGATGGAGAGATCATTCCTCCCATTGTTCAAGAAAACATCCAAGCCAAGATCCGTTCGACAGACATCCTTTCTAATCTCACCCAATCGATTGGAGAGGACAGAAAACAACCCACGATCTTCACCTGTAACGGCAACAAGGTTGAGATCGCTTTGGGTTACGCTACTCTGTACGGAGACTGGGGTGGAGCGGTGGCCCCTATCGGAGATCTGACCAAAGCTGAAGTCTACCAAATGGCTCGTCTGTATCAAGCTATACCTCATCAACTTCTTCCGGATGATATTTACAAATTCGGCAAGGGAAAGATTCAACCCAGCGCAGAATTACAACCCCTGGCAAACAAACAAGTTGATCCCATTAAAGTAGGCTATCATTGTGCTATCATCAGAGAATTGACCAACTATACGATCTCAACGCCTGAGAATCTGGTTGAATGGTGGCTGGACGGAACGTTGCATGAAAAGCTGGATATCCCCATCGAGTTGATGAGGCTCCACATGGTTGATGATCCAGTCGTCTTTATTGAAGATCTACAATGGTTAATGAAAAGAATCAATGGAGCGGTATACAAGAGAGTTCAAAGCCCTCCGATTATCATTACAAGCAAGACGGCTTATGGATATGATCGCCGGGAATCTATTCCTCTGGGAGTCCCGGTGACTCGCCGTTTTAAACAAGATCTGGTCCCAACTCTGATGGACTGGCCTCGCCGTTATCAGGAAGGTAAAGCTGAGGATCAGAATCAATAGCGTTGAGAAACTCAACTATTGTCCAAGTGACTCCTAAAACAGCAAATCCGGATATGGGCCACAAGAAATAGAAGCCCGAACAGGCATATAGGATAGAATCGACTATCAGAGCCGCCCAGAATGAGGAACAGACCGTACAATCCAGCATTCTGGGCAATTTCCAATGAAGCTTATGAAGGGCTATTTTAAGCCTTAGTTTTATAGGTCGAATAGGCCATTCAGAGCCCTTCTCAGCGATTGCTATAGCTAACCCATAAGATGCCATCATGGATATGATGAAATAGATTAGGAGCGATCCTAGCATGGTTACAGCCCCTTCTCCTTAAGCCTCTTCTGTACAACCTCCCATTTAGAGGGCTTTTTCTTATCTTCTTTCCTCTGAGACGACAATTTCTGGTATCGATGCATGGCGAGCATCAATCTAGTAGCGTCTTCTCCTGTCCCGCCATTTTCAAAAGGAAATAACTCAAACCACCCCCAAGATTCCAAAAACTTGTACAACTCAAGTTCGTCTTTATCCAACCTATGAGCGGGAGAAGAAGCCGCCAGGCACATGCGATGGTACACGCCTTCTGCCCAGTCTTTGACGATGTTTTTTAGTTTATCTTTCTTTGCCATGTCTACACCTAACTTTATCGGAGTTCAAGCGTCAAAAACTAAAGGATAAAAACGTTCACAATCGAAAGTACAGGTATGAATTGGTATAAACAGGCTAGTTTCGACGAATTCGTGCAAGCTCTTAAATTCTTAGGGATTGCGGTTCCTGCAACGCTTTTAATGGTTGTTCTTACCCAAAGTTTTGGAGGCAAAGAAGAAGCTATACAAGCTATCCAAAAAGATCCACAAGCCGCTGCCCAAGTAGTCCAACAAGAAATGCAACAAAATCCCCCCACCCAAATCGAACAAAAACTGATTCAGCCTGAACCTAAGCCACAGCCAGAACCTAAAAAAAAGATCTCTGAAGATGAGAACTTTGTAGCCAGAGTAATCTTTTCTGAAGCTGCCGGAACTAGCAAAAAAGAAAGAGAACTAGTTGCCGCCAGTATGATCAACAGAATGAACCACCCAGGATTCGGTAGAGGAAAACTCTCTTCCATGAGAGATGTAGCTGAACAACCCAAAGCTTACTCAGCCATTAATGGCAACAAGCTGTGGTATAGATCTGAACATCCAGAACAATTCGAGTATCAACCAGAAATTGATGCTTGGGAACACTCTTTACAACTCGCTACCGGAGGAGCTAGACCTTTGAATGGTCCTTCTGGTAATCCCATTGTATATTACCATGACGAAAGAGTCGATAAGCCTAGTAGTTGGGACAACAGTTGGTGGAATGCGAACTTGGAAATAGAAACGGATCAGTTCAAATTCTACAGTGTAACTCCTAATAGGAATTGAATTCAACATGCCATGTGGATGTCGTCGCAAAAGCATAAAACAAAAAAACAAAACCATCAAAGCCAAAAAGCAAGAGGTGGAGTTTGAGACCCTGAAGCAACGCTTCAACGCCTGCAATGCTTGCAAATATGCGACAGACAAACATTACAAAGTAAAGACACTAACCAGGCGAAGCAAATGTAGAAAAACAGGTGAATTGATTTCCGTCAAAGCCAAAAAGAGGAAGCAGTCCTGTCCAATAAACAAGTGGCCTAAGTAACTCGTTGCCAAATAGATTTCTTTTCAGACGTCGAGGTATGGCTCTGGGGACGGCGTGAACTTAACTGTTTCTTTTTTGACCATTCTCCCCACTTTGTTCATTTCTACTCTCCAAATCGAGATGAGGCTCTCTTGCGATTATGTTTCCGACATCCACAATAGCCCCCAAAGATGTTGTTATTGTTCCGTTCTTATCACATTTTTCGTATTTTGCGTTCAGAACCTTTCCAGAACAATCGATAATAGGGGACCAATCCCCATCAACCTTTAGCATGTAGTCCGCAAGTCTTTTTACTTCTACATCAACAGAGTATTTTATTCTTTTGGCCTTATCGAAGACTCTAATAGCCACTCCGGTCTTTATCTTGACATTAGCTTCTCTGATCTTTGCTAATACGTCGTATAGATTCTTGACCCCAAACGCCTCTATGCCATCTTTTGCCAAAAATGCAAAACCTATATCATCTCCAGGCACCAAGTACTCCATAGACGACAAGGCACTTTCAGGTTTTCCAAAGCTGTCGTTGTCCCAGTATTTTACATTTTCTACTACATGTTTTATAAAAGATATGCTGGTGAGATCAAGGCAGATACTTTCCTTGTATCCTATGCGGATCATGTGGCTTTCCATTTTCGCCACACCATGATGATGAGAAGTTTTTGGAGGATTAGATGGATCAAAAACGTATAATGCCATATTTACAGATCCAAGAAATTGAATCGGCTCATTTCTTCTGGTTCCTCTTCCTTTTCAGGAAGAGATTTGTTAGAGCCTTTTTTGCGAGGTGATTTTTTACGAGGCGTTTTAGCTCCAGCCTTTCCGGCTGCCTTCTTTTTCTTTTTCGTTATCTTTTTCACGCTCTGATCTTTAGCTTCCGAATAGATAAGTCCAACGAGAGACCCAACCGTCGTCGAGTTCGCCCCGCAAAACATAAGTATGTCGTTATCGCTCTCTTCCAGAGTAACGCCTATCTGATCTTCTAGTTTCATAATTAATTCAAGCACGTTTACGTCGTCAATCAACTCTGCAACCTTCATATCAACGTCTGGCATGATACCAGAATAGTCTCGTATACAAAGCTTGATGATTTGCTCGATTTGCCTATAGAGTGGATTCATTATTCCTCACCTATCTCGTTCCCGTCTTCCAGCACAACGATTGTAGGATCTGTATTTCCTGCTTCTTTCCATGGAACCAAAGCGAATGCCATGATGATAACATGCTGACCGATCTCAACCTTTTGAGCGGCAGCACCATTGATGAAGATTGCGGTTTGGTCGCCCTCCGGTATGACGTAAGTTTCAAACCTTTCACCGGTTTCTATGACTGCTACAAGAACTTTTTGATATGGTAGAATGTGGGAAGCATCCAGTATGGCTTGTCCTATACCTATGCTTCCTTCATAGTACGGAAATATTCCGGAGACCTCTGCTCCATGAATTTTGCTCTTGAGCATCTCTACTTGCATGGCTATATCCTTACGGCTTGCCAGCTTCTTCGTCTATATTTGACACTTTTCTGCTACGACATCCTGTTCTTCTTCAGACATGTCGCCCCAACAATCGTCCATGCGATCTCTTATTTCATCGCCAGAGGGATCGTCGTCCGATTTGTTGTCCAACAACTTGAAAAGTCGTATGTATTCTTTTTGATTATCATTCATCATAAATTCCCTTAGTTTTAAAGCGGAGACGCTGGGATTCGAACCCAGGAAGGAGCAATTCAGCCCCTTAATTGATTAGCAGTCAATCGCCTTCAACCACTCGGCCACATCTCCTAATTTACCTATCGTCATGAAATGAATTTTACCAGACATGTAAACACAAAGGAAGGTAAGGGAATCGAACCCTCGGACCCCATTTCTAGGACCACTGGTTTTCCAAACCAGCACGACTAACCAACATCCGTCTACCTTCCAAGTAGAAAGGAAGGTAAGGGGATCGAACCCTTGTAACCCCTTGTTCAGGGGTTAACTGGTTTTCGAAACCAGCGCAACAAACCAACATTTGCCTACCTTCCAAGTTTTTCCAAACAAGAGGAGAGTATGGGATTCGTTACGGTTGCTTCGTTTTCCGAAGCTGTTCATAACTCTCCTAAGCGGAAGGGACAGGAATCGAACCTGCATCACGCTTCTAACGTGAAACCGTTTTCAAGACGGCTTAGCCCGCCAATAGCAAGCCCTTCCTAAATATCTGTCGGGAATCCACGCTACTTGAGACCATCTGCCCTTTTTTCAAAAAGCATTGTTTGTAGTAAATTTCCTTGGCCACCTACTGCCCCCATCTCATTGCCAACATTCCTGCTACTACCAAACCCAAACCTGTCCATTGCCATCCGCTGAACTTGTCTCCCGCTCCCAAATAAAGCATAGTCAACGGAAAGACAAGAAAGATTATACTATCAAAAAGAAGCCCGTCAAACAACTGCCTCTTTGAAATAATAGATATCAACACCCACCATTGACCTAAGGCTCCCCAAAGGAAAGCCGTCCATGCCCAGAGATGTCCGCCGTCCTGATTCAGCCTAAAGGTGAAGTAGTAGTAGACGGAATACCAAACAGCTATGCATGGGACCCACCATAAATAATGATACCACATTTTGTTTCATCTCCGCCTCCTGTCGCTGCTTCAAAAAGGAAGGTAAGGGAATCAAACCCTTGGACCCCATTTCTAGGACCATTCGCTTCCTGTTATTTAAGCGGATAGGGAGGGATTCGAACCCTCAGATCATCAAAGACGACCCCCTGATTAGCAATCAGGTGTCCCGCACCAGTGGGAATCCAGCCTATCCAAATTTACTTTAGTAAAAACTCCATCTTTTATCATTTTACCTTCATCACTACCTTCCGTTATGGCCCGAAGGGCCACTTTTTGTTTATTCAATTACTTGTCGTCATCTTCCTTTTTATTATCAACTACCGCCTTAAGTTTGTCAAGTGTTGCTTGAGCAACATCTTGGTCATCGTCCTGATCGTCGTCAAGCAGATGGTCGATCTTCGATGCCGCAATATCTGCTCCGGCATCATACAGGGCAGCTTTCGTACCGACATATGACCCTCTGGACATGGATATATCGGCGAATGCCCGCCGAGTACCGACCTGATCCCCCTTATAGGCCATGGTATTGCCTTGCGGGATATTCAGTCGATCAGCCGTAACAACAACATCGTGATTCGCCCCGATATAAGTAAACGTCCAGGTTCCATCCTGTTGCAGGTGCTTGAGAAGATCCGCAACCTGATTGCCATTGTACTCTCTCGAAGCATTTTCTTCGCCATCTGTCAGGATAGTAACCATCACTTCAACGTTGATTTTCTCGTCCTGAAGTTCTTCGTCGATCTCTGCTTTCAGACGATTACAGCTTTGCCCAATGGCATCGTAAAGAGCCGTCGTACTTTCGGGAGCATACTGTTCAGCGGTCAATGGTTCGATGACATCGACGCCTTCTTTCCAGTGGATTGATTCGACCGAACTGTTGAAAGTTATCAGGCAATAACGATGCTCTTGATTCGGGTTCTCTCTTTGCAGTTTCTGGATGGTTGTGACATTTTCGTTAAAGCCATTGACTGTTGGCTTTATTACTGAACTCATCGAAGCACTACGATCTAATATGATCAGATGATAGAACTTGATGGGGATGTTCTTGTCTCGCCCACCGACATCTAGGTTAGGGTTGGGCATAATTTGGTTCCTTTCTTATGGTAATTGTAAACTAAACACAAACACTGAACCAAAAGACCTACTCACTCTCATTTGTCTTTGGTTCTTGGTTATCTAATCTCATCGCTTCTGGAGAAAACTGATCATAAACGTTGATTCCTGCTGATTCCAATTCTTTCACAATGATATATGCAGCAAGTTCGTATTTATCTTTCAAGCTCCCCTTGTTGAGGTCTCGAAGATTATGGTTGATATCGGCTATCTTAACCAATGAGGCAGGAACGTTCGTCCTCAACCTCATGATGAAATCAAAGTAGCTTTCATCCTCATCTTTCCTTCTAGTCAGACAATCAACTGCTTCAACGATTGCCATTGGGAATCCCTCTTGCCGCAAATCTACAAGAGTATATTCGCTATCCTCAACAACGTCATGCAACCATGCCACAACCTTATATAGAGGAGGAAGGACAGAATCTGCTACTGCCTTGGGGTGAGTAATGTATGGCTGACCTCCCCACCTTGTTTGGCCATAATGAGCCTCTGTAGCGATTTTCTCGGCCTTTTCAATCAGTCCATCAATCGATTCCATCGGATCCATGATCATTCCCAACTAGATTCTTCTTTCCCAAAAGATAGCCACCATTCTTATGTTCGACATAAAGCATGATGATTGTAGCAAAAATCCATACACTCCATGACCAAATCGACAATTCGTAAATGACGATGATCAGTAACGAAATGACCCATAACATAGAAATCAAGTTATGGATACCCCTGTATATCGAACTGTAATCAGGAGTCACTTTCTTCGTCGTCATCTTCTTGTCTTTTCTTCAATTCATCTCGGAGTTCTTCCCAAGGTCTGACTTGGCGATTATACTCTTCGGGATCGTTCTCCTTCATTTCCTTCAACTCTTCCACTTGTCCCGTCAGGTCTTCGAGTTTTTCGTCTCGATTTTCCGGGTATCCGTAGAAGGTAATGTCGTCCAAAATGGCACCGAAAACATCATATACAGTATAGCATGTTTCCGTTTTTATCGCAACCAAGTCCTCGGCTTTGAGAGATCTTTTTCCGTCGCTGTCCTTGGAGTAGTCCCTGATCTCCAGTTCCTTGTCCAATCTAACAGGATAATCCCTAAGCTCGCAGAGAGGCGAGAAGCTAAGCGAGACCCCACAGGTTTCTCCGGGCTTGTAGCCGTCCACGCTGCCGTCTGTATTGACGCCATGGAAGTCGGTCCAGTATTCGAACGCCTTCCCATACTTGCCGTAATCCCAATGCTCGGCAACCCGGTATATCTCGATGTATTCAATGGTCGGGTTCGTCTTGGTTCTCAACGGAACCTGATCCATATCATCGAGAAAAGGTTGGATAGAAAAACCCCCCAACTGAACATGGAAAACCTTCTCGTAGAATTCTATGTCCTGGCGAAGATGGCTCATCAGTTCTCCGAAGGTGATTTCTTCGGCAAACTCGATGACTTCGCCAAGGTAGTGGGTGAGAGAATCTACGACATCGTAGTCTCTGCTCTTGTCTGCATGTTCGAGAACGATGCAGTCCTTGTACAGTTTAATCATGGTCGGACTCCTGTTGTAAGTTACCTACATAAACATCGGTAACCTCCAACAGGAATCCTCAAAATGGAGATTTGCCTTTTCATGATTAATATGTTACCAGAAACCAAAATCCTTGTCAAGTCCTACTTGTAACTCCGAACCGCAAAGTCCTTTAGAGTTACGGACCAACTCTTCCAACGAGGGTTGTCCGAAAGAACGTAGTCCAAAACTTCCTCAGCCACAACCGTAACGACTAGCATTACGATATTTCGGGCCAAAGGATAGTCACAGACATCTCCATCTTCCGAATTTGCCGGAACTTGGTAAACGCTGTCCCAAACGACTTCTCCATAGTCCTCGAACAAACCGGAATGCAAGCAATCGATCTTGTTCTTAGAACAATAGTCGTGGAGAACCTGCCGGGCCTCGCTGTTGTCGAACGCATCGATAACAAGCTTAGCACCCTTGAGTAACTTCTTGACGTTTTTTTCTTCAAGCTTCTTGTTTACAACGTCGATTTCCACGCCAACATCCCTCCAGATACGATTTTGCAAAGCCGTAACCTTCAAAGCTCCAACGTCGTTGTCGCCATAGACTTGAGTGTTGACGTTATGTTCGTCAACTCGGTCCATGTCGATGACGCAGATATCGCTTACGCCCTGACGGATCAGGGTCTCTACCAAGTTGCTACCCAAAGCACCCGCACCGCAAACAACGATACGAACGCCCTTGAGACGATCAATCAGACCTTCTCCACGGTAGGCGATTTCATGTGTGAATTTCTTGGCCATTTTTTCGCTTTCTTCATAATGGGTCTAACAACTGTCGGCATAACCCCCACAATTCTTTTCTTGATCATTCGAATATGTCCCTCAACGAAAGGTTGTTCGTCGTCAAAGAACCAGAAGCATCTTAGCCCATCTGCTCCCTTAATGCAACATACAAACGGTCTTCCTTCGGCAACTATCCAAGCATTCATAGTTAAGATGTCGGTTGTGCTGGGACTTGCAATCATTGAAGGATGGGTATGAATCCAACCAATCACTCGATCAGGATCTCTCCTGACAAGTTCATGGTTGAATCCAACCCTAGCTGGGATGCCCAATTCATAAGAGATAGCGCTCGTAACCCAAACGGGTCCGTACAGATCTCCTACCAAGATGTAGGACTCTTCGTCGCCAGTATTCATATTGAACATCAATCGCTCCAATCTCCAGTGTAATCGTCGGTTCCTCTATCGTCTACGTCAAGATAGTTCCCGCCAACTCGGTAAATCTGGTTGCCCGTAATACCCTCTCGGATAACGCCAACCAAACTCTGCAAGTCGAAGTTCCTATCTCCACCAGACAAACAGATGCCCGCCGATTGAACAGCAAGCGTTTTCTTATCAACAGTCGAACGATGAGTTTCACCATCGACAACATACTCGACAGTATACGACTCGCCTCGCTCAACGAAACTCCTGAATCCGCCACCAGCACGATTGATTGCCGACTTTACTCGACCTTCTGCCGTAAGAGCTTCCGCCTCGACAGCAAGCCTCTTGGCTTCCTTTTCGGCCTCAACAACATCGACCAAAGCAAGGTCGTAAGCACGTCTCTGTTCCTTTGACATACTTGAAAAATCAACGTCCTTCGGGGCAACGTTTTCTGACAAGGCATTTCTCAATACAGTTGCATGCTTGATGCTATGAGCGTCGTCGATCCTTTCGAACCAACAGTTGATGCCATCGAATCTAACACGCACTGCATCGAACAACTGCAATTCTTCCGGCAAAAGAATAGGAACAAATCCTTGAATCTTGAACCGGGAATCACCTTCGTTTGCAGGGATACCCCAGAAACGGTTGTCCTGTCGCCTGGTTGCGATCAACCTTAGAACAGGGAACAGGTTGAAGTACGTTCGCCTCTCGATCATCGTAGGCTCACGTACAAACTCTGCGAGCTTGTAGGAAGCGGGACGGAATACGCCCCAACCCTCAAAACCTCTCGGCTTTGAAACCCGCAATGACATAACGATGTCAGCAATCTTAACCCTGATCGCCTTATTGCGCAGAACAGGGCTGAAGAATTCCGACTTGAGGAAAACATCTTCTTCCGCTGCCAACTTTTTCAAAAGCTCATTGACCTTCATGGCCTTACTCCAATTAAAACAGGGTAGCAGAAGCTACCCTGTTTTTCAAGTCAAAATGTAGCTCCTTCCGGATTACGCAACTTTCCTTTGAGGGAGAGTATACGACATAATTTCCATCAACAGATCGATCTTCGACGGCTTCGTCAAAAGCGGGATCAACCCCGGCAACGAGTAATAGTCGCCGTTGAAGATATACGCATCGTAGTCGATGTCGTTATTGCGACATCGCTGTTCCAGCGTATCCCGATGCGTCCCGCACTTAACGAACAGAACGTTCGGACGAGTGTCCATATCCTTCATGTAGTTCAATATGCTGGACAAGAACGACGGAGATCGGTTCTCACCTTCGTCCGTAATCATGATGATGTTCTCGACGTACTGCTTGTTACGTCGAAGCATCTCAATTCCGACGCCGCAGGAAGTACATCCGGTAGCAAAGATGCCATTCAGAGCCTTTTCCCACGATGCCAAATCCGTTCCGCTCGAAACAATCGGATACGCCATTTCGTCACAAGCATAGACGAACAAATCAGCGTCCATGATTGCCGAAGTCATAGCAGCAATCTGCTTACCAACTTCAATGGCGATGTTCATCGAACCGGACTTATCGATGATGATTGCCGTAGGACGCTTGATACGTCCCTTCGACTTCAACTGAGCATCACCGATGTCCTCAAGCTGCTTGGCAACGTCTTCGTCAATATCAGTAGTCTTCTTGACCTGGGACGCTTTCATAGCCGCAACACGCTTGCCCGTCTTTGCCTTGTCAAGACGTTCCTGAATGAACGCCTTGAGGTCCGGGTTGTCGAATGCACCACGACGCTTCAACGAACCGATGTTGTTGATCAACTCTTGGTCACTCATGACCTGAACCAAAGCCAAAAGAACGGTCGGACTCATTGCCGAGATTACCGTCGATGCGATTCGGTACGGAACCTTGTTGGCGATGATGATCTCAGCCTGCTTTGCAGCCGACTCAGTCTTACGCAGTTCCTTAACCGCCTTCAACTTGCTGTCATCAGGCGGATCTTCATCGAAGAGAATCTTTTGCGCTCGATCCGAAGGCTCAATGTGGAGAAGAGAGTAAACCCTCTTCAACGACTTTCGAGCCTGCAAAACGCAAGCGTCGAACCAAACCGGATCGTCTTCACGATCAGTCAGGTATCGCTTAACTTCCGTTGCAACAGATCGAGGAATATTCTTGCCCAGACCAGAATCCGTCAAAGCCGTTCGATGAGTCGTCTTCTGGTTGCGGCCAGTTCCAGTCGTAACCGGAGTACTGACCTTTTTCTTGCGACCGTGAATGAAGTCGATAACTCTCTCCACCTGATAAGGCGGCAGTTCACGGAGCATGGCCAGTCCAACGTCTCGGTGTCCTTCGAAGTTGCTCAGACACAGGTTGACGATGAACAGTTCCTTATGGTCACGGATCTCGCCATTGTCAGCATACCATGCGCCCAAACGAACGTAGAACAACGGATCTTGAGCAATCATCTGTTCATGAACAGGATGACTTGCGCTCAGATTTCTGTGGGGAGTCATCAACAGCGTATTCAGCATCCCCAAACGAAGATCCTGTTCACTGGACGTATCAACTTGTGCAGTTCGTACAGCCATGGTCTTTCTCCTTAGAAAGAGTTTTACAAATTATCGATTCGGATTCGGAATTAACCGAATACAGCCTGCGGACGAAGAGTCATGTCACCGGTTTCTGCGTTGCGGTCAACAACGAAACCATTCATCTTGGTGAGAGGAGCACTGAAGTGATTAGCTACAGCCTGCTTGACGTCTTGGTCGGTAGAGAGATCGCCCACATCGATATCCTCGAAGAGAAGATCGAACGATTCTCCATTGTATCTGACGTGAAGTACTGACATTTTTCATCTCCTTTCGTCTGCAAGCCTCAAGAGAGGCATAAAAAAAGCCTTGTCTAAGTTTCAGGACGGTTTCTTGGGTAACGTGCAAGATTTGAACTTGCGACCTTCACTTCCTAATAGTGACGCTCAACCTACTGAGCTAACGTTTGTAACGTCCAAATTGTTGGAGACAAGGCTAAGTGGGAGAGGTAGGAGTCGAACCTACGAGTCTTGCGTTTTCAGGGCAATGCTTTACCAAAAGTTTGTAAGCTACATCCCATTGGAGACGGACAAGCCGTCTAAGTCAGAATAGCTATAGCACTAAGCTACTCTCCCATAATTATTCAGTTTTCAAAAAGCGAACGTCCAAGTTCAGGCAGCGGTCAAAGCATTCCGAAGATTGGTTTGTATGCTGTCCTTGTTGGGGACGTCAACTTAATTTCAAGTGGGGGAGACAGGACTCGAACCTGTAGTCTTTCGCTTATGAGGCAAACGCTTTTCCATTTGTTTGTAAGCTACGACCTATTGGAGACGAACAAGCCGTCTAAGTTGGAATAGCTGTTTAACGTAGTTTTTAGCTACTCCCCCATGGAGGTCCCGGTCGCCAAGTTTCCGAAGAAGCTTGACGAGTCAGGACCATATAGTTTTCAAAGAACTCTTTGAAAAGTCAAGAAGAAACAGGCGTCCAAGTTCGAGCAGCGGTATGACATTAGTCACAGATCTTAAATCTGTTGCCTTATCCACTTGGCTATACGTTCATGTTGGTGAACATAGTGGGATTCGAACCCACGTTGTTGTTTGTACGCTACGCCAGTAGGGGACGCCGGTTTCTTCTTCACTTGTCAAAGTCGAGCCTTACGACTCTGCCCTATCTTATCAGCTTCCCAGCCACTTTCAAGGGCAATATTCAACTTATCGGCTTTTTCTTGAAATTCCTTTAATGAATTCCGCAAAGCTCAGTTTTTCTTACCTCTCGCAGCTTCAGAGGGCATCTTACCATATCTTTTATGGCTGTCAACCCCTAAATCATCGTCGTCAAAATCATCTCCGTCATCCCAAACTTCTCCGTTCTCATCTTTGTAACGCTCGTCTTTCATCCAAGTTATCACAACAGGATCTTCGCCTCGATAAAACTTTTCCTGATGCTGCCCGTCATGATCCTGGGGGAGAGGACATCGGACGGTAGCAACCCCATCGCCAAAGTCGTCTCCGATATAAAGGTGAGCATTACATTCGCCTTCAACATCTTCTGGTTTTCCAAACATTCGTTTCTCCTAAGTTAAGTGCGGAAGGAGGGACTTGAACCCTCAAGCCTTACGGCACTGGATTTTAAATCCAGCGTGTTTGCCAATTTCACCACTCCCGCTCTATTCATTCCAATCGCTGTCGATCATATCGTAAGGATCGAAACCCATTCTTTTCAACTTGTTCCAAAAGCGAATGTTATCTCGTTCTCTTTGTTCCTGTTTCTCCTCTTCCTTTCTAGCCCATTCTTCTCGATGCAATTTAATCTCTTCCAGCCTTGCCCTGCGACATTGGCTACACATGTTCCATAGGTATCTGCATCGCACATGAGGGTCAAGCTTCCGTCTTGCATGTTCGGTAAACTTGCTGCTATCCTTTTTGTTTGCCGTTTTCTTTACCTTGTACTGAGTCTTGCGATGCTTCTTCCAAGACCTTACGATGGTCGTTGAAACGTCGTCCCATGCGTCAGGCAACATTCGGGGAGTCCTTTTCCCTCGAATCCTGTAACGCATTTCAGCATCTTCCATGTCCTCCAAGGACCCGTAGTAGCCACGACGTTCATTGGTCGTTGCGGGGGATCTGAAGTAACCCATTTTCGTATCTCCTATGCAAAGTTAAACACTTCACATAGGAGATACCGGCTTTGTCCTTTTCATATCTGTATCCTTTCAATACGGGCGAGAGGGGTCGAACCTCCATAGGATTTTACTCCCGCCAGATCCTAAGTCTGGTGCGTCTGCCAGTTCCGCCACGCCCGCTCTTTCAAATACGGATAAGAGGAGTCGAACCTCCATGGGATTTTACTCCCGCTAGATTCTGAGTCTAGTGCGTCTGCCTATTCCGCCACATCCGCTCTTAAGTCATTTTTGTTCTTGTTCCTTCCTCCATATGTAGGAGTTTGACTATGACAATTTGGACATAGTAATCTAAGATTCCTTATGCGATTGTCTGTCCTGTCTCCGTTCTCGTGGTCCAAATGCATTGAAAGAGGTTCTCCATTCCACTCTGTTCCCATTCCGCATTTAGAACATTTTTCTTCCAGTTTGCCACATTCGATTAACCTTTTCTTAAGGTGGCAATTGTTGTATACGACTCCCTTTTTTAGGAGATCCCTTAACTCTCTCTTACTAGGTGGGCTCCATGTTTTATCAAGCTTTCTTCTAGATGCCTGCCCTAAAAAATGACTCGTATCTATCTTGAAGTTTTCAATCTTGCCCTTCAAGTGAGAATGATTCCCCCCTGAAGGAGCAAGCCCTATCTTCTCCAAAACCTGGCTAATGGAGAAAGAAGTAGCTACTGCCTCCTCCAGATCTTGGATAGAATACCTTTTCGACGTATGCTTCATATTGCACCTCCACTATTAGGTACAATATCTTATAGTAAACCTCCTTCACAATTTACCAATGAGGTTTGCCAGTTTCCGTCACCTGGGCTTTATTTTACCATGTTTGCCTCACGGATGCATCCTTTTTCTTGCCAAATTCTTTTTCTTCTGTCGAATTCAAAGGGATTCTATGATCCCGCAGGATGTCAAAGAGATTTCGTTTACCTTGCCGGTCTTCGGCTCTCTTACGGTCATAGTCGTCTCCTTCGTCGTTTGCTTGAGTTTTCATAGCAGTTCTCCTTTTAATGCACCGGGTTGGATTCGAACCAACGTAGACTTTCGCCAACAGTTTGACAGACTGCTGCAACTCTCCAACTTTGCCGCACGCTCTCAGTTATTACAGCCTACCGGGCTCACCACCTGCCCAACTCGCCTATTAAGTTTCAAATACCCCTGACAGGAGTCGAACCTGTACGCCTTAATCGGCAGTAGGTTTTGAACCTACCGTGTCTGCCGTTCCACCACAGGGGCTCTGTTTCAAAAGGCCGCTGAGGGATTCGAACCCTCGATGGCTTAACGCCAGCGGATTTGCAATCCGCTCCCTTTGTCCGCTCGGGCAAACGGCCATACAGTATTCAGTTTTTGGTCGTAAGTATATGTTAGAGCGTACAGCATAAGCTGTCGCTCAAAATATACCATAGAGAGGTGCTAAGCAAGAAGCCAGAATGTTCGATTCTCTTAGTCATAACAGAAGTATCCTATCATACCATCGTCACATTTCAAGCCTTTTCTGAAGAATCCTGCAATAATTTTCGGCATAAAAAGGCCCCTCTAGTTAGTAAATCCGCCGCCAGTTGCAACCTGACTGAACGATTGCGAACCTTGGCTCGCCTGAACAGCAGACTGCGAAAAGACTTGGCATGCCTTTCTGATCGAAGAAGGATCACTTTTGGGAGTAAGAATCCATTCGTCACGGACTCCCATCTCGCCAAAAACCTGTTTGAAGTCAACCGATCCGTCGTCAACTCCCATCGCTGCGATGATATGGTTCTCGCTTTGCAGCATATCATCAACAATCGCCTTGACTTTCTTAGCCGTCATGACGTACGAATGTTGGTCTGCGCCATCGCTGATGATCAAGCTGATCGAGCGAGCGAAAACGCCGTTGTCCTTGAACTCTTGAGACTTGGCCAAGATCGTTGCGAGAAACGCAGCCGTTTGATCGTACAAGGGAGTACCTTGATTCGGATCATAGTTGATGGTCGTCAGTTCCGAGACTGCATCGATCAGTCCGAACGGATTGATAATCTCGCCGTTGAGCAATTGAGTGAAGGCCAAGATATTATCCCGCTGCTTCGAATCCCTCAACGCTTGAATGACGAGATTATGTCCGTCCCGAACAGCTTGAGTATTGCCTTGGACAAATCGAATCGAACCACTATCGTCAGGCATAATGCCTAAGAGGACAACTTCGCTCGCTTCGATATCGTCAACATCGACACCCATTGCTTCCTGAATCTGTTCGCCAACATCGAGGATTTCGATGGACTCCGCTCCCTCGGCAGACAGATCTCCTTGATCTTGGGCCGATTCGAAAAGCGTACCAATCGTAGCTGAAGTACTCATTTTTGCAGACTCCTTTTCGATTCTTTGATTAATCGATATCGACGCCGGGCCAATCAACGATGGGAGTGGTAGATTTAACGACATGCATCCCTGCGTTGACAAAACGTTCGAACGCTTCATCGGCCTGCGGAGTTGCATCGTAGATCGGAGGATCTCCCGGATACTGTCCAGGGATCACAACCGGCGACGTACAATCTTCAAGCAGATAGATCTTCTTCACCAACGACGGGTCCTGTTGATTGATCTCATCCAGCAGATCGTTGATAAACCATGCGAAGCAGTGACTCTTGGCTTCTCCCAACCCGATGATGATATCGTGGTCGAGAATAAGCTTGAGGAATCCAACCTTCTTCTGGGCGATGGATGTCCCATCCTGATCAGCCAAAACATCAGGCTGAATCGGAGAGTAATTCTCCGTCAGCGGATTCCCGCCCTTGATCTGAGTCTTGCGTTCATTGTGTCGGGCGACGGTATGGAAGAAGATCGCTTCATGGAGCAGGGGAATCAACGCATGTTCCAACCCGCCGAGAATGGCATGATAGGGCCATGGCGTCAATGCATATCGACGGTAAGCCGATGATCCCGTATTGAGGGTTTTCGAGTAATGCCTCAGATACGTTTCGAGATACATATAGTTGCCGCCCTTGATGGTATGGGCAACGGCTGGATTGACTTTCCATTTGCCGCTTTGAATGTCAGCGTCCTCGATGGGAAGTCCCGGCGTAGGATGGTTGCCGTCATCATCAACGAGAAAGATTTGATGGAAGATCTGGATGACAGTATGCGTATCCATCGTCGGAGCAATGGATGTAATCAGGTGCATGTTTTCATAGATGAACTTACATGCTCTGACGCAGTCGTCATACGCACCGGCAACCGGAAGACCGCCCTGAGGATGGGCGAAGGTCAACTGAACGTCAATAGGAATGACGCAGATTTTGGTTTTGTCGATAGCGGCAGACTTGATGCCATGTTGTTTGGCCCAATCTTCCGCTTGCGGAGCCAGGTTTTCGTAGTCAACGAACCAGAGATCGCCAACTCGACTTTCATCGAAATGGGCGGGAATCGGGAGCGTTGAAGCGGCTACTGAAGACATTTGCTAACCTCCTTAGGTAATTGTGAGAAGCCTTATGGCTTTGTTATCTACTGCGTAGATCCCTTCTTTTGCCAGGAACAGGTGGCTGCTCGAATCCACAAAAGGCTCCGTATCAGGGTAGTCCTTTGTTTCAGCGATCATACTACCATGTAATTCGATGCGTTTCAACCCCTCATCTGTCGATGAGAAGAATAATTTTCCAGCCGCCGTTTTTCCCCTGATATTCTCCAGCCAAGCGACATGCTCGTTGCTATCGTCAATACTAGCTAAAACCTCGCCTTTTTCGCTGATTACGACGCAATGAGAGACGACGTTTGCCCCCTCTTTTGACTTATATAGGAACCAGCAAATTTCATCTGCAAAATAGCAAGTTGAGTCCAAAAGCTGACCCCGAAACGGCGGCAGCTTGACTCTATCGTTGATTCCCTTGCTTGAAGTCCTGAAAGTGAAAGCTACCGACATTTCGCCAGCCCGATAGAATCCGAAACCGAACTTTTTCCCTGCCCAGAACAAAGTTTGACCAGACAATACGTCACCAATTCGTTCAATTCCCTCAACTCCGGAAACAGTTACTCGCTTCGTTAAGAATCCGTTGTTCAACCAGAACAAGTCTTTGCCGTTTGAATCAAAGACAGGAAGAACACCTCTATAACTATCAACCGTCAATTGATCAACAACTTGTCCGTCTTCCAAACAAAGAGCTTTTCCGCTCTTCCCAAAGAGAGATTGCTTACCATGAATGCGATACCGAACTTGAGGGTCAAGCTTGCTCCGATGAACAACCTTGTTCTCTTCTCTTCTATAAGCTCCATCTTCATGATACAAATACTTCAACTTACCGCTTTGAAGGGCAGCAAACAAAATTACTCCGCTCGTTTCAAACATACGATCCGCCTTTACCGAACCTTTAATGGTAACGGTCTGAACGATTCTACCAGAAGGAGGCTTCTGATATGAGTACGGAGACTGAAGAAGGATGGCAGGGAAAGCACCACGTTTGTCCTTGACAAAAACGTCATGAAAATGACTTCTCAACGAATCGGAGAGTTCATTCATCTTTCTGGCAGGCTTGGGATACTTAACGTCCGGATGAAAAACGCTAATACGATGCAAAGGTCTGTTGCCATGAGCAACCTTATGGGAACCTTTTTTGGGAATATATACTCCATCATACGGTCGAGTATACAGCAGACATTCAAACAACATAATGTTAAATGCATACCAGTCCGAATCCTCATTGTGAGGCTTGGTCAATTCAACTCGATCCGAATGACATACCAAAGGATCAACAAAGTTAGCAGTAAACATGGGACATAAATACTTACCATATTGCCAACTGTCTGCATCGATAAAGTAAGCATCGGTCCCAACAATAAGACAATTCATGTCGTTGTTGTCGCCAATCACAGCGACCTTATGTATACCGCTCAAGGTTTCATGTATATTTTGGAAGATCGATGCGACCTGTTCGTCGTCCGCACCAGAACTTCTGAAGCTTTTTTCCGAATACCTGAATAAAAGGTCTGCCCCTGGAATCAGCTTCATTACATATCCGACAATCTGATTCTTGCTGTTTCTAACAAGACTCTCCGGAGAAACAACCTTGGCAGGAACCTGTTTGGGAAAGGCTGCAAGTTTTGTCTGATGAGCCTTAAGGCGAGCCGTTGCTGCTGACTGTTCGTGAGGTAAACCGGCATAGTCTTGGTGCTTAGGCCCTTTGAAAATTTTAACAGCCTTGCCGCCATATTCGTAGACATCAGCCTCTCCGCCTTTTCCAATGGATTTAGACGGATCGAGTCTGACTTTTTTGTTATCAATATAAACGTCAGCCATCGGTCTCCTCTTCCGGTTTGCGACGAATCACAACCAACCCTACGTCATCATGCATAAAACCAGGTTCGCCGTTGTAGTCTCTTGCGATCAGATGGAAACGACGACGAAGCATATCTTGGTTGTTGAAATATTTGTCTTCTGTCCAAATTTGAGACAAACTTCCGAACTGTTTTTGTTGACCGGGGACATTTTTGTCAGGCTCAAAGTAACTCAAGCCGTCTGTACTAATGACCAAAGACTGTAAGGCATCCGTGGGAATACAGGCTCTTTGAACGAACTGGTATTTCCCGTCCTCTTCGGGAAAGATGTGAGAATAAACCATATAAGGAGGCGCATTGCCGGGAAAAGGCCCGATTTCGGACATTTCTCCATTGACGCCAAAAAAACCATCTCCTATGGAAAATACATAAGAGTTTCCTGGCATAACAACTGCGACAATAGTTGTACACAGAAAATTCCCATCCAACAGATGAGTCTCATCTCCTCTCATGTTTTTGACGATTGCTTTTACTGCTTTCAGCGCATTAATACGGACATCGTCCATTGCACAATCAACATTAAAATTGTAAGACAAATATAATCCGACATCTTGGGCGACTATCCTAGAAATGATTTGAGCCCCAATTTCTGAATGATCGCTACTCCCGCATCCGTCGCAGACGACAGCGACAATCGTTGAACCGTCGTTGGTTACGCATACGGCGTCTTGATTATTGCGGCCAGCATTGAGGTGATCTTTACCACAAACGGACGCCGAAGCGACTTGGAATTCATCCATCGTTATCCTATCTATAAAGCCCTCGCATTGTACAATATTTGGATTGAAATTCAAGGGAAAAGAAAAGGCGGCATTTCTGCCGCCGATAAAGACGTTTGGCTCCGTAAGCAGGATTCTGTTCTATGTCGTCATTTCTCTATTGGCCCTCTACCCGCCATCATAGTCATGCTCACCAACTCCGGCTGCTTGAGGTTGCTATCTCTGTGGTCCAAGCGGCGTTAGCCTCCCACATTAGAGCACTATAGTCCTGACTTTCCTCTGCGAATTGCAGCGACGACTCGAACCAAACGTCAAATACCCTTTAGAGCTTGCACAATTTTACCAACTTCTTTGCCCCATTCTGTCCGCTTATTGCCTATGGCCAATATAGTCTTGGAAAACTCGGAAGCTGGAGCGTCTTCTATCTTACCCAATTCTATTCTTCGAAGCAAGATCCTCATATCCTTGGACAATTCTTCGCCTCTCCTTTTCATTCCATCGAAATCATGGGACACAAAAATTACCAAAGAAGCATCGTCCGAAGAATCGTACAAGGATTCAATCTCGTTCAAAATCCTATGTATTTCTAATTGGCTTTCTCTGATAGTTGATTCCACCACATTGATGGGTATCATTTTTTCAACCCTTTCTCAGCCAAATATTCATCAACTCTGTTTTTTACCCTTTGTGCTGGAGTGGAAGTTTCAACTACATACAGAGCTTCTGTCTTTAGTTCCTCGCCCCATTGCTGAACCAAATCTGTGGCCCTGTCCCTGTAATCGTTGTCGGTGATGCTCTTGCCTACTGGAGACGAAAAGAATTCAATTGCTTTATTGATATCTGTTTCGCTCAAATGGTTCGCCGCTAAAACTACCAAGCGATTGAACAAAACATCTTCCCCATATTTGTCTTGAAGTTTCTTCCTATCTTCTTCACTAACCTCGGGAGCCGATCTCCAAAGATCGGCAAAAATACGATCTACCAATTCTCTGGTGATAACATTGCTTCCCATCAACTTCAACAACTGCATGGTTCGGCTAAGATATTGCGCTTCAGTCATGGCTGAACAATGCCTCCCGTTTTCTGAGTCTCTTCCATAAGGTTGTCAAGAACCTTGAGGTCATGCTCTGTTGCGGTCGTAATCCCTCCGCCCTGCTGTTTTGTCTGTTCTTGAACTTCCGCTTCCGCCTGTTGCCAAGCTGCGTTGAACTTATCAAATGCTTCGTTGATATTCAGGGCATCAGCGATGACAAACTTGATACTAACAACACCTTGTCCGGTATCGACAGGTCCTATGCCTATAAAAATAGGCTCGTCCCCAGCTACAGGAACGTCCTCTCCGTCCGGAATATCTACTTCGAATTCGCCCTCCTTGGTCCACATTTCAATCCTGTGAAAACTGTCGGATTGAAATATGCTCCTACGACGAAAAGGAAGATTGAACTTCATAAAACACCTTTCATTTGAGTTATTGACTTTGGATATTGTACTCTAATGGCAATCACAAAGGTGGGGCTGGACGGTACATCGCAGAAAAGAAGTAAAAAACGAGAATGAGTCTTGCGTCTTAATCGTTAACTATTGAGCCATTGAATCTTGAATTCTGACCTTCTAGATCACGATCAGGTACGTTGGTCATTCAAATGACCTAACATTTGTTTTCGCAGTTCACCTCTAGTCAACTTCTCCGCCCAACCCCATCAACAGATCAGTCGAGATCAGTCGAGATCAGGAATATCGATTGTCGTATTGTGATTGAAAGTGTCGAGTTCCGACTGGATGGTATCAATCTGTGTTTCCAGTCTGGCAGCATTCTGGTCCGCTTCTTGCCTACGGACTTCGGCCTCATAGACCGGAGCATCGCCAGAACCGTAATAGCTAGACGCCGAAGTTCCATGATTCGTGTTGATCCCATTCCAGAAATCTACTTCAGTCTTTGATTCTGAAAGTCTGAAGATTTTGCCTACAATGGGGGCGTTAGCCTGAGCCACAGCAACCTTAAGATCGATCAGATGATTTACGAGAGCCTCTCGCCTTTGGACAAGGGCTCGGATATCCTCTTCTCGCTCTTCTCCCTGAACGGCAGAGTTTGAACTTTGAACCTTGTCGTTGACCTTCGCAATCCATCCGGCAACTCTTTTCTTGTAAGACAGTGCTTTTGCTAGTGTTAGTTTCACCTTGCAATCTCCTAGTATTCTTCGCTTAACAGGACTCTCTTAACTTCAACGCCCGAATAGCCCATTATATCCAACTGGGCTTTCACTTTTTTGTTTCTTACCCAAACCCGTCCAGCTTTCATAAGATCGAGTTCAGGAACGACGCATTGAACGGTTCCAGGATTCTGGCGAGCCTTTCTCAACCATCGGCTTTTTGACCATGAAGGCTTTAATACCAATCTGCGCTCATAGTCAGATACATTATAGTCGTTATGCCCAGAGTTCAAAACAATATGCCAATAATCATAGTCGCTAAACATAAGGGTCGGAATCTGATCTTCCTCAAACGAGAACATGATGTAATTAGGAAACTCTCCCTTTTTACAATATATGCTCTTGCCGTCCTTGCAGCCTATCCATCTTCTCCATTGATTCTGGTAACCAGTCATACCATGAGCATGCACGTTGTTGCCTACCGTCATGTATAGCGGAACAAAACCAGCGGCATCGCCCATCCATCGGTAAGCAGGTTCAAAATACTCATCAAATTCATCTTTATACGGACCATAAGAGGGGCGCAGAATGCGAGCCTCAACTCCACGCATATCCGTACAATGATGGAAAATGAACTTCTTCATCCGTGAACTTTAGCAACTACTTCGCTCGTTGAATCATCTGCTGCTGTTCTAAATACAACTCTGATCTTTCCCTTGTCCAAGGCTCAGTTTTAACGGGCTTATCTCTGGCGTCTACCCTTGGTCTTGCCTCTGGTCTTGCCTCTGGTCTTGCTGTTTCTTCTTTTGGCGGCTCTGGCTTTTCAGGAAGAGGGGCAGGCTCTTCTGCAACAGGCTCTTCCGTCTCTTCAGGATTGTCCCATGGAACAGAAGAAATGTCAAAAGGTTTCGTTGCGACTTGGGGATACAGTCTGGGTAACACAAAATCCTTGAAGTCCCCCTGATTCTCCTTCATAGCTCCAACTGTAATACTTAAATTACGAACAAGCTCGTCTAGGGCTCCAACCGTACCTGCCAAAGCGTTGTTCTCAGCTTTAAGGTCAGAAATTTGAGCTTGTTGAGAAAAACTCCACGCTCCCCAAGCGATGATGATTGCCCCAAGAGCGGTATTCACGATATAAGGCTTGAGACCAGACATAAGTTGTTATTCTAACATTTGACCTGCATACCCTTTATGCCACCGATCTGCTGAAGATGCGATCTACCTTCTTCCTCTTCTTCATAATATTTCCTGTTCGCTTTTTGTACTCTAATTCGCAATACGAATCTAGCATCTTTTCTACTTCTGGTTCCAAGTTGATGTTGCCACAAGAGCGGCATGTGAATACTTCTGAATTGATCCGAATTTCTATGTCGCCAACTTGTTTTGCTATTGCATGTATTCCTCTAGACTGACTTGTCTCTCGGTCGCAATGAATACAGTGCATTCATATCCCCTTACCCATTACCAATGAAGTTCTGGAATTTCTAATAGACGATCATGGACTTCACCTCTAGTGTCAGCCAAACAAACGAACCTCGTACCATCGATTTCCTCGTCCATCTTGACATGGAAATGACCAAAGATCCAAATGTCAGGCTTGTGAATCTCGAACATGCTTTGTAGAGCATTTTCTGTCCTACTAGAAAACTCCCCCTTCCCTATGGGGGTAGCCAGTCTTAGAACTGTGGCCTTAGCTACAGTAGGGCATTCGTGAGAAACGACGATCTGAGGTTTTGTATCGGCGTACTGAACCATTACGTCTTCAAATAACTTCTGATAAGAAAGCTCTTCATCCTCCCACCAATCTATACCAATTGTTCTATTGTCAACATCGATAGAATAACCGCCACCAACCCAGAAGGCGTCCATACCTGGATGATAACCGAAGTCACCCAAATGGCTTGGATGAATCTGACATAATTCTGGGTTGTCGTGGTTACCTCTGATGAAACGATGGTCTTCAGAGTTTTCAACTAAAAGTAGATCTCGTTCTCGGAATATACCCATATCTCCGACTTGCCACGATTGGTCCAAACCAACAACACCCGAAGTAATGACCATGTTGTTGATCATCCATCTTCGGGTAGGGAATTCTCCATGAACGTCTCCCATAAACCAGATAGTAATGCTCCAATCATTGCTTGCTATTTACAAGCACTTCAATTTCAAACTCCAATGCAGTCGTAACCTTTACCAATGAGGCTAACGATCTACCGTCATATGTTTTGCTTTCCATCCTAGCAATAACAGCTTGAGATACCCCGGACAGTTTAGCTAGTTGCTGTTGTGTTAGTTCTGACTTAACTCTTGCCCTATGTATCTTGGATGACAAATCGGAAACGATCTGTGCTATTTCCTTTTTCGCTATTTCAGCCGGTGACGACCCCCACTTACTTATGAAGTCATCTCGACGCTGACGTACTATTTCGTTCTTGCCTTTGACGGCCATAAACGCAATCCTTATTCAGGTTGAATCGATTATACCATATGACGCAATAAAGTCAATATGGGCTTAATCGCTTCGTTTACTGTACAGACCGACGCCAGATCGATGACTAAATGAATCCAAACAATCGTAGTTGTCTTCCAAGTATCCTCTTGCCTTTTTGTAACCGCCTATCCGGCCTCGGCGATCATGATCATGAAGCATAACCAATGCCTCTGGGTTCATGAATTGTTCGGCAAACAAAATCGCTTCGTAACGGAAGACTCCACTTCGATCTTTTGGCCCAAAGCCAGTACTCCCATCGACCAATACAAAATCATACTTATACAATCGGGTAAAATCAGCCCATCGATCAGTATGAATTTCGACTTGGGGAAGAAAATGGTTAACCTGATCAATACAGGATTGAAAATTCTCTATGGATACATAGGACTCAGGCTCAACAGAACTCCATACGGCCCAGGTCGTAACTCCGCACCCGAATTCTAAAACAGAATGCACCCGTTCCTTATATGGCTGAAGAATATTATACATCCAGTCCAACTCTTCGCCTGTAGGGGCTAAAGCAGACGGTTTAAAATCTTTGGGCAATGAAAAACTCATAACTCCCTCACCATATTCAGAAGCATTTTAGACATACCTACAGGAGAGAAATACTTTTCGTAAACATCCATCGACGCCTCATGATAAGGGACAGGATCTATATCCCTTAGTTTCTCTAGATCCTCTGGCTTCGATAAAAGTACGTAGTGTTTTCCTGCCTCAAAGGGAAAGTCATAAGTAGGCTGATAATTCAAAGCCATTGGCATCCCGCATGAAGAGTATTCACATTCTCTTCTGTTTTTGCCGTCATGATTTCTTTGACGACCTTTGAGAGAAAGACCCCATTTGGTTCTTTTAAGCTTATGTATATACTCCTCCATCGGGAACCTAGCCAAATAGTTTTCGAACGAAAAGAATCCTTTGTGCTTTACACAATAGTCTACCCACGGCTGTCTGCCAAATCTGTTGTTCTTTCCCGTAAGTATCGTGACATACTTATGACGACCGTTCTTCCACTGAAATGGTTCTAGGGGAAAAAGGGCATTTGGCATAACCGTCCAAGACTTAACGGGTATCCCCAATGTGTCTGAAATAGTACTCCACGTTTTATTCTTATACCATTGGATCTTGATTAGAAGGTCTACCCCAGATAAAGGCCCGTCTTCTTTCATCTTTTTCTTGTCCAAAGGACGTATTTGACCTTTCTTGTGAAAGTATCCCAACGCATAGAACCTGGTAGTCGGATGGAACGTGTCCCAAGTGTCGATGCCTATTGTTTTACCTTCGACCTCTATCAGGTTCCAATTCTGCTGACGGGCTCCAGGTTTTTGAGAATAGACCTCTGGCAAGTCTTTGTCCTGAACATCAAACAAACCACTATCACCCAGCAATCGGATAATTGTCCGATTCCAACCAGCTAGAGATTTGTGTTCTTTCTGAACGTAAAGGGGGATCTTGCTCATAACATAGAGAACTGTTCAAAATTACTCAGTACCATTGTCTCGGTAGGATAAACATCGCACCTGAATACATACTTGAATTCATCGACGACTTGTTCATAATGGTATCGGAAAGAGTGTTTTTCCTCCGAATCGTGACATACTATAAACTTGGCAACATCTTTGATCTTACGAATTAAAGGAACTCTTGCTGCTGGAGGCTCTGCATCTACTAAAGCAACATCCCAGAACAAACCTTCTTTCCATTGGTCAAAATCGAACTCTTCCCATTTGTTAAAATAGATTAGCTTATGATGGTCATTGGCAAAACCTTCGAACAGCTTGAAATACTCCTTGCCTTTTTCGGGACTTTTGGGATTGCTCTCTATAGTCAGGAGTTGCCTGTTCAATGGAACGCAAAGGCTATGAAGCATGGGAGTGCTATAGTGTCCGCATCCCAACTCAAGGACGTTGCCCTTAGTCTGGGCGAAAGCAGACAAAAGCACGGGCAAATGAGTACCAGTTGACTTCATGGCATTGATTTTGGGCTTCTTTAGTGACTGGGGGCCACTGTCTGTCTTGACTTCTTGTCTGGCTTTTTGTCTCTCTTCTCTATTGGCTTTGGCGACAGAACGACCAATGTAGTTTACCAATACTGTGGGATCTCCGCCAATAACAGGTTCTGATTCTTCTGGTTTTGGCTGGACTTTAGGAGTAAAGCTGTCTGGATCAACAATCATTTCATATTCGGGTAGTTCTTTAAGAGCAGCTACAATATTCGCCGTTCTATTCCCTTGCACCCACCCGAATTTCTTGAACTTAGGTCGTCTATATAACGATCCCAGTCTTTTGGCACAATAAAACAGATAAGTATCTTGCGACGGAACGGGCAGCTTATACTGATCATCGATTTTGGCAGGACTAGTTACGTTTTTTGTCCATTCCGTATTGCCGAAATATATGAACGAGATAATACGACTATGCTTGACCTTGTTGGACTTAGGGTCGTAAGGAATATTCAAAGGTTTTGAATCAGAGAACATGGGAACAGAATCCGCCCATGCATCCATCTTTTCAATAGCATTGTTCGGCTTGGTATATCCCCAAGGACTGCTAATAAAGGCTGGATTATCTTCAAACCATTCATCAAAGATCCATTGGTCACTATTGGTTGCGAAGACATCTGTATCTATCTTCAAATACCAAGGCGTCTTAACTCTTTCCCCCGGAATAACCGTCAACGCAGTGAGCATATTTTCACGCTGAGTGTCGTACAACCCTTCTGGGGGATCCCAGAAATGAATCTGAAAATCGTCTCGATTGCGAAGCATCTTAAAGACAGGATGAGTAATCTTAATTTGCTTGGCATCGCAGATGGCAAGAACAGGACATGTCGCCAGTTCTGGTTTGAAATGAGCCCAACTAGGATAGGTTACCACCAACTGGTCCGCATGAGCTTCGTCCAAACCTAATACCATTGTAAAATCGATCATTCGTACTTGCCCTCAAATTCTTTGTTCGAGTCAGCTACGATCTTCTTCCATTCTCTTGGTTTCAGTCGCCCAACTTGTTTGTCATTGGCCATCCATGTGTCCAAATGTTTCAGAAGACCAGAATCTATTAACTCTCCTGTACACTTCCACCACAGTCTTCCCGAAGGACGCTTGGTTGTTGCGTGTTTTCGGCCATGAAGATGCAGGATTTTAGCCTTCTTAATGTCGTCAAAAACAGCAGAACAATTCCAGACCGAATCCAACACCTTTGTCTTATGGCGGAAGAACATGCATTGACAAGCGATCTCGTCAACGATAAAACGGCACTTACCTTTGTACGTTGTCTCGATCCAGTCTTTCATGAATTCGTCAGACTCGCCTTTGGTTATGCCAAGGACCCCGGTATTGATTGCTGGACCAGCTACCAGGGCCTCCTCAATCTGTTTTTTAGGCAACACGTCGCCTAAACTGTTAATCCTCTTCTTCAACCTTTGCCCACTGGAAATCCAATTTGAGAACTGGGTAAGCAATGTAGGGGAGTCTTTGATCTGAGCAATAAGTGGATCTACATTGGTTAAGAAAACAACGTCGGTATCAACTGCCAAGGTTATGTCGTATGGTGTCTTGTTGATGATCTCAGGCTTGATGGTATACCCTGTATTCCTCTTGCACGGAGACTTCAAAGGGAAGTATGTAACGTCTACGCCCAAACGTCCAAGATCTTCTGTCATTTCACCAACATACTCATCTTCGGCCAAGCATACCGTAGCGTTGCCGCTGTAATGTTTTCGCAAAGTATAAGCCGCAACCATCATTCGCAAAGCGCATTTGTTACCGAAGTTAAAAAAGAAAACTCCCTTAGACAT